GTTCTGTGCCACCTTAGGTACATTACTTCCATCCTCCATGCAGTCTGCCCACATATTTGGCTTAAGTGTAAACCCATCCCAACCTATCGGGCGTTTATACCCTGTCTCTGTTTTTACTACGTCGTAATTCAACCCTAAACCATATGGAACTCTTTGCATGACTGACTCTTTCTCTGAAGATTTATCGATTGCGGCACGTTTCATGTGGAAACACCGAAACGAACCACAGTATTGGACATGGGAATCATTAACAGACCTAAACAAAGTCACAGACTCCCCTAATTTAAACCATGCTGTAGCATGGAACATTATTACGGTACTCGAAGGAAAGGGGTTCTTATTATCCTTTCCAGAATTTCAAAAAGACGGGCAAATTATCAAGTACCCATTTAAACTTCATCTTGGTGATCTAAAGGCGTGGCGTCGTATTAAACGATCCCCTTCTTGTTGCACATACTTAATTAATCTATGGGAAGATTTTTCGCCCAAACTCTATGCGTTTATTATTGGTATCTTTTCATTAGCAATAGCATCTGTCATCGTTTACGCCCTACAACGCTACATCGATATCAAATGGCCAGCACCACCAAACTAAAGCACAGAACAAAACGATGCACGCCGAGCAACGGTGGTTAGGTTATTGCTGTGGTTTGGTTACCTCCGTTGCCGGGTGATCGTCAGCGTTATTTTGAAGACCCGGCAGACCACCGAAACCAATGACGCGGAGTCATGATTTCAAGGCGTGGACCGCTGCCCGACTTCTTTCGCCCAAACAAAAACGCTGTCGTCCGAAAGTGGAGACAGAACCGACAGCCATAGGCTTGTGTGTACTCCACATCTTTCTGCACATGAACCATGATTGCACCCTCTCAAAATAACAACAAGTTGTACGCCGAGCAGCGGGCCACCGTGACCCGCTTTACAAAGTGTCCCGCCGCTGCCGGGTAAACTTTGTCGTTCTACGGATGCCGAACCAGTGAATACGTTTCGACGCTTGCTGAATACGCTTCCGCAATCCGTTTTGCAAACTTCTGACTCCTCGTTACGGTGCTTTGATCCACTACCGCCGACCATTGCCCGTTTCCGAAATCAAACCAAAACCATTCCCCCTTGCTTTTATCTACAACTGCATACAACGTCAGTGGAGACAAAAACCGACCACGCTCAAGCCAACGGCCCCGCGCGTCCATCGCAAGCACCGCAGAACAATCAGATGCAGCCGAGCCGTCAACGTCGTTCGTCATATCCTGAAACCTTTCTTATGCAATGCAGGCTCGTCGGCCCGGCTGATCTGAGTCGTTATGCAGATACATCTTGACTCGGATACTGCGAACACAATTCACAGCGAAACTGACCACGTTCCTCGTCACTCAAATCCTTGCCGCAGTCTCCACATGTCCCATACCGCGACTTCTTGCACGTCGGGCAGTATCCAGCTCCGCGACCAGCACAGCCCTGACAGCCCTCCGCGTCTGGAAGCAGCGTTACAAAATCAGCCGCCATCCTGCGAACGGCGTTCGTAATCGCTTCGCGATATCGCTGCTTGTACTCATCGTTCATCCACCCGGCGACGACTTCAGTCAGCACTGATACGAGTCGTGTTTCTCCGCAGTTGGCTTTGTACGCTCCGTCTGCTGGCGGTGTCTCCAGTTTCCCATGAGGCACATCAATTAACTGCTCTCGCAGGTCTCGCATTGCTGCCGCAATTTCGTATTCCTGTGCGTCCATTGCGATCCTGATGGCGGCATCGAAGCTCTTAGCCACAAGTCTGGCTTTGGGCTTGCAGCTCGTCAGGCTATACAGCGAAAACAGTAATCTGCCAATATCTTTTTGCGCACTCATGACTGGAACCCCACAAACGGACGGTTGCAATGATCACACCTGCCTGACGGCAGCCTGTAGCCAATACCGCAGGTCTGGCACACATACCCAGCCAGATCCTGAATCTCTTCAATCTCACGAAATGCTGCCCCCGCATGCACTGCTGGCTGTAACACTTCGCCGCTCGCAATCTCAAGCAGTCTGCGACGCATTACTGCGTGTTCTCGCATTAGCCTGTCAACATCTGCGAGCTTGACAAACTTGCCTGTTTTCGACTCCATCACAAGCGAGCACTGATACAGCGGAAGCTGCATAACAATGCAATCAACCGGAGTTGCCGACGATGCGTTTTCCATGATCAAAACCTTTCACCGGCAACCCGGTTATTGCAAGCGTTCGCCGCCACACTCTTCTCTTCAATCTCTCTCTTCATTTTCTTCTCCTAAATAAAAGTTTTCAAATTCTGCACTAAAATTCCCGAATTCTTCGGACAAATCAAGCCCCTCATGCGATTCGCTTATGGGATTTTTTCGTTTCACTCTGGGGATCGACATGGAGATTCTCGTCATCATTTGCTTGCTCATCTGGAATTACGTTTCAAGCGATTAAGGGGTTACTATGGCCGCAATACAGTTTCTCTTTGGTTTGGCCCTCGGGGTCTTTGTCCTTACCATAACGAAAGAAAAGAAACGACAATGAATTTCGCAAACCTTACACCAATGCCGAGCTCTTCAACTAATCAAAACGTTTTCATCAATCCTGCGTTCGTCACTCACGTTGGCAGTGATGCTGGCGGTACAACGATCATCTTCTTTAGCGGTGGCACGTCCACCACAATTGATGACACTCCGGCTCGTGTAGTCGAAGAATTGATTAAGGCCAGCAATTCATCTGTGTGAACTGGCACATCAATTTTTGTCCCATTGTCTAGATGAGCAAAACAACTTTCACGCCTCCACTTTTGCCAGTATCCTTCGTTGGTGATTGCCACAATTCTACTCGGATCCACCACGCAAAAGGTATGTTCCACTTCGTGGACCTTCGCTTCTTCTGGTGCCTGCCCAAATTCATGGAATGTGCTTAGGTCATCATTCACATGATATTTCCCCCTAAACACTAAAAGCGGCGAACAAAGCGTTGAACCCGAGCTACCGGTGTCGGGTTCTGGGGTGGTTTGGGTTCCGGCGGCAGCCGGGTTAACTTGGTCGTTCATAAATATTCCTCTATCTGATCTAAGTCAGAAATTTTAATGTTAAAACAATCACACTTTACTTTAAAATGTGTACCTTCTTCTATTTCATCCTTTTTAAGGAATTGGGCTTTCTCCATAAAAGCTACTACGGGGATTATACCCAAACAATAAGCTGTGGATAAGTCGTTGGTTATTCTATAAAAAGCATAATGACTACACTCTTTTTTCTTCACTTGGTACGCTGCAACTGTACAAGAATAGGAATCCAGTGGTCTCGAAGAGCACCTCTTAGCTTTAATATCAATACACCCTATTTTTGCGTGAGCAACATCATAATTATAAGAGTCTACTAGCTCTCCGCCATAAGTGTCGAGAAAAAGTTCCTCAGCAACCATACCAGCTAGCTCCCCATCACTACAAATCTTTTTACTATTTTCACCGATTTTGCTTGCTCTGGCTTGAGCTTTGCTCAAGACAGCTTCAGAGACTTCTAATTCTGTCAAGCTTCCTCCTCCCCATCTTCTTCCGGAGGAACAAAATCATAAGATATTGAATACTTTTCTATAAAATAATCCTTTATAATCTTTTGAAAAAGTTCCAAGTTTTCTTCTATTACAGCTACTGCTTTATCTGACCCCTGAGCTCTTATTTCTGTACCATCTGGTAACATAAAATAATACCACGCACCCTTAGTGGTTAACAATCCTGTTTCTGGTAAAACTTCTAGGGCCTCCATAGCCCAATAAATACCCTCACCAAACCTAAGATAAGAATTAATAGGATTTTCCTTACTAACATAAGGGGCAAGTTTCTTATTATACGGCATTTGCCATTTAATTAGTTGGCCCTTCAGGCTTTCACCGTCTTTATTATTTAGTCTACTACCATCCCAATCATACGGTTTGTGGCGAGCCTCTAAAACTATATCACATTCATATTCAAGTTTTACACCACCATCTGGCACTAATGGATCACCATACCCGGAGGTATTTGTGATAAAGTGTTGAATACCTATTACAATAGATCTAGTAGTACGAACAAGATTACCTATCTTTTTACAAAAATCCGCATTAAGTTTTGGGGTAGTGTCTCGCCTATTACCCTTAATGTCAATGTCGTTAAGAGTATCTTCTGGAATTATTTTAGAAAATGAATCTATTACATAAACTGCCCCTTTATACTTAGGAAGACCCATCATATCTTTAATGGTTTTGTATATTTTATCTCCAGATAAAACGGGGACACCCTCCTGAGATCTTAATATTAAAAATTTGGGATTATTTATATCTAATCCTTTAATTTGAAAGTATTTTTCCCCAAGTAATCTACATTCAACATCGGCATAAATAACATATCTTCCTTGAGCTAGGGCGTTGGTCGCTATTTGCATAGCACACATCGACTTCCCGAGTTTAGGCGGGGTCCTAATAAGAACCAAACTTCCCTCTGGGATTCCACCTCCAAGTTTAGCATCTAGGGAAGGACCAACAGATACAACGTATGGACTTGCTTTTTCTTTTGTAATTATACTAGCAGCACTTTGGAATAAGTTTTTATCTATAAGTGGTTTTTTGGCTTTAGCCATTAATTCTTCTTTCTGAAGAGTGGTGAAGTTTCACATGGGGTGACTTGTGGGTTTTGTTTAGCTATGTGCTCTCTTAGGTTTTTCTCATTTGTAAGCCGAGCCTGCTCGACCTCTATTAAATCTGGCAACTTTTTAGCATATAAAGACCAACACCAAGATTCTTTTCTTATTGTGTTCCATATAGCTTCCTCACTATAGGCCCTGAATAATTTTGCTGCTATTATAGTTTGCTGTTGGTACTCCTTTTTATATTTTGGTAATCTCCAAAACGCCTCCGGAAGAGTTATCCCTTGTTTTTCATACTTTCTCTTTATTATATAAGATACTAGCATTTCTCTCTGGGATGATTCCCCCATTTATTCACTCCTGTAAATTCCCCTGTGCTCATCAGAGGCCTGAGTTGGTTGTGTGGGAGCTGGTTCCTTATCAATGTCTGCAGTCATTTGATAAACTTTTTGCCCATTCTTTAGGGTAATCTTAGAAGCACCCAACCTATTTGCTTTATTAGTTTTATCATAGATCTCTTTGATCAGAGCTTCTGACAAATCTAATTCTTGGGAAATTTCCGCAATACTTTTACTTCCGGCGAAACTACTAATATAAAGCTCGTCTGCCGGGTTCAATTTTTTTCGACTCATATTTGTCCGCTCGCTTGCATTGCTTGTGTTGTTAGTTTGTAAAGCCCCTCATGCTTAGTAGTTAAATACTTGACATAATTTTCAAAAATATCCCTAGTAACCTTAATAAAGGTTGGATTAATTAAACTTTTATTCATCTTGGTTTCATGATGAATTGGTTTAAGCCCCTCTACTCGTATGTAGTGCTTAGTGTTATCGTCCGACACCACCTCTTTTGCAACTATATTGTTCGCCACCTTTGTTTCATCACCATTGATATCATACAAATAGTAAAAACTTTCATTGTGTTTTCCACCATAAATAAATTCTACTTGATCTACCATTTTAAATTTTTCTCTTATAAAAGACTCTTGGTTTACACATAATTTTATTTTCATCAATAAATTCGAAATAATATTTATCATTACCAGAAAGCTTGGGGTACCCAATGAAGGTTTCTATTATTTCTTTACCACACACACACTGGACCTTAAAACTTACAATCTCTTCTCCACCGGAGTCTATGGCATACAACAACTCTTCTTGACACTTACTACAGGTTATAACGCTCAAGTGGCCCCCAATTCTTTAATTGCCGCTAATATAGCGGCAACTTTTGCCGCCACTTCTTCGGGCGAGCCCGGCTTTATTGTAATTAAGAAATTTTTTAGTCCAGCTTCCCGTTGGGCTTTTAGACCCACACTTTTTCCTAATTCTCCAGTGGTTTCTACCTCATGAACATATACGGATATAGATATTATTGCTTGATGGGCTTTACTCAAAGGGATTTTCTTTCTACTAATTCATATTCTATAATGTCTATTTTTGACGCAGAAATATTATTATTATCTTTACAAAGCTTTCTTACTCTGCGGGCTTCAGCTAGTTCTTCAAACACTTTGGCGGACTTTTGTTTTGTTGACCACCTTTTGTTTTTGGTAAAAAAGTTATTTCCGATACGTTCTCGTATCATGTATACGTTCACAATATTCCTTTCTCAATAAAATCCCGCATTTGTTTATTTGTATTTATGGCCTGAATCTTCTGCGTTCTGGATTGTGCATTTAATTTTTCTTCTGCCCCAACACCAAAAGCCCGCTCCCTAGATAGTGGATTACGACGGTTGTTTAATTCTAGTAGTGAACCTACCGTGCGTGGGTCACACAGCTTAGAAATAATAGGCCCAGAAATAAGACGTTCTAAATCCCCATTACAGATAGGGCACTTTTCGTAGATTTCTGTATGATTTTGCAAGAATTCTATATCTCCACAAGATTCGCAGAGGTATTCTTTAGTTACTAGTGCCAATTTAATTTTCCCTTAATTGAATTGTTTTTCTTATTACTGTTACAGTAGGCATCTAAAATAGAAACGTGTTATGAAACAATACAACCTTTTTCAAGATTCCCAATATAATCCGGTCCTTCGCCGTAAGATATAGCTATATTACGTGTAGCCCATAACGGTTGAAGATTTGTATAATGGAAGCAAATTTTCTGTTGCTCGGGATCTGAAAGATCAAAAGATGCACAAGGTTTTATATGATCTAAGTGCCATCCTTTGTCTCCGTGATTTTTCCAAGTCATACCCTGAGTAAACTTTGACTCAATGTGTTCAATAAAAAATGATATATTACAACTTAATAAATTAAACGTTAAGTCCGATTTTGAGGCTTTATGATTTTTTAAGATTGCTCGTATTCTTTCTCTCATCTTCTATAATATACTTCTCTGTTTTTGATCAAAAAATTTATTTTCACTGAGTTTCCAGCTCTGCAAGGTACTTGAGGCAGATCTGAGACCACGTTTCAAATTCATCGATTTGCCCCACCAATTCTGACGGTGGTGCGAATCCTGCGTTTATCATCGACTTTTCACGGGGCTGAACTTTGGGTTTGTCCAAATTGAAAATATGAACTATCCCAAGATGAACTTTCCCAACTTCTGTTTCATCGTCGTTGATTAACCCAACGCACTTTTCTGTCCAGTCTGCCTGAATCTCCACCTCTTCCTCAATCTCCCGTTTCATTCCTTCAAGATACGGAGACTGCACACCATCGAGGTCCAGTGTTGAGACATGGCCGCCGACGCCGACCGATCGCTTGGCGTGCAACCGCGCTTCTCCCTGAGCCGTTCCACGCTGATAGAAGAAGATCTCGCCGTTGCAACGAAACACGCAGTACGGGATCAGCTGCTTGAAGGTGGGATCCTGCTCCATCTCAGGTCGAGGCCGATAGCTGGCGTGTTGCGGATCCAGAATCACCTGCAGGTAACGCTCGATGTCGCTGCTGAATCCCTGAAAATGACCGACCTGAAGAAAGACGGGAGTTGGAATGACCAAAACACGCTCATTTAACGACATACTTTACTCCATCTAAAATCAAAGAGCTTATGCTTCTATGGTCTACTTGACGAATATTGTTGGTTGGCAAATCTAAATCAATCACTATACTTCTTCCCAAAATTGGTTCGCTCTTAATAAAATGCCCACGCAAGGATCTGTCAACTCCGTCCCCTTTAAGAAAAGTAACCGTAAATGGGCGAATTCCAGCCCCCATTAATTTTTCTACCACATGAGTGATGGGGCACTTTTCTTCATGGTTAAATTCGTCTGCTGACCACACATTGCCTATTTCTTCAAAGTAGTCGAGTGGGCACTCATATTCTTTTTGCCCACCTAGGTCTAATACGGTGATAGCATCCTCAGACACCTTTGATATCTTGTAATAGCCCATTTCGCACACTATATCATTTTCTTTAATCTTCAAGCTTGTTCTCCTAAAATTTAATTCCAGTTAATGATCCAATATATGTTTCACCCATTTGTTGGTATGGCGTTGTAGTCATTTTTAATCCTTCAAACACAGGTTTTTCATTAATCCATATCCCCTTACTTTTATCTATAAATAAAATCGCCGCCAATACATCATGCATAGCTTTAGTTGGATCTAATTTATTAAAAAATGCCCGCACCCTTTGGTTCTCAGGAACCCATATCTTTTCAAGATGAGCCTTTGTAAACCCATGACAAACATTTTTACCAACAAAGTATTTAGACTTTATGTTTTCGGAATCTACAATTCTTTTAAAATCTTCTCTAGCACCAGAAGGATTGAATGATTGTACAGAGTGAAGATTTTTGAATTTTTCTAAAGGTCTGATGCTTTTGGGGCAATGCCCACCCTGAAAGAAGAGTTCGTTACAAGATAATTTATTTCCAATGTTTTTATGTGGGCCAATTATTAAGGCCCGGTCTACAGTTAGATCTAGCTCAGAAAGATCTTCTGTTGGCAATAAGCAGTTTCCAGAAAAATCTTTATGCTTACCATAAGAAAACTTTTCGTTATATTCCACATCTTTTGAATTATAAAGCTTGGGATATGAAATATCGTATGAATTTATTATAGTGGTCAATATCTCATTTTGCTGTAGATGGCCGGGAGATAAACCAATTATATTTGGAACAGCATTATTTTCAATTAAGTACGCTAAAGCAATAGCATCATCTGGATCATGTCCTAAGTCTGTATGTAGTAATATTTTCAAAACTTATACCTCTTACTGGTGTCCGAAGTTGACTTGTCAACTTCTATTGTTTCTAGTATATCCTTACTTAACCTGCTTATATTAAAGTCACCCCTACCTAATTCTAAAATGTGCGTAGATGAAGCCACCACCTTTTTCGCCGCGTCTAGCGGGGCATCCGCATCATACATTTTACCAAATTTATTCGGCTTTAGGTTTTTGCTTCCTTCAGTGGCATCCCAAATTATTGGTATGATTTCTACACCTATCTTTGAGCTGGCTGCGAATTTAGCAGCCATCTTATGATCCAAGGAAACAAATTTAATAAAACCCTCAGTTTTAGCAACTTCTTCTAAGGTTGAACGCAGTTCTGCGTAATCTTCGAATTCACGATCTATGGAAAGGGCCACTTTCAAGTTTTGTACCTCTTCATAATTTCTATTAGAAATGGATCACGCACAATATCATTTTCATGAAACTCTACGTAACCCACATCTCTCATTCCATAAAATCTATCTACTGCATCATCTAGACCACAAAGTTCCCCTCTATTAAGTCTTATATCTATTTGATCTGGGTCGCCCATAATAACTAGCTTACTGCCTTCCCCAATTCTAGATATAAAACTTTTCATTTCGCCGACTGTGGTGTTTTGACTTTCGTCTAGAATACATATACTTCCTATTGGATTACCAGTTGAGTCATATCTTCCGAAGGTAGTCCCCCTAATATAGTTAAGAACCACTTCTTTAATTATACCATTTTCAGTTAGATATTTACACCCTTCTTTACCAACTAGTTTTACTATATTATCATAGAAATGAGCAAAGTGTACGGCAGTTTTGTCACTAACCTCTCCGGGCAAATGTCCGAGACCCTTACCGGAGGTAATTTCAACAATGGGCTTAGTAAGAAAAATTTGATCTATGTTAAAAGAGGTGTCCTTGACTATGTTTATGGCTGCCGCTAAAGCACAAATGGTCTTCCCCACGCCAGCAACACTACGAACAAAAGTTATACGATTATCTAATATAGTATTATACAAGTCTCTTTGTTTGTTGTTTTTAAACTTGAAGATCAGCTTGGGTTGAGGACGTGTTGGAACATATTCTTGACTTGGGGCCTCTATTGCTCTACCATGAGCTGTTACGTGACGAGTTTGTGTTGGTTTTGGTCTTTTTGTTCTATGTCTGGTCAAGGTTATTCCTTTAAGGAAAGGGGTTGGTTATTATATTAGTAAACACTACTGGTGGTTTTAATTCACGGTCTTTATGTCTAACTAAAAGTTTAATATCTTTATATTTTCTAAAGTCTAGCCTTCGTTTGGCAAATTTTGTTTCGCATTCTTTTTTAAGCTTTAAAAAATCTACATCTGATATGTTGCTAAAATAATCGTACACATTCGCATCAAATTCAGTAGCGTAAGCCATAGCCAAAATGTGACTTTTACGCAAAGAAGCTGCGGGTTTAAAATCTGGCGAGGCTAATTTACTAAATAGTACAGGACTAGGAACCCACTTTATTTGATTTAAAAAATCCGCATTGTGCTCCTCTATATCCGAAATCAAAGATTTCGCATTTACTCCATCGCAGGCTTCCCAAATCCACGTCCTATATCTTGCTTCACTTAAAAATTTGTCATCATAACTCACTTCTACGGAGTGATCTTTTAGAAAAAGCTCCTTCTTTTTAAAGTATCTGCCATATTGGGCAGATCTTACTAGATTTAGATTATGTTCATGGGCATTTTCTATAAAACAAGACTTAGAGCACCTATAATAAGACTTTTTAAAATCTTTGATTAAGCTTTCTTTGTACACTTTGTGATGTATGAATAGATTGAAATCTTTCCCACTTTTTCTCTTTAATGGGAAATTTGTTAGGGCGTAATCTAACTTTATACGAAAAACATCATTCCACTGAATACTTTCAAAACTTTTAGGAGATGACGCATAATTTACTATATTGCTTTCACAAGAAAGGATTCTAAAAGGTCCCTCTTTAACTTGTAGTATATCTTCAAATTCGAAATGCAAGATTGTCCTCCTTATTGTTTTCAGGTAGGCTTATACTCACCTTTAGGTGACCTTTTGCAGCGGGTAAAATGTCGTACTCATTAAATACCATCTGTGAGAATTCCCAAAAAAGGGGCTTATTGTAGATTTTATTTAAGTTAATGTAATTTATTAAGGCTATAGAAGTTGCTGCTGTATAATACGGTATTGTTTGATTTACTAAATCAGACAATTTTTGAAACAAAGAATACATGGTAGAAAAAGAAGATTTTAAATTATGTTGAAGTATGCATGAGGTAAAATACTGAACATCTATGTACTTACTAGCGTCTAAACCGTAAAGTATATCAATACCTAACTTACTACTTTTGTCATCCAGTGCTACGCATTGCTTAAAAACATTAAAGATTTCACTTAAGGGAAGTTCCTTTTTACTGTGTAATGCCCGCCAAGCTTTTGTATATTGCAAATAATCCTTTTTCATATAGAAAGCATTATGTCCATTCTCACCAAATATGTGTTCAGGGTCACTAAGCACTTCAGTATGCCCGTTTACTTTCGCTAACTTTCTTATATCTTCAAAAACCCTTCTATTAAGTCCTTGTGCTGTTTCCTCAAATGCAAAGGTGCTCATATCTTAAAATTCTCTATGTTTAACTCGCCACTACTTTTTGCGGTTGTAGTGGTGAGCACTTCAAACTTTATCTTAAATCTATTTGATTTTTTCATAAACAAGCCCTGAAAAGCATCACAGTTAATAATGCCCGCCACCATTTCAAGGTTTTTGCTTGAATATTTACCACTGTTAATTTTTTTAACCACATCATTTACAAAGCTAAAGATGGCGGTATTTCCATATTTACTATACCGAATAAGTTCCTCTGAATTAACTTTAACAAAATAACTCAACTTACTGGATTTCATTCTTGATCTTTGCCCGCACAAAGAGGCTATTATTAATTTTATTAACTTGTAGTCATCAGAATAGTTAAGAATAGTTTCCACGGCAGTTTTCTTAGTGGAAAGATTATTAGAAAGTGCCTGATTAACAAGAGTCAAACAAGTATCCATATCCATGTCGTTTATTATTAATTCTGATTCTTTTAAATTAATCAAGTCTTCAATTCTAATAAGTTTACCAGTTAGATTAGAAAAGTCTTTTATTTTGTACAATGTGAAATACTTGTGTTCAAGATTTGAACTAATATTTTTAAGATCTTTATCAATACAGTTCTTTAAAAAATCCACATCATCTCTATGGTTTAATACATATAAACACTTATCAAGCGTATAACAATAAGCCGCAATATTTTTTATATCATACATTTTTTTCATAACGCCATAATCATCATAGATGACAAGATCGGCATTTTCAATTATTCTTGTATACACAAGGTCCGGATATAATCTTTTAAAATACGCCCTATCAAACTTAGTTTGAGGGCAGAAATAATAGGTTTTAGCTTCTCCTATCTTTTTCTTGTTCAAGAATAACTTTTTATCAAGCTTTTTAATCTCATCTTTTAAACACCCAGAATTATAATAGTTGTTGTTTTTTTGTGTGTATCCGGTTATGTCAGTTTCTTTAAAAGTGAAGTCCGACCTAAGTATTGGGGTGCCTAATGTGAAAGTGGTTGCCGTGTTCCATCGTCCATAATTTTTTATACTATTTATTCCGGAATACTTAATTTCTATCATTTTCATAACATAAACTCCGAAGCGGCTGACGCCGTTGTAACAGGTGCTTGCACTTCCTTTAACTTAGGATGTTTGCAAGTAAAAGAAATGTGGTTAACATCAATATGCGGTATTATATAATGATTTAGTTTTTTAAATAGAGTGGGTTCGTTCATAAACTGTTTACAAATTTCCCAGTCTATATTATAATTTGATTTATCAAAATCATCCACTATATTGACGAAAAGATTTAATACACTAATAAAGTCTGTTGGTAGTGTATACTTCTTAAACCCAAACACTTTAGTGCCCTCAACAGATTTTAAAAAGAGATCTAACTTAGTGGAATTCTTTTTTTGGTACATACAGGTATTTTTAGAAATGGTTAATAGATATAAAAAGTATTGTATTGGGGCAAATTTATCTGAATTATACATGATTAATGAATCAAGGGCCGCACAAATTACAGAGTAATTCCCGCTTGTTAACTGCTCTATGTAAACTATTAAATCACTTATTGATAGATCGTCCTGCTTAGAGTTAGACGGTATTTTATTTAAAGCGTCATCACTTAGCATGTACGGCAATTTAGAAGATTCCAATTTGTCAAAGTAATCATTTTCCACTGATAAATAGGCGTATTCTGATTCGATGGTTGGATCTAAAATTTGCCCAATAATTTTTGAATTATTCTTATCTAAGGATAAAAACTTATTATACACATTGTATTCATAAGTACTGGGCCTAAAAGCCATTCTTAGTCTATTGAATTCATTGGGGTGAAAATAAATATCTGTGTTTTTAATCTTAAGACAACATGTGGGCTTTTTATCATTTTCAAATATGGCTTTATCGTCATAAATTATAACCTCTGCTAAATCTAAATTATTTCTAATATTTATGTTGGGGTACAATCTTCTAAAGTATGATCTATCAAAATAGGTACCTTTTATAAAATGGACATTCTTAATTTTAGAAAAATCCCCGCTAAATCTATTGGATGTATTTAAGTTTTTTCCTTGTGGGGATGCAATCTTTATGTTTTTTAAAGTGTTTTTTATTAAATGCCCATCTGATACTGCGGTTATTGGAATCGCAGCATTATATGGATTGGGCATTAAAAAGGTAGGGGATAGGCTGTAAAAATCAATATCCAAGGTTCACCTCCGGTGGAAAGGAAAAGGGTGAGAAACAACACGGAATTTAGAAAAAGAAGCGAATATAGAGAAGTATAAGTAGAGTTTAAATTTACATCTTGAAGGGAATAACATGGAAAAGAAGAATTGTACTAAGTGCGGTGAATTAAAAGAATTGGGATTATTTGATAAACAGAAAGCTGGCAAATATGGTCGTACATCTAAGTGTAAGTCTTGTAAAAGTATTATTGCTAAAGAGTATGCAGCTAAGAATCCTGATAAAATCAAGGAGGCGACTTACAAACAGAGTATTATAAGAAAAGAAAGCGGATATTATAAGAAATATGAAGAAATCAATAAAGAAAAACTTAAAAAGTATAGAACTGAGTACGCCGAACAGAATAGGGCGTGGATCGTTGAAAAGAAAAGTGAACACTATTTTAAAAATAAAGAAAAACATTTAGAAATTAGTAAAAAGTTTGCACAAGAAAACAAGGAAAAAGTTAATGGTTACAAAAAGAAATACAAACTTAATAACAAGGATAAATCAAATTTGCAAGTTAGAGAAAGACGAAAAGTAGATCATAATTTTAGAATAAAAAGTGCATTAAGATCTAGGGTTTATATAGCCTTAAAAGCACAAAATGCTAAAAAGGTAAAACACACTATGGAATTAATTGGGTGTTCCCCAAAGTTTCTTTATAAGTATATTGAATCAAAGTTTACACAGGGTATGACTTGGAAAAATCATAAGGTTGACGGATGGCACATAGACCATGTTATTCCCTGCTCATCTTTTGATCTAACAGATCCTGCTCAACAACTTAAATGTTTTCACTACACAAATCTCCAACCACTCTGGTCCACGCGTGACATTGCTATGTCTTACGGCGAAGATCCAGAGTACGTTGGAAACCTTGAAAAGGCTGATAAAATTATTTAGTGACAATACTAATTATTTCTTTATGTTCAATTAAAGCAGCAAATTGTTTCCTCATGTTAAGGCTCTTTATGAGATTATAGCTAATGTCACCAGAAAAGCATCCACTCTTAACAATTTCAGCAATTCTGTCAACATCCTTTTTCTTATTGAAGGTTTTTTCTTCAATTATTTTATCAGAATAGTTGATGAGTCTAGAAGATAAAACACTAGCAATATTCTGCTTGTAACCTGAGGTCTCTACTTTACCTACTACGGCACTTATCTTGGCGATAGCAGCCTCATGGTCCTTAGCCTCAAAAATATCTTTTGGGGAAGGGACTCTATCTAACTTGTTATTAATGAATAAGGCAAAGCAGGCTGAGAATTCGGGGCCGACTGAACCCTCTCCTAAAAGCTGAATTAGGTTAAGGGTCTCTGGTGATCCGAAGTCTTCTAAGCTAGATATACTATTAAAGTAGTCTGTGGCAAGTCTTGCGTTAGTTTTACCTTTAATCATTTCGGGATTTAACATGAGGAAGTTAATGCAGCGTGAATCTACTCCATCTCTTTCGGCCCAAGCCGCCCACTCATCAACCGCGAACTTCATTTCTAGTTTAATAAAGCGTGAGGATTGGGCGGAATCAAGATCACATACAATATACTCCCCATTGGATGGATTGCTAGTAAGGAATACGTGGCAGTCTGAAGGGAGTTTCCAACTGATGAACTCACCACGATCTATAAGCTCTAAGCAAGCCTGAATGACATGAGTGGCTCCGCGAGTCCAATCATCGAGCAAAAGAATCACTCCACTACCGTCTTTTGGAACCCAAGCTGGCGGTGAATATGAGGTTCTAGTGTTACCCGTCAAGGCAACAGTATTTTTATAACTATCTATTTGCTTACCTGATGCCCATGCAACACTGCTCCCTTCACTAGCAACATACTCATATTCTATGAAGGGAAACCCGCATAGATCACCAGCCTGTTCAATTTGGGCCAAGTTTATCTTAACCAAGCCTAATCCATTTTCCTTAGCTATCTGGCACATTAAGGAAGTTTTACCCAGTCCAGATTCACCCTCAATAAGAATAGAGTTCTTCTTTTTACCAACCTTTTCAAGGTGACGATTGTTATTAATCACGTGATTAAGCACACTTTTTACTTGAGAAATCTTAAGCATCTAAAAACTTTCTACGAAAAATAGAAAAAACATCAAATCTAGAGAAGTACTAGATAAGGGATATGTAATTTACGCTAATTTAAACTGAATGGGGAAATTTGTGAAAACTTGTAGAATTTGTAATATTATAAAGAGTTTTTCTGAATTTGATAAAAATAAAGACAGTAGGGATAAACTTAGGCACGAATGTAAGATATGTCTTAAAAAACGCCGCTCAGAACGTTATTTTAAAAATAAAAAACCAAAAGATATTACAAATAAAAAGATTATTAGTGTTAATAAAAAATGTTGCAAGTGTAAAGAAACTAAGAACTTGGACATGTTTAGTAAAAATAAGAACAGATTTGATGGTGTAAACGGAATGTGTAAAAAGTGTTATGTTACATATAAATCTCAATATCAAGTAGAAAATAAAGAAAAGATTAAGCAGTACAACGATATGTATACCGTTAAAAACAAAGTAGCTAGACAAAAATATAAAAAGAAATATAGTTTAGAAAATAAAGATAAAATAAATCAGACTAATAAAAAATATTATTCTAATAACCCGAGTGTTAAAATAGGTAGAAGTTTAAGTGGTAGAGTTAGAAGTGCTATAAAAAATTCTGGCGGGACAAAATCCCAATCTTCTTGCGAATTTCTTGGATGTACAAGAGATGAAGTCTGTAAGTATTTAGAATCTAAATTTACAACAGGGATGACTTGGGAGAATCACGGATTATATGGTTGGCATATAGACCACATAAAGCCGTGCGATTCTTTTGATTTAACAAATCCTGAGCAGCAAAGAGTTTGCTTTCATTATACCAATCTCCAACCACTTTGGGCGACTCGTGACATAGCAATGAGTTACGGTGAAGGCCCGGATTATGTAGGTAATTTGGAAAAACATAACAAGCTATTGTAATTCCCAAGCCCACGGGCTTTGTCTAAAATTAATGATGCTTTTGGCACTTATATCGTTTTCTTTGAAAAATTCTAATACCTCTTTTCTAACATCACCTAAGTAGTCTTCATTAAATGGTAAGCTTGTCCATATAATTTTGTGTCCATTATCTAGGGTAAAAATATCCAAGTAACAATAATCCTTATATAAATAGTCTTTTCTACAAGCAATATATCTTTTCATTTTAGGCCCTCAGCTAGGATTTTTTTTCCGGGGAAATTAACCAATTTAGGGTCTCCCCCAGCGGTAACCACCCACAAAATTGGCCTAGATCTCATTAAGTACTTTCCCGAAACGTATCCATCGGTAAACATTATAAGGGCGTTATATTTATTGCCTTTATTAAGTAACTGGATCACTTCAGTGGGGTCAGTACCGCCGCCGCCCTTTACCTGACTATTCTGCCATTTCTTTTTATTTGAAAAATCAAATTTATCTTGAATTCCAAAGTCCCAAGTAACTATCTCTATTTCTACACCAGATTTATTCATATATGAAATTTGATTAAAGAATTCAGAGAGCTGACTAGGACTAATTGACCCGCTAACGTCTACCCCCACAAGCATTTTTCTTCTTTGGTTTAAGGTTATTGCTGCCTGATCTGGATACCTCTTATTGGGTTTATTTTGTGTAAACTTTATAACCTGCTTATCACAAAAGGATTTAAACTGCCGCATAACCTGTCGCCAATCCAGTACTGGTGGAGTTTTAATGTAAAGATTTAGAATAAAATCCCTAAGGTGTCCGGGAACACTTCCGGGCTGTTTATTAAAGGTGTGCTCATACACCTCTTTCATTTGGTGTTCTATTTGGGCTTTTATAAGCTCCTTCATACCGTCAGGGATAGGCTCCCCATCTTCTGCTGAGTCCCACAATGGATGCCCGCACACAGTTTTGCCGCCCTGCTTCATGAAGTTGACTAAACCCTTCAACTTCGGGGACTTATTGTTTTGATTAGCTTTACACAACTCGTCGTAGTAAAACTTAGTGTCTTTAAATGGTGGAAGATTTAATTCTGGGAAAGAGGTTGGAAGCATAGCGTTTGGCGGAAGGTAATCTGTTTCGATATATTGATTTATTACCATATCGGCAGCTATGTTATAAATCTCTTTCTCTGCGTAGTTATCCCAATAAATTAAATGAAACAAACATATATGACCTACTTCGTGTTCCATTAGTCCTATCTTTTGTTTGTCTGTAAGCTTATTAAAATATTCCTCATTAAACCACATATCGATCATCATTCCATTAATTTGGCAGCAAGCAGTTGGAATATGATCTGAAAAAGCCTTTTGAATTCCAAGTGCGAGGTGCCCATAGTACGGTGACCGGTACAGAAGCCCTTTACTACATTGTACTAAATCCAAGGTGAACTCCTTTGTTTTAAATTAGGGGTGGAAAATAGAAAAAAAGAATAAAAAATGAGAAGTATACTATATGGGCCGTATTTACTATAAATGAAATGAGAATTCAATGGACAAAGACAAAATTAAACAATATAAAAGAGAACACTATCTAGCTAATAAGGAAAAATACCACGAAGATAATAAAAAATATAGGGAGGAAAACAAAGATAAAATCCGGGAATCAAAGAAACAGTATAATATAAACAATAAGGAAAAGATTAAAGAAAGACAGAAGAGGTACTACCTAAATAATCAAGATAAAATAAAAAGCTATAGATTCAACAACAAAGAGAAGATTAGTAGTGAAAATAAAGAATATTGTAGGGCAAATAGGGATAAAATAAATGCTCAAATAAGACTTAGAAAAAAGACTAACCCTAAACCAATGTTATTAAATAATAGACTTAAGAATAATTTAAGAAGAAGAATTGTTCATGTAATACGAGGTAATAATAAATCTGCGGTTACGATGAAACTAATTGGGTGTGATATAGATTTTCTTAAAACCCACTTATCTTCCAAGTTTACTACTGGAATGACTTGGGAAAACTATGGTTTATACGGTTGGCACATTGATCATATTAAACCCTGTGCTTCCTTTGATCTTTCAAACCCTATCGAGCAGACTGCCTGCTTCCACTACACAAATCTCCAACCTTTATGGGCAACTAAAGAAATTGCTCTATCTTATGGAGAGGGACTGGACTACGTGGGAAACCTAGAGAAGGGTTCACTGAACTTTAGTTCAGCTTCAAGGTAGGCTCTTTACGTGAAGAATCACGGCAACAATGAAAGGCACGCAAGCGTGATTATACATGGCTGCATTAAACCCCAGAAAGAGTGCTTTATGCGATAGCACATCCACTTTACCCAAAAGCTTCATACCTAGGGTCCTACTGGCTTCATCTTTTGAGTTTATCATCATTATAATGTTTTCTACTTGCTCAGTGGTGTACTCTACTTTGGGGATATACTTAAGGAAAAACTCAATGGGATTGACTATCGGAACCCCTTTCTCACCGTAAGGGCAGATTCTAGAGATCAACGTATTAGATACAATTACCTCTGCTTTATTTACGTCTTTAACTGTTTCAAAATAGCAAGCATAATCTCTTAGTAATTCCCAATAATAGTCATAGCGGCTGTTCGTATAGAAGTGAATCTTAATGGGCAAAATCTTCTCCTTTATTCATAATTCCTAATACAAATCATAACTGGAAATCTTGGTATACCATCAGATGTCAATTCAAAATATCTTATGGTAGCATATAAACCAATTAGAGTATCTGCCTCTTCAAGATATCTAAGTCTTTCGTTATCTGTACCCTTAGGTACAGCTTCAAACGTTTTGCCATTATCCATTTCAAATTCAAATGTAGGAATTAATTCAAATCTTCCCTTGCCAACTTTCCACCCAATAATTTTGTATTCAAAATCTGTGAAGTCTTTTAATTTTAAGAGATCACAACTTCTTTTATTGGGTTGATATAAAGAAGTAATATTTCTTATCATGGTTCCTTCGCTGCCAGAAGAAGCTAATTTCTTGTGCCAAGAGTATAGTTCTTCTTCTGTTTTTAATATTTTCCACGGTACAATTTTTGTATGCTTTAAACCAATAACAAGTAGATCTAGCTCTACTACTCTTTCGTGGTAAGTTTTTTCATTAATAATATCAAAAGCATAGAAAAATATATCCTCCATTCGAGGGTCTGTTGATTTACTCTTGCGGACAATTGATATGATCTCCTCAAAAGAATAGGTGTCACTATACAATTCCCCATCTAACACAACATCATCTTTATTAAGTCTAATCAATTCTTCTGTAATATGATTAAGGCCAACAAGCTCTTTTCCTGTTCGACTAACACATGTTGCAACTCCATCTTTAATGGTTATTATACAACGTATTCCGTCAATTTTAATAGATCCAATAGCTGGCCAAGAAATTTTATGAGTATAATCTTTATATTTATGGGCCAACATAGGCAGGTTAGGCTTCTCCTCTGGTATAACCTTACTATACCCTTTCCTATCTATTTGTTTCTGATGTTTTGCATCAGCTTCCGCAATACACTGCTCCTCTGGGGTTGTCTCATTGCTTCTACCAATATTTTTCCCTTTTAATACATAAACCACAGCTTCCTGCATAGCTCCACCCACGGAGCCGTGGGTGACTTTATAGAAGTGGCCCTTGGCATCTTTTCCGGTAGAAATTTCCCATTCTCTTATCTTATCTTTAGAATCTTTTTTATATAGTTTCAAGTTCTGCAAAGCTCCTTATGTATTTTTTTCCACTAATTTTTGAATATCCCCACAAGTGGAAATATTCTTCATAATATATTTAAATCCTTTATACACTGAATCCTGATTTAAAATCTTCAACAATAAAAACTGCTCATATTTTGTAGCTAGCAGAAATACAAGTCCTGCCAATATGGTGCGTTCTCTATTATGCACAGTAAATATATTATCTTCAAAATTCATTTTACCTAATAGGTCTTCTGCTAATTTTTTAGTAGCCTCATCTTTTGATATAAACATGTCCACAAGTGTTTTAGGATTTATTTCGTTAGAAAACGTAGTAAATTTTCTTTCATATGTACTTTTTATGCAGAAAAGATTTCCAACTGTAATTTTGGGATCATACTTTAGGGCGGTTGATATTAATGCGTTAGTAAAAGTTCTATCTACATAATATGTAAAACGCACATCAGGCTGATGATAATCAACTATCTTTATCTTTTCATTATATTTTTCTTCCATTAGATCTTCAATGTAAGTTTTTTCACCAGCACCCAAATTTATAAACGAACAAGCAAAGGCTTTACCCAAGAATTTTAACCTTTTTATAAAGTAGATTAGGGAAAAAGTGATCTAGTATCATTTGATAAAAGCCGTATTGTTCAGTGTTTTTAAATATTGGAAGAAAAGCACCTAGGAAATAGTGTTTTATATGCAAGAAGTGATAGATACTTACTAGATCAGAATCATTTTCATTATAACCATTAATAATTAAAAACTTTATAGCTGTAATAAATTCTTTTATCATAGGTCCATTTGTATTAAAATATTGTGTAGCGTAGTAACCATTTGATAATACATACTGTGTTAACAGGTGTTTGCCCATTACAGCGGAAGAAATATCTTTACACAATGCCATTTTAAATACTTCAAACATTTGTTGTTTGTTAAATTTTTGACTAAAATTTTCATGTTTTCTATAAAGAATATGTTCTAAAGAATCAGAGTTTATATTCTTAAACTTATAGAGAGAGGTTGTGGCGGGATCAGCATCTAACGCTGTTAAGCAGATAAGCCCCTCCCACTCTCCTTCTTCCGCCCATCTATAATTATCTTCAATGTTTTCTTCAAAATAACGATATATCAACTCTTTTTTTGGCAGAAGAGACTCATCCAAATAGTAAATCTTGGTGCTTTCTATCCGCATATTACTACGCCCTGATGGTTAGGTCCGTCAGAACCTCCTCTTTTATCTCTACAAAGTACGAAGAAGAGAGGGTAGTCCTTGGAACTACGCTACCCTCTATAAAACTTTTATCATAAACATTTATGCGGTATCTGTCCACCCCTACTGAGGCGATTGTTACTTCAGAAGAATCTGAAATATTTAAAGATTTCCTAACCATCTTTTTATGTTCCAAAGGAATACTCCTAGTATTGTGGGCCTGTAGAAATGATTCGGTTTCCGAAGGGTCTAATGGTGGTGCGTTGACCAGTTGACCAACGTATTACCGTGTTCGTCCCGAAGGGACGCACTTGTCCAGTAACTGTACTATGCCCATTTTGTTTAACGGTTATTTTGCTACCATTTCCAAAACGTTGCGAACTACGAAAACCCCAACCTGCTAACGATGTTTCTGCAAAACATAACAAACAAATAATAAATACTAAAGTTTTCAAATTACCCTCCTAGGATAAGGTGGCAATACCACCCTCAATTGATAAAACACCTTTCCGGCAATCACACAAAATGGTTGCCTTTTTCTATTTTTACTTTCTGTGGGAACTTTACAAATAATCTTTTCCACGGAAGTACACTGCCCCATATAATGTAATGTTAATATGGGCTTCCCAGCGGCCTTAGACGCTGAACTTATTATACTTACTCAAGGTTTTTTGCTTTCCAAAACAATATTATTATAAGTAAAAGGAATACTGCTAGCTATATACCCACTTGCACCAATATTTAAATTACTGTAATTGTACTGCCAATCCCAATAATCAACTGCGTTTTTAGCATTTATTGGTAAATCTGCCCGAACATATTTAACTAATATTTGCCTAATATGATCTAGAGTATTATAAATTTCTGAACGTATTTGTAAAGCGGTCGGGCCTTTGTAGTCCGCTATTCCATGCAAAGTTAAAACTTTATCCACATCGTCTTCTGATAAGTAACTTACTAATGTAAGCCCCATAACAAAAGAACCAACATCGGCACTTGTAAGTAAAGTGTAGACTTCGTCTAGTCCTTTTTCTGTAAGACTTATACGATGTTTTAAGTTATGTTTTTTATATTCTTCTATAAGAAAAACCTGTATTGAATTCAAGTCTTATACTCCAAAAGCTTCTAGGGAATACTTAAAAGGGTTACCTTCTAGGGCTTTTACAAGATCAAGCATTTCTTGAGCCACTTCTCTGGTTTCAGCTTGAGCGTCTGGCTTTAGTCTTAATCCCCACAAGTGAAGAAAAGACAATAGAGAGCCAGTCCAAATAAAAGTAGTATTAAGACTTAAAGGTAAAACTGTGCGGGCCTGCTCTTTGGAAACCCCGAGATCAATTAGGTCCTGATAAGCTTGTTTGCAAAATTCTATTACCTGTCGTTCAATAATAGAGCATGATTCTTGATATTCCACAAGACCCTCGCTACCCTGCTTAGAAGAAGTGGATTGTTTCCTCCACTCTTTAATAGTGGTGTAGGAATCACTAAAGTCTATATATCGCCCGGAAATGCTATTTATTGAACTGTTCGGCTCTGGAGAAGTTCCCACTTCCATTCCTATTTCATGTTTTCGAAGTTGCCTCTCTACATAAATCGGGCAAGAGATTCTAAACTGTAGCTGAGGATGTCTAAACACACTTATATGCTTATGTTCTTTTAGATACTTAAGTAACTTCTCATCCCTTTGATCGAAGATGGACTTGTTCTTACCATAACTTACACGGGCGGCATTTACTACCATTAAATCATTACCAAAAACTTCTAAAAGTTCAACCAAGTTACACCTCACTCACGATTCTAATCTTATAACTATTCAAAACCCAAATGCCCTGCTTTTGTTTTCTAGTAATAACCATCCGTTCTGAAACCACCTCTTCTTTGATTTCATCAGTAGTTCTAAACTTTTCGGGCAGATTAAACTGTAATGTATCTTTAGACAAGTGGGACATTAGAACTCCTCATCAGTCTGATTACAGTCAAATACGAAAAGCCCTTCTTCTACCCACATGCGTTTTACACTTTTCCTATCATCGTAAACACCCACTACGTGGTACTTGGGTTTAATATATATTTCGTATAATTCTTTTTTAATAATGGTGTCTTTTCTATTATCTTTTAATTCCCGCATAAAGAATAAGTCATAAGAAATTCTATTAGTTTCTAACCAGTCAAGTGTTTCATCTTTGCAAATACCATCTCGCCCAGTCATTATAATAATTACATGACCGGCTGCTTTATGGGCCAGAAGAGCCTCTACAACTGGTTCATTAGATAAGTCAGTGCCAACCTTATTCCAATTAAAGGGGCTGCGTCCGTTCATAAGGGCCAAAGTCCCGTCAATATCAAATATACAAGCAGCCTGTTTATTTTCACACTCAGCAACAGCTTCACGTTCAATGCTTGTTCTTTTGGGTATTACTTTATTCAGATCAAAAGTTGTCTTAACGGCAACAAGGCCCTTAGCCATTCTATTAATGATCTCGGGTCCCACCTTTTTATCTCGCACGGCATCCCTTTGGATGCAGGTTGCCGTAGGCACATCAAAGACTTGAAAAGTCACTTCATCAAAAGCTGTACAGAATTTAATGAGTTTTTTCAAGAACTCGACAGAGCAATTCGTCTGATCTATAACAAGATCCTTATCACCTTTATTGGCAATAGCCTGCTCTATCATCTTTGTTACTATCTTTTCCCCACGAGGATCTAAGAATGGGGCGTTTCCTAGCATCGCTCGAAGATCATCCCGACATAATCGTAGAGTATTTGGATTCTTCTGAATCCAGCTTTTTGCCCACGTACTTTTCCCAGATCCGGGAACACCAACTGCTAGATATATCAAGTTTTTACTCCTGTTAATTCTGAGGTATCCTAGATACCGAGGAACTTCTTCTTGTAGGTAATGGTCCAATCATATACAAAATTATATGCATATTCTAAAGCATCTCCTAGAACAAACCTTAAGATACTAATGGGCCAGCAAATGATACGGTCACAAAAAGTGTTGAAAGAAGGTTCAGTTCTATATATGTAGAGATGCTCACTATCTAAATTGTGTTTCTTAAAAGATTCGCCGGTTAAATTGTTGGCACGTAAGTATTTACGTAACTTCCAAAGCTTTAAGTTAAAGATAGAAAACCACCACACTATGCCAACTATTAGATAGTTAAGTACCCACAACCAACTTAAGCTACTAACTACTGTAGGTACATTAGTAAAACTTACTAAGAAAATGGTCAAAATAATTAGTGGAATTGTGCCATAATAATCTTCTTCACCAAGAAAATAATAGCACCAAAAAAGAAAAGGCAAACAAATTGCCCAAAAGATGATTGAATTGAAAAGGACTAGTTCAAAAAGCAAAGTCATTTCTCCAAGTAATTTTGATATTCTGGTGGTAATTTATCAACTGTGTAATACTTACTAATTCTACCTAATCTAAAGTTTAAGGTAAAAAATGGTATTTTTATATTTTTAGGTGGATTTATATGATATCCAATATTTATAAAATACTTTATCTGACCTAATGGTAAATTTCTTGATTTAGCTTTAGAATAAGCTAAGTGTTTTAAAAATGCATAAAGTTCATCTTTATAATATCTATTAACTAAAATAGAATAGGTGTTTATCTTCAAGTTTTAATCCTTCAGTTGTTTAAAAAAGGCCAAATATAAAGCATATTCCTCAAGAGAAAGAAGTTTAACATGCTTTTCAATAGTAGACTCATAAGGTGAATCAAAGCCATAACTGATAACATTTTCATAAACTTCAGTACCATAAGATACCAATAACCAATCTGGATCGTCATCTTCTGGCAGGCATTCACATTCTATCTCTACATCAAATCCGGGGAAAAGTTTATCTAGGCCCACGCAGAAGTCCGCATCCCCAAGAACTATTAATATTTTATTTTCTGTGCGATGTATGTAAGACTGCCCATAGTCTCCTCCATGTTCTTGTAAATCGAGCTTATTTTTTATCATGAACAATGTATAGCGATTCATTTTATATCCTTTTCCTTATTTTGCCCAAGAAACTGTAATATTGCTTTTTTCATAGTTAAGGCCGTAAGGCCATTTGTCTTTTATGGTTAGAGTTCTAAACTCCTTTCACAATGCTAATCGCATTGTTCATCCCGTTTAGAACTCATTTTAACTCTTTATAGCAGAAGTCAGTGCATACCTTCCCCCTTTGAGCGGACCATGTAAATAAAAATTTACACAGATACATACTAAGGAAGGTTAATTAAAATCCTTCAAATGCTGGTAAGGGGAATTACTACACCCAGCCGAAGCTCATATTTCATCCCATTATTTTTTCTGGGAAATAGTAGGTTGTATTAGGTTCGTATGCCGAATTGCTAATTTGTTTATGAAGCCCTACGTGCTCCATGATAGTTGTGACTATTAAATTATACAAAATATTATTGTAGTATTTTGTTAGCTTTTTCTTTTAGTTTTTCTTTATTCTTCTTTTTGTATTTTTCTAAATATCCAGATTCTTTTTGTTTTTGGTATGACTTTTTAGATCTTATTTTAATCTTATCTTTATTTTCTAAACGGTATTTTTTATTAATTAAACTCATACACAATTTGCATTTAACTCTATACCCACCCTTACACTTTTTATGTTTGGAGAAAAGATTAATATTTTTCATTTCTTTACAGTTTGGACAAATCTTTTCCATTTTTTCTCTCATTAAATTACATCAAATACCAGATAGAGGTTACGCTCCACTTGCCGACTACCTATCTTAATGCGGCACCCATTTTACAGACGGGCGATAGGATTATCTGGTGCTTATATACTATACTTCTCTAGATTCTTCTTTTTTTCTAAAAAACGTACTCAAATTATTCACTTTATTTTTTTTCTCAATGTTTTGAAGGGGATTGCCAACAAAATTACACTCCCCTTATCAAATCCCGCTTTTTCAATCCGAGGCCCGCACAGGGCCTCCTGTGCGATTCTAGGGTACTTCCAGCTCACAACTCTCTAACTCTGCTAAGCACCTAAAGTTGACTCCGTCAATGTTTGTTGTGAAGCTCTTATGCATATGTCCGCAGTACCAAGCTTTGGGTTTGTGGATTTTAAGAAGTTGATCCCCCAAGCGGGCTGTATTTTCCTTAAATCCTACATGGAATTTGTATTTCTGCAAAATGGAGTGTTTTCCACATACTATTTTATCCCCAAAAGAAGCTGGTGGAACATGGGAAATTACTATCTCAGGCAAAGCCTGAGCGTACAGCCGCATACATTCCATCATTTCATCAAGGTTTAATTCCTCTTGGGACCAGTAAGTTTTGGGAGATCCTCCCAGTTCGTCACCTATTCTGTAGACTCTATCTATAGAGAGACCACCTCTAATAAAAAAGAAGTTGGCTCCGCCAAGCGTGGCTTCGCCAAAATCTCCCAATGAGTGGGCTTTGTGCGGACTTTCGTATGAACAATGATTCCCCTTGAGCACTTTATGTTTCTTTGGATCTAAGTCACTATAATGAAGCTTATTGTAAGCTGAGCCAAATCCAAAATCTCCAACCTGTACTGTGTATTCAGATTTTGATGCTATTTCGTAATATTCGTTGTATTTTCCGTGGCAGTCTCCTATTAGGGTAATTGACATAATAATTTTGTCCAAATTAAAGTAATGAAAAAAGTAAATTTAAAGAAACCTGATGCCTTTTGCGGACAAGTGTTTTACCATACTCAACATTTGGTCTAGTTACTTATTCGGGGCTATCATTTTGTCCTTCTTCCCTTAGCTTCTTATTAAAAAACATCATCTTGTCTTCAATTGCCCCAAGTAATTCATATTTACAAACAGTGGTCACAGTTGTATCTTCATTAATAGAAAAATCATAAGATCTACAGTCTAGTATAATCTCTTTTAATAGTTTTAAAATTTCTACCTTAGCGTCATTGTTCAAGAGTCTTTTCCTTTACATGAGTGGTAATTTGTTAGTAATTCCAATGAATTTTCTATTTAGGCGATATATTTTATAAATATAAACTAATTGGATCCTCCCAGATTAAGGGTATAAATTAGAAAAATTATAAGAAAAAGAGAAGAATATAATATGAAGTTATCTGGTGTTAAAAAATCTAATTCGTGTTCAATTTTATTAGGTTGCTCTCCAGATTTTTTTAAATCTTACATAGAAGAAAAGTTTACAACCGGGATGACTTGGGAAAATCATGGGGTATATGGATGGCACCTAGATCATATAAAACCTTGTAATTCTTTCGATTTATCAAATCCAGAACAACAAAAAGAGTGTTTTCATTATACTAATATACGTCCCTTGTGGGCTACAACCGATATAGCGATGAGCTACGGAGAAGGCCCGGACTACATTGGGAATTTAGAGAAAGGAAAGACTGTCACATAAGTTTTAAATGATCTGTTATACCAATAAATTTTTCTGAAAAATCTGGTCCTATAGCTACCACTGTATTCGTTGGTATATTTTTAAATTCAGTTTTTCCAGAATCTGTAATTAAATTAGTTATTAATCCTGCTTTTTTTGCTTTATTATAAACTTCCAATAGTTCTTTCTCTGTGTCAACGTACACTACTACTTTTGTAGTACCTGTATTAAGCCACTCTAATTCGCTTTCCGAAAAACGTAAACTGTCTAGTTTTTTTAGTAAAAAGGCCATACTTCCGTGGCAAATTTGCGCGGCCATCTTGCCGGTTCTTATAGTCTTTGTTTCCACCCCTTCTTCATCGGGAAAATATCTGCGCATCACTATCACTTGTTTTGTTGAAATTGCTGTTTCTCCCTTGCTTTATTGTCTTCTATTTTTTTTGCAACACCATATGCACCTATACCACCTATTAAAATGCCAGTGATAAAAATTATTATTACAATTTTAAAAATAGAAGATAATAAGTCTTCACCCATTTTATGTACCGCATCACTATCCAAGATTATCTCCTTTGTTAACTACAAAATAATCAACATTCTATATTAACGCAATCAACAGTAACCATAATTCCAAAGTTCCAATTACAGCGACCCGCAACCTTGTCAATCATCTCTTCTGTATCTTTGAATAGGCGTTTGGGGTTTCTTATATTATAATTTAAAATGATTTGATCCATCTTACGATCTGCTGAATCGCGGTCACGATAGAAAAATTCGCTCCATGTTTTTCCAATCATACCACCATCACAGCTAAGTGTACGGCATCTCCAAATAATCATTATAAATATCCCATAAGTAGTTTAAAATAAAGATTGCGGCACACGGGATTTGAACCCGCAACCTCCGGTTTGGAAAACCAGTACTCTGCCAATTGAGTTAATGTCGCATAAATAGTTAGATGGTTCCTTAAGTGGACTTGTCTCGAATGATCTAGGCCGGTATCCAGATCACCGTCTATATCTAACTAAGTATAAACCTCAGAATCATTCTTCGGTTTTTATCCGATAGGCACTAATTTTCGCCCGCCATTTACATCTTCTTCCACTTTAATACCGGGGACATAAGTGATGGCCTCTGCAACATGATCACCCTGCTGTGTAGTCACTTGAACCACACACCCGCCGACAACCTCCATAGCCTTACAAGACTTCATCCACCTTTGTTCTTTGGAAGATGCTTTACAAAGGAGCTGGAACATGTTGCTGTTGCCGACAACTACAACGTCTGATACTTTTGCTTTTGTGTCTTCGACACTAATTACGTCCAATGACTTTTCCATTTGTTTATCTTTCTTTTTAAAATACACATATTTATCTTTACCGCGTCAGCGGATTGAGTCCGGCAGGATTCGAACCTACAATCTACTAATCCCCGAGCACTTCTTGTTTACGGGAAAATTCGAAGCACAGTATAGTGTGCCGCGTTTGCATTTCGCCACAGACTCATTTTCACCAATATTTTTCTACTGACTCTTTTAATGTTTTGCAACCTCCGGGGAGAGTAGAAAGTACGCACTCTTGGACAATCCACTTATTAACTTTTTCAGCATATCTAAATTCTTCAATAGTTTCACATTCAAGCTCGTATGCCGCCGCCTCGATAGAGTCAGCCATACATATTACATTATCCCAACCATTTTGGGGTTGAATTACTTTAATAATTTTCATTTACCTCTTTCCTTCCGTGTGTAAGAGTTACAATTACTGGGCCATTCTCAGAGGGCCTAGCTTCTTGCCAAGTAGCGGACCAAGGACCGCGAAAAGTTAAAGCCCAAGAATCTCCTTTGGAGGTTACTTTATGAAAGCAGTCTCGTTTAGTAATTTTAGGTACTAATGAAGGCCAAAAGTATTTGATGTTACGTAATGGATAGTGTTGCTCTATAATAAAACCTCGTAACCACCAAGTGCATGCCCAAAAGGCATGACTGTGGTAACTTTCACGAGAACCATTTTTAAAATGAAGTAATCCAATTGAGAATAGAGGCTTAAACTCTATAAGCATGTATCCTGTTACTCCAGAAGTTGGCCCACCATCACACTTCTTAAAGAAGAATCTTGGACACCAAGGATGAAGATAAATCTTTTTAAACCACTTCAACATACTCTATTCCCGCTTCTTTTAATAATTCTTCTGATAGTCTTAAACTTTCCGCCCATTTGGTTGGTATACTTTTCTTTGGATAACTTATAATTTTCTTTATACCCGATTGTATAATGTGTTTGCAACATTGGTCACATGGTGCCCCGCCCCAAATTTTCCCTGAAGAATCTGTTGCACAAATATACATTGTATAGCCATCTATTTTAATTCCTATTCGGGCAGCGAACAACATAGAGTTAAGCTCTGCGTGAACAACAAGCCTAAGTTTTTCCTCCCTATTATTCAGTCTCTCTTTAGTATCTTCAATCCCCCGTGGAAATCCATTAAAACCAGTAGAAACAAGTTGGTTATCAGGAGTTACTATAACAGAGCCCACGCCCGTCGAAGGATCTTTTGATAAACCCGCTGTAAGCAAAGCTACGTCTAGGAAGTATTTATCCCATTTATTCAAGAGCTTCGCTCCTTATTGATTCTTACTAGGATACACATACCGTTGTATTGTGATACCTTTATTACATGTTCTGACTTTTTTAATTTGTTAATAATTAGGTCTATCATATCTTGTCTTAGGCTACAAAATGGGTTATATAAATAATTATCTTCACCTCTTAATATAGCCTTAATAATTTTTTTCTTAATGTATTCAATGTGTTCATCAACCTCTGAATTGATTGTAAGCACTCTTTTTTCTTTGGCTTTACTTATTTTTTTATCGAATTCACTCATCTAACCTCACTTCTGTGCTATTCCATAACAACTAAAAAAATGACACCTAAGGTTTTTATTGTAACAAGCATTCTTGTTTTCTTTACAAAATTCAGTAGCGTTAATCCACTTATCTAGTTCGTCTTCATATTCGACAATTATTAAATTCACCTTATGGTATCTCTTTAGTAAGCCCCACAAATTCCATATGGTACGCGGAGCCTTATCATCCTGTAGGTAAATATATAAAATAACTGTATCATTTCCCCACCCAAAATAATAGTTATATGGTTCTTTTACTTTGTAATTTTCACATAGATTATTTATAAGTTCTCTGTGATCTGACGTAGTCAGCACAAAATCCCAATCGGAAGAGGGGCGTTCCACGCCTATTGCCCTAGAACCAGTGAAGTGTGGGTTGACACCAAAAGAAGCTAGATCCGCTAGGAGCTTTTGTATGACAATAGGGAAAGTATCCAAGTTTTATTACCCCTCCGTGGATTTGAACCACGACTATGATAATGACAATCAAAGTGTCATGCACTAAAAAGACCAGTAGCCTATCACGGTTTTGGGCGGGCTACTCCGCTTTCGTTATACGCTCATTCCACGGGTTAATGCCCGGATTTCCAACCGCCCCATTATTTCTAATATCTGCCCAACTCCAAGATTCCGCCCCGTCAACATGAAGTAGGAAATTTATCTCCCCCTTGGGTAGTTCCGGGTGATCAGTATCTCTTAAGATTTGCTGTACGGCGGCTGATATTGCTCTTTTTTGTTCTAGTGAAAAGATGGTATTCTCCTACTTGTTAAACTTTTTCCAAAGACTTTTTGTGTCTTCTTTTATAATTTTAAAAATTTCTACCGGGAGTATAAAGATACAAAAGAGTATAGCTAAGATGAGTGTTCTAAAGAATTTATTCAGGTTCGTGATCGATATAGCCATAATTAATCTAACCCATTTCCGTCTGAGCAATCTCCACATTCCTCTTCGTCCATCCTAAAGTCTTCAAGAATATTTAGCACATCATGATAATCTGTATATTCGCCCTCTTGGTTAATCTCCATACGTGTATCATATTTTTCGTAAGAGTATCTAGTCAGATTACACTTCATTGCTACCCTAATCTCATCCAGCAACTCATTAATTATTTGGTTTGCTTCTATTTCTTTCAAGTTCATTTCTCCATACTTTTACCAATAAATACCAATAAAACGTTTGCTATAGAATAGCACAAAAAGAGAAGGGCTACAAGATAGTTACCCTTCTTAAATTCATATATGGTTGCGGCCGTTTGAACAATAGCTTGTATTATCATAAATGGATTCAAGTTTTCTACCCCTTTAATTCCTGCTGAGCTTATCCGAGTTTCTAGAATTTAATCTATTCAGGGGTACAGGATTTGAACCTTATAAGATTAGTATATATCACTCGCTTAATATACCTGTTCGACCATTAAGAATAAAATCTGCATACGTTACAGATAAGATTATGCCGCTCATTTAAATCTTATAATAGCTCCGAAAAATCCGCAAGACAGGAGTCGAACCTGCACGGGTTGTTAACCCAATAGCTTCTAACGCTACCGTGACTACCATTTCACCACTCGCGGGATAACGAACACACCTGCTAAGGCCAATCCCACTAAGTCTGGGTTGTTGTGTATTTTAGGACTCGGTTCATCCTGTTACTTTATACGAAAGTAACCAAACGAATAGATCATAGCTGCAGCTAAACCATCTATTAGGGTAATGGCGGGATAAACCACTACCATGTTTTCAAATAAGAGCTCTACGAGACAGAGCTTTTCGGGCCACATCTCTAGCTCTATCAGATCCATCTGACGTAACTAGAGTACGAAAAGTTCCCGCGTGTTTTGTATTTTTTAGAATACTTTCTATTCCACGCCTGCTAAGTTCTCCTTTAACAAACTTAATGTAGGCAGCTTGCACGGTGGGGTTATCCAATTCTTTAGACCATTCAATTCTCGTTCTTTTGCTTTTCAAGTTTCTTTTCCTTTAAAATATTACACTTCGTAATTCTTTTCAATATCACACCACTTTTGGACCCAACTATCTTTTAGGTTAGGTTCCCCATTTTCTTCATTACAAACCACAACAGAAGGCTCTGTTACTTCATAAGAGATCCGGCCATCTAAAGTATCCAATACCACAGTTCCTTCTGTTACTTCTTTAAGTATATAGATGGGATATTTATCAAAAGATCCACTCTTTGAAGAAGGAACCCAGCCGACTGGAGCGGTTTTATCATCGTTTGGCTGTACTAGATGACTTACGCCTTTTGGCGTTACCTTTTAAAAAGCTCCATTCGGAGCACTCTGAAAATTATCTTCAGCCCCGCCCCAAGATGCTCGTTTGTCTATTGTTATTTGCGATCTTCCTGCCCGTTTACATAGTTCATCGCCGAGTGCAGACTGTTCCTTGTAGCCTGCACTCGCATCAGCACTGTCGAACAAAACTTGACGAGACTTTCTTCTCCGAATTCTTTGTCGAATTCCGCCGGAGTGGAGAAATTCATCGCTCCGGAAATCCTCCACAGCATCGACTGCTCTTGCTTCGATAGATCGCAAATCAACACGCCACACCTCGCAAATAACAAAAAAATGCACAAGAGCCGCGATGGTCAGTTTTCACACATGGACGCTGGGCTCGTCGCGGCCATGTGATTTTTGGCGTTATTGGGTCTTCACACCAAATGAAGGGAACATTACGTTGTTTGCTTAATACTTTCTTCAAGATTCTTCTCCTAATACCAAAAATATTTAGAAGCATCATCTACAGACGATAGTTCTTCGGGCTCAAACACATGGGCGTCCTGCATATTGCACTCACCATGTTTATATACAAGACATTTACCTGATCTGGTATAGTAACCAAATTCAAACAAAAAAGAGAAAGGCTTTTTAATAACTTTGTTAAAGCCATATGTAGCTAACACCGCTTGTTCTCTTTTAAACATATGACCCTCAATTCAAAAAGTCAAAATTCATAGTATCAACATCATTTACAGAAGCCCCAATTTTATAGGCATTATCAAGTTCTGTTTCTTGAGGGGCTTGTTGCGTAGAACTTGGGTTCATCCAATTGTTTACCCAACCACCTATAGGATTTTTAGTATTAAACTCTTTCTCAAATCCAATATTCGTTAATCTGCTGTCTGTCAGCCACTCAATATACCCATGAAGAATGTGCTCATTTAGTCCAATAATCGCCCCATTTTTAAATAAGTGGGTCGCCCAATCCTTTTCTTGTTGGGCCGCCTCAATAAACATTAGTCTAGATTCCCCAGCTAGATCTTTAGCCACTTCTACAAAGCCCTCGTCTTTTTCTTTTTGTAGAATATCTATAATAGACTTTGTAATGGTTAAGTGAATAGCCTCATCTGCCCGAATCTTACTAATAATCTTAGCATTACCGATCATCTTTTTGTTTTCAGCAAACGCAAAAGAACAAACAAAAGACACATAAAACCTAAGGGCTTCTAAAACATTAACACTTATTAGGGTCAAGTATATTTGTTCTTTTATATCTCTTGTGCCAAACTTAAGATTATCATACTGTTGAGACGCTACTTCTGCCCTTTTCATAATCTCTACATTTTGTAATATCCCGTCAAAAATTTCACTTGAACTCGGATAAACAGCCTGTATTACGGTTGAATATGATTTTGAGTGTATATTTTCATAAAATGCCCACGCACTCATACAGGTTTCTAGTTCGGTATTTGTAACATGGTCCATTAGAATAGGAACACCCCTACTAATTACAGAGTCTAGTAAAGTTTGATATTGTAAGTTAGATGTAAAAATAAACCGTTCATTTTCATTCATATTCTTAAAATCTGTTTTATCTTGGGCCAAATTAAATTCATTCGGGGTCCAAAATAAGTCGGTTTGTTTGTCGAATAGGGATACGAATATTGGGTACTTGGGATCGTCATATCTTTGAATTGATAGATCTTCCCCTAGGAAAAGTGGCTGTGTTTTATTGTCTACTAAATTTCTATTTAAAATAGTTTTTTTCATTTGTTTTTTCTAAATTGAACAGGCCCCACCAGAACACCCTGACTCAACAGTCATATCGTCGGTGCCGTCTGGGGTTACTAAGTAATACAGGTTTTTAATACCCAATTTGTGTGAGTATATCATTTGTTTAATTATTTCAGATAGTGGAATTTTACCATTAGGATAATTATTATAATCCATAAAAAGATTTAGAGATATACTCATACATATCCATCTTTGCATTGATGCATAGATTTTAATATGATGGAGCTGATCTACCATTTCAAATGCTGTTGTGTAATAATTCTTATTTTTAGGCCAAGACGGAGGAATAACCTTAATTGCCCCAGAGCCAGATTTTTTAGTAGTCAAAAAACTACGTATTGCATCTACCCCATTTGTAGAATTTTGCACAACCGAAGACGATTCTACCGGCATTTCTGCAAGTAATGTAGAATTCATAAGACCGAACTCTAATATTCTTCCACGTAATTTTTCCCAATCCATTTTAGGTTTATCTAAAAACTTTAACTCTTTAGCTGTGTCAATTGGTAAAATTCCATCTGCCCATTTAGTTTTTTCAAACCAAGGCATTCTTTCACCCAACTCTTCTGCTATTTTACAAGAGGCACTTATCATATAATAGGAAACTTTTTCAAAAATATCAGAGGTTTCCTGCAGTACTTCTTGAGATGTAAGCTTTATCTTTTTGCTAGCCATATAGGCCGCATAATTAGTGATTCCTATCCCTAGCGACCTATAGTTCTTACAAAAGTTTTCTGCTGCCGGGAATCTATACTCTTGAGAATCTATGACTTCGTGCAATATTCTAGATATAATATAGCACACACTTTCATACTCTTCTTCTTTTGTTGTAAGAACATTAACAGCAGATAGCACGCACACACCAATTAATCCATCAGGGTCCTGTAGGTGTTGTACTGGTTTAAGTGGGTGAACGACCTCTTGGCAATTTCCAGTTAAAATCCCATTAAATACAGCTTTATGTTCTAACGGCTCATTTAAACAATACGTATCATCTTTTCTACCGTCGTCCGTTATATTGGCTACCGTAATAAATTGAGATGCCTCTCTCTGTGGTAATCTTTGATTAAATTTTAATCTATTTGTTTTAAACCCCATCAATGAAAGCTTATATAAATCATTTGAATTTATTAATAGTCTTTTTGTTTCCTTGCATGAGAATAATTTATACCCGCCACGACCATCTGGTAAAAGTCTGTCTCCAGTTTCTACTCCATTTACAATTTTACTATTTATACCAAGGGTTTGAAGCATTAATTGTAATTCATAAATAAATTCTTGCTCTATAGAAGAAACCTGTATTGACTCATTTGTTCCATTTCTAGCTATAGTTCCATCTCCATCTAAATAACCAGCTAACCAAGCGAGTTTTATTTTAACCGAAGAGTTAGTTGGTATTTTAAATTTCATAGGCATATCTTCATGCATTACAACATTTCTTCTACCAGAGGTGTCTTCTCCTCTATCTTTTTTAATATCTAGAAACTTAACAAGATTTTTCTTTTCTCCATATAGAGATATTCTTCTTGCCGATCCAGTCTCATGTGTTCCGTCAGCACAAAATAGTCCGTGGGTATATGGATATTTAAAATCTTCTGATCCATCTACAATAGGTAGATCAAATTTACATAGCTTGTCACCCACCTTAAGATCTTTAGTTTCTTTAATGGTTAACTTACCCTTAACTTGATCTGCATATGACTCAACAATATACCACTTGTGGTATGGTGTGCATTCTAAATATTTACCATCTGAAAGTATAACTTTAACAAGTTTTTTATTAACCCCAGTTTTTACAACTTGCGTTTTTGACCATTGTTTACCATTCCAAACAGATACAATTTCATTTTCTAGTTCACGTATTGGAATGTGACCATCTTTCGTTAGTAACAATGTCTCTGGAGCAACACACAAATTACTAGTAGTAACTCTTTCTTTAAAAGTACTGTGCTCATTCACATTATCTATGTGCATAATATATATACGGCCAGTTTCAAGTCTTTCTTTTGCTATTTGGTTTAATAACTCAGATGCCTTTATTCTCTTTGAGAACTTTCCCCCTTTTTCTTCTGCTCTTGTGTAGATCTCATCAAATTCGGGTAGTCCAAAACTATTATAAACCTCGGGAAATTCATGATAACTCATTAAGGTAACGTCCTCACCCTTCATAAATCTATTATAAAGAATTCCACTAATCTGTATACAATAATCCATCCATCTTACCTTATTTTCATCCGCCCCCTTATTATTCTTATAAGTGAGAATATCCTCTATCTCTGGATGAAAGAATGGGAAATTTATTGTAGCAGAACCTTTTCTAATTCCTCCTTGTGAGGTTGAATTAACAGAACTTTCAAGTAGCTTTGCAAACGGGCGAATACCTGTATGTTTAACTTCCCCGTTTCTAATAGGGGCATTTCTAGCCCGGATAGATCCCATGTCTAAGCCAATTCCAGACCTATCTGCTACATACTGCCCGACTATATGACTAGACGAAAAGATGGAGTTTAATGTATCATCAATTTTAATTAATATACAGCTTGAGTAATTCTTTAGTTTAGTTCTTACGCCAGCTAAAATGGGGGTAGGGAGATTTATTTTAAACAAAGAAAGATAATCATAAGTTTTCTTTATTAAGTCTAATCTATTCTCGTAACTCTTAAATAAAACCATTGGAATTAATATAAAAGCGAATTGGGGAGTTTCATATATTTTCCCCGTTGATCTATCCTTAATTAGATACTTATCACACATTTGCTGAATACCAGCGTGGGTAAACATAAAGTCTCTATCATGTTTAACCATTTTATTTATTTTGTGTATTTCAGACTCTGAGTATTCCTTTAGTATGTCCTCATTGTAAATAGTCTTATTTTTTCTAAGATGGTCATACAACCTAGGTGGGTCACTTTCTCCCCAGACTTGTTTTCTTAGGGCGTATGTCCGCAGCCTCCCGGCAACATATTGATAATTAGGATTATCTAATGTTATTAGGTCATACGCCGATCTTACTAATATCTCTTGTATATCAGAGGTTTTCATCTTATTTGATATTGAAATCTTAGCGTTCATGGCTACATCACTAGCTGATACGTCACTTAAATCGCTACATGCCCACTCAAGGACTTTGTTAATTTTTTCAGCATTAAATTCTTCTAATTTACCATTTCTCTTTTTTATTTGTAAAGTCACTATCGTTCTTTCATGTACTAAATTCTCCTGTAATTAAAAGTTAAAACCGAAAATATTACTTAAAAATCTTTGTGGGCAACAAGCCCGTACTACATATGTCTCACCAGTCGTAGGTAAAGCTCCATATAAACTTATCTAATATTTCTTCTTTAAGCTGGTCAATATTTATTTTGGGATAAGTTTCCCCATTATCAAGCTCTATGCTATTGATAACATTTATTAATTTTACTGTTTCGTACCTACTCACTGAATAATCCCCGTCGTATGATATAAAGTTTTTGGGTAATGATTTAAATTTTTCTACATAAACTTTATTTACACCAACTAGATGTCCGCACATTTCAAATATTTCCCACCGTAATTTTAGTGGTATATTCTTGTCCTGACAATAAGACTTAACTGTATCACCAAGGCCCGCTAATGTTTTTAGTATAGCCTCTATTGTTTCTTTCAAGTTATAATCTCCTGCCTAATTCATTTAGCCTAATGGCAACTTCATACTGTTTTATTTCATCGTCTACATTGAGCTTTAGAGATGGGTGACAATGCTCATCTATTTCTTTTTGATCGCACCCTAATATCTTCATCCATTCTGCCCTAATTTCGTGGGCGGTTTTACCGATCACGCTTTTCAAGATCTTGGCTCCTTCTTTATGTATTCTTCAACATTCATCTCTTTTAATTGATAAAACCTAAAGCCTCGTTCATCGCCCCAAAAGCCATTCCCTTTAATATAAAATACAAAAGAGGTTCGACCTAAGAACAATTGCTCAAATTCTTCACCCTTATATTTAGTTTTTAAGTCTCTAAACTGTGGGAAGATATCTTCAAAGGTTCCGCAGTCAATCACAACCCTATCAATGTTATCAAAATCTTCAACAAAGAGCTCTAGTACCCAATTCATAAGGACAGCCTTTCAAAGTTACATCTTTCTTCCAGTTGGTTCAGTTAGTGGGGTATTACCCCACTCACACTCTTGGAGATACGTAGATTTTAAATTATGTGTTTCATTTTCCTCATTTATGTCTACGAGTAGTGTTTTACCAGAGTAATATATTTTAACTATCTCTGTTACTTCATTATTCCATTTAACCCAATAATATCCGGGTCTGCTTGGCTTTGTTTTGGTCCAGTATTGCAAGATTATGATCCTTTAAGAACGTAAAATTTTTGCTTGTAAATCAGATTGTGATACAGGAAAGGTTAAGGTATCAAGTAAATATAACTTAGATACATCTATGAACTCTATCATTGCTTTAGCCATACATTTGTCCGCAGCCCCCATCTCTACCCTTATATCAAAACGCCCAGATCTAGTAAGAGCCTCATCTAGAATTTCTAAATTGTTAGTAGTGGCAAATACGACGGAACCCTCGGGAAGATCAACACCGTCTAACATGCGTAGAATAAGAGATAGATCGGAAGACTTTTCATTTTCTTCTGTTCTTTTATGTAAACATTTATGACAATCTATATCTTCTAGTACAATAAATGGGCAATCTTTTAATTTTGCCAAATTTTTAAGGACCGAAGTTAGGTTTTTATTATTTTCACTAAAATCAACGTACAAAATGTTCTTGTTGTATTTGGTCGCTAATGCTTGTATAAGCGAACTTTTTCCGGTACCGGGTGGCCCATGAAGCAATATTCCTAAATTTTTATTTTGCCCAAGCTTTGTAAATCTTACATCTTCGTGAAAAGAAGACTCTATGGCGTGGTCTATGGTCAACAGGTCTACCTTATCCATAAAAATAGAGTCAATAGATCTTGGTTTTATTTCTCTTATTTTGTATTCATCACCGTAATCGCCCATTTTATAATAACTTGGCTTTTTGGTATTTAGTTCATGAAAAGAAGTGAATTCTTCGTAAAAATTGTTACGGTTCTGCCTAGGAGAAACCCCCATAAAGTATACACTAATAGTTTCTGTTTTGTCTTGTGTGTGGTTAGAAGAATCTTGAGAGACAGCAACTTTAACTACCGTGTGCCAGTTATAAATAAACCAATGGGCCCCAAAACCTATTTGGTGTAGTGAGTTTAATCTATTGGGTCTTTTGGGCGTTATATTTTTATGTGTTCTTGTCCCATCTAAACTAAAATTTACACGGTACGCTTCACTTTTTTTACCAACATACTCTTCTGTTATTTTAATGCTTTTAGGGTTTTTAATAAATCGTGAAATAAAAGAACTAAAGCTATTATAGTAGTCAACTTCTCTATGGGAAGATATTGTAATTTCTCTAATAAAGAAACTTCTAAAGATACTCCAAGCAAACATAAACCAATTTTTGGCATATGCTAAAATAGTAAAGCTAAGACTACCACCTATGGCTCCAGATAAGAATTGATTTGTTTTAACTTGGTCTAAGATCCAATCGTACATAATAATACTTATCCTTATTTGGTTCTAAAACTTCTTGTAAACAAATGTGTTAAAATACAACCATCTCTTACGTCACGCCCCTCTGCGTCTAAATCTCTGGGAGATTCGACTCTAGTGCTCATTGGAACATAATTCATACACTCCATGTATTTATCATATTCCCACTCTGTAACACTCTTTTCTATTTCTAGGGCTAAGTCTATATCTTCTTGCGGCGTTTCAAATTTCACAATTATTAATCCTTTAGAAATTCCACTATATATTTAGCTGGCACGAAATGTGCTTCATTTTCCCCATTAATTCTAGAAGATAAAACCCCCACAAGTTTTCCGTTCCTAATCAGTGGACCTCCGCTCATTCCAAGTTCAACAGATCCTCGTGTAACCATGAATTGGGCCTTCGTACTACCAACAAACATATTATAGCTTTCTACTACCACATATCTGCTATCATAGTTACCGCCCAAAGGAAAACCGCAAGATAAACATCTAGTGCCCGGTTCTACAAATTTAGGATCAACAACAAAGGGTCGGCAAATTATATGAGTGTTTTCTGCTGAAAGCAGCATTAAGTCTTGGTCTCTGTTAATTGTTTTAACCATCATAGGTAAGGTTGCGGACACTTGCGTAGTATTGAAGATACGAAATTCGGCATCCACAACATCTCCCTCACCACCTTCACCTATACCGTGAGCACAAGTTAGAATTAATATTTCTTCTTTACATTTAATTATAGTGCCAGAAAATTTTTCTTTGGAGTTATAAATAAGCTTGACATGGGGGCTGTAGCTGTATTCTTGAGCATGGATTGTGGTTGAAAAGAGTAAAAATATAAAGGTAAAGATTTTTAACACGTTAATCCTTCAGGTTCTGATAATGGTTCATTACTATACAAGTATATTCCATAAGAAGGGTTTTTATTAAATGGGCGGAAATCCCCATCTTCATATAGAAATCCCAACACTTCGTCTTCCTCAACCAATATCCCGGCCTATTAGGAAAATCATACGTCCAATGTAAAGGTTTATTCATTTAGATCACCAAACTGCTTATAATACTCGGGCAAATCGTGTCCTTTACGGACACTCAATATTCCGTTAATCTCTTCTTCTGAAAAGATTCCGAATTCTCCGAAATGCTTCTTATAGGATTCGGGGCTAACATCTAGGCTTCTCATTTCTGGCTCTAACTGATTCATGTAATCTGTACGCTGGGAGTGCACATGTCCGAAAAGGTGGTAAGATCCGTGGTGTGACTTATTCCAGTACAAGATTGGATAGTGAAAAAGAATAGTTGGAACGCCGCACACTTTTGTTTCGTAAGTTATGCGAAACCTGTATCCAAAAACTTCTTGGCAAATGGAAATTGCTGGTTCATGATTGCCGACGATTAACCATACATCCTTAATCTGTATTAATTGTCGATATTTCATGAACTCTTTTCTTTGCCCAAAAGCAAAATCTCCCAAAATATATAATCTATCATGTTTAGTTAATTTCTCATTTATTATACTTGATGTATGATCAATCCAACTTTGTACAGTAAAACCTTTTCTTCCCGGAAAATTTATAGCTCTTTCGTGACCCCAATGAAGATCGGCTGTAAAATAATTCAAGTTTAAACCTTTATTTTTCTGTGTTACTAAGTAAGCTTATTGCTGTTGTTTTTATAAAGCTATTAAGGCGAATATACTCTGTTTCAATTCCTAGAAATTCCGCATCTACAGTTATTAATTCAGTAAGCTCATTGTCTATAGTTTCAGAGTGTTGAATTTCTTCAAACGTCATACCTCTAAGTTTTTTACATAAAACCGCCGAAATTAATTCAGCTAATGCTAAATCTGAATCATAATTTTCAACAAGATACGCTATTGGGTCTGTTATATAATATGTTATAGAACAATCTACCGCACAACTTATTCCGTCTTTTGTTGTTAATTGTATTGTAGAAATATCTAATGGTTGTCTAACCTTTGTTAAGATTACTATTTCAGTCAAGAATGGGTAATGCCAACGAAGGCCAGAGCCAACTTCTAAAACAGATCCGTCGTATTTAAATTTTACCATACAATCAGTTGCTTTAACAATTGTACGTCTTGGTATAAAGAGACCCAATGTCTCCATTACCTCTTTGATCCAACTAAATGCTGATTCCAAGATAATGCTCCAATTTTATAAAAAGATACATTTGGTCCCATATAGATCAATGGTGTTAATCTCTATTCCGTCTTTTGTGTATTTCCCATTTTTTAATCTATATTCAACATACACACCTCTTCCTTTATCAAGATACTGCGTTATTTGTTCCGCAAGTTTTCCAGAATAAAAGACATCAACATATAGGGTCTCATCGCTGGTCTCGTTTTCCGCCACACGAATTTTTGTCCAAGGCCCATTGGCCCCCTTGTTTAAAATGGGCTTTTTAACAAGATTTCCAATTATAGAATTATTTTGCAATATTACACTCCCGATAAAGGTACTTCTCTATTTTTTGATTTTAAATTTATAAGCGAACTACGTTCGAAGCATAAAGAATTGGATTCTTTGAATAAGCACGGCGTCTATTGGTTTTTTGTACACAAATTTCGACTTTGTCTGGATCAAAATATATCTTACATTGTTTAGATTTAAGAATTTTAACTATTTCCCCGACTGAATATTCTGTGCCCGCCCCTGTCTTTATGCTAAAAAGAACCATATCTCCTACTGAGATTGGGCATTTAAATGCGTCTCTAGTCATGTAGTTTCTACTTCTTCTAACCAACTTATGGCGTGGGCAATTGTCCGCAAATAATCCTCTTCACTAAAGTCCTTTAGGTTTTTCCCCACTGGGTAATACCTATCATCTAAACTTGCCCCGTTTGTCCAGCCAATATTGTTTAATTGCATGCCAAATAACCCAGTAGATTGCCCAAACAAGTAAGTTAGGTCTTAAGTTATATATTGCAATCTAGCTAATTCTGTATCTTTCAAGAGGTGTTCCTTATAACTGCTTTATTTTAGTTTTGATGTATTTTTGCCATCTGTCTTCTAAATCTCCATAAGTAAATAACCACAATCTTTCATCTTCTTTGTCTACCAAAAGGTAAGCATTTTCTCCACCATTAGTACTTCTACCAGCTTTAAAATAATCGAACTGATATCCACGATATTCGTAAGAATCTGTGGATTCAATATATTTAATTTCTGGATACATTTTACATAGCACTATTTGAGCTTCTTGCTTATCGCTTGGTAAAGATGAACCGGGTATTGTTAATTCTTGTGTTTTATTAGCCATATTTTATGCCTCATCTAGCGTAGATAAATAGAAAAAAAGAAGAAAAAAGAGAAGTATTATATAGGAAAGATGAATCTTTTAATTATTGGAGAAAGAAATATGGGAAAAATCCTAAGAATATTTATCATTTTATTGTTATTTTGTTCAGTTTCTGTGGGCGACCTAATACCACGTTACCTAAACATTCCACCTTACGGAAGGATAGATTTACAAACATACTCTAGACAATACAGAGACGGATCAGCTTGTCAGTGTGACATGTGCCTTTCAATATATCCTTATCAAAACACTTATTTCGCACAACAGAATCAGCCTCAAATTAAAGCTTCTGAGGAATTACCACTTAACGTGGGGCAAGAAGCCACACCTATGGAGCTAGTTAATGCTGGAATTAAAGTCGCCAGACTAAAGTCTAGCGATACCTTTTGTGACATTGGTGCTGGGGATGCCCGTTGGGTAATAGCTGCAGTAAAAAGTTCTGGGTGTACAGGTATAGGTGTAGAATACGATAAAAGATTAGTAAAATTAGCCCGTAAAAATGTGGAAGATGCTGGCTTATCTGGTAAGATCACCATTATTGAAGGAGATGCTCGCAAATACGATTACTCAAAAATTACTGTAATATCCGTGCATTTATATGATGATCTACTCAATGAACTAAAAAACTTAGGGGCTTTTAATTATGCACAAACCATTATAGCTCCATACCATGACATACAAGGATTAGACATGAAGCAGGTTGATGGTATCTGGATTTATAATCGGCCAACAAAGGCAAATGCCCGCATATAAATGCGGGCAAAAGTCCGAGAAAAAAATAAAAATGATATGAAAAATAGAAAAAAACAAGAAAAAAGAGAAGTATATAATAGGGCGATATTCTTTTTAACACTTAAATAAAGGTAATTATAATAATGGCAACATTTTCTCGTGGTACGTACGGAACATCCGATAATGGTGGTGGTGGAGTAACTCTTGGTAATGGTACAGTAAGTGCAATACAAGGGCAGTCAGCAATTGCTGGAGAAGCTGGCACTTCTGTTTTACCTTCTGGGAGCACGAACAAAACCTATTCTTCTGGTACACTTGATTACAATAGAACCGGTGGCTTTGTTCAGCATTCAGTTTTGGTCGAAGACGTAAACGGAGTTGCTGCTAATGATTTCTATATGACTAACAATGGGTCAATTGCTGATGAACAACACTCAAGTAAGTATGCTGTCAAACGATCTATTACTAGCTATGATCAGTACGGGCGACCAACTTATGGTGCTACTGACGGTACGCGTTATGGTCTTTACACAACTAGCGGAACCCCAGTAGATAAGCCAATTGACGCCGCAAAAGATCCATATGGAACACCGGCGACATTTGTTACCCTTGATGGATTAGCACCAGTGGTTCATTCATTTTCAGCACTAACTTCTTACTAGGATAAGACTATGAACTTTTTAACAAAACTTACAAGTGTATTTACAAAAAATGTACCAGATACTTCGGATTCTGGCAAAGTAGACACAACGGATGTAGCAAAAGTATTGCGGACATCTGTCTTCATTGCTCTATCTTCTGGTCTAGCTTACTTATTAAACGCTATAGACCCAACCGTTTTTGGAAGCTACAGTCCACTTGTTGTTGTAGCTGGAACAGCATTAATGGAATTTTTCACAAAATTGTCAAAGGGAAACTAAATGTTAGAACCGCTTAGTCAGTATTGGATTATACCAATTGGAATAGTAATATTGCTTGGGCCGAAAGTTTATAGCTATTTTAAAGATAGTGTATCAAATATTAAACTACCTTCTTTTGCAAAGGGTAAAGTGGAAAGCGTGGATCAAGTTGGTGTAGTTAATAAAGATGTTGAAGCCGTACAATGGTTGGCAAATCGTGCCGTAGACGTTGGTGATAAAGACCTAATTTTGGAGTTAGAAAATGTTAATAAGAAATTTTTTCATATTCACTGCGATATGCGTAAGCCAAATATTAGTAATAGCTCAAACGAGCCCGCAAAGTAACATAGCTGACTCTATAAAAAATGTTGCTAACACTGAGAATATAAGTAATATTGAGCTTGAAAAGGCTTACATTGCTTACATGGGTGCGTATCAATATGGAAAACTACTTGACTTTGAAGGCTGTGAAGACTTCGCTGAATTATTTGACAAGATGCGGCTCGTTACCACTCGCCTACAATATGTTAGGAATGCTAAACTGAGTGATGCGGCCTATGCAGAATTAAAAGAATTCGAAAAAGATGATAAGGGAAACCCCATTCCTTTTGATTCCGAGCATCAGGCTGCCTTTATGGAGAAGGCTTATCAAGTAGCGGAAGGTCTAAAGGCAGCAATTGAACGTGAATAAAACAAGGCATTATGTTTATAAAATAACAAATAAGATTAATGGTAAGTTTTATATTGGTATTAAATCTTCTAGGCTTAACTTTTTAGATACTAATTATTATGGAAGTGGGAGGTTAATTAAAGCTTCTATTAAAAAACACGGTAAAGAAAATTTCTTAAGAGAAGTTCTTTTTGAATTTAGAACTCGTGAAGAAGTCTTAAGTAAAGAAAAAGAATTGGTTACCAAAGATTTAGTTAGTAGCCATAATTGTTACAATATAACAGTTGGTGGTGGAGGATTTACCAATCTCAATTATCGTTCACTTCCTATAAAGAGTCTTGATTTTATGGGTAAAATAACTTACTATAAGTCTATGCTTGATGCCTCACTTTTAGTTAAGGGATGTAATAGAACTGGCGTGCGTAATGCTATTATTGGTAAAGCAAATACCCATAATAATTTATATTGGTCTAAAGCTGATAAAGACTTTTTAATCAAGAAAAATAGAAACTCTATTACCCCGTGCTTTTCACTAGATGAAAATAGTAGTAAAATTTACTATAATTCATTTTCAGAAGCCTCAAAGGCTACAGGGGTAGCTTGTAGTATAATCAGGAGATGTGTGGTTTCTGGTAAGGGCACTGGTGGCGGATTTAATTGGTATAAAACTACATCAAAATTAGACTCATCTAGTTTCCGTGGAAAAAATTATTTAACTAGAAAACCTTGTATTTCTATAGATAAGACTGGTGCAAAGAAATATTATTCTTCTATTACTGAAGCTAGTAAGCAAACTGGTATTTGTAATACAAATATTTGTTTATGCTTAAAATTAAAAGCACGTTCTGCTGGTGGATTATCTTGGTATTATACCGATTCTGAAACAAATAAATTTAATGGAGTCGGTCCCCGCACCAAGTGTTACGAAAGTACAGATTCTAGAGGAAATAAAAAACGTTATAAATCCTTAAAAGAAGCTGCAAAAAGCAACAATTACAGTGTAGATTATATCTCTAAAGCTGCTAAAAATAATTTATTAGTTGCTGGATTAAAATGGGAGAGAATAAATGCTAAATAATACTGAGGGGTGGATTCACGACCCACGAGCCATAGAAGAGGTGATGTCTTCTCTTGAGCAACCATTCTTTTTTCAAGCGGCTGACGTTTTACAAGCTACTGGTAAGGGTAAATCAGCTTACCTTTATGAGAATTTTAAAAAGTTAAATATTCCATATCCCAAGCCACTCCAAGCTGGCGAAGGAGACTGTTTTAATCCGTCTTCATTAGTTACTATGGCTGACGGCTCTAAGAAATCTATCATTGATATTAAGGTTGGTGATTTAGTAATTTCTGCAATTGGTAATATTAAAAAGGTTTTATCGGTATTTAATAAACCGTTTACTGGTAAAATGATTAAAATAACTACTCAGAGTTACCATAAACCATTGATTTGCACACCTGACCATAAATTAGTTCAATGTGTTAGTAAAAATACCACTAGATGGAATCGAGCGGATCTATTAGATCTTAAAGATTATATTCTAGTTTCAAAAATGCCTAACATAAATAATGAAAAAATATACGATTTATCACAAATTTGTCCGAAGTCTGAGAACGTAGGTACTGATCAAATTAAAGCAATTAGATCTAATAAATTAGCTAACAGATTTATTAAGAATTCAGAAAAATTATTTTGGTTATTCGGTATGTATTTAGCTGAGGGAAGTTGTGACTTAGGTGGTGACAAATTACCAAAAAGAATTACATTTAACCTATCTAATGATGAAATTTTAATAGCTGAAAAAATTAAACAATACATTAAAGATGTTTTTAATCTTGATGCTATTATTTGTAGTGTCCCATCGAAACCAAGTGTTTTGTACGTAAGAATTGGTAGTTATTTATTTGCTAATTTTGTTAAACATTTTTGTACCGGAAACGTTTATTCTAAATCATTTAGTGATGACTTTAAAATAGAATCATTTTCTAATAAGTTAGCATTGCTTGAGGGATGGATGGATGGTGATGGATGGGAAGATAGAAAAGGCGTAACCGTAAGTGAAAATTTAGCTTATAATTTTTTTGATATAGCTAATTCTTTGGGCATGAATGTTAGAATTGATCATCGTAAAGCATACAAACAAAGTAAAAAAAGTTATTCGGTCGATATTAATTGTAGTGTTAAAACTTATGAAAAAGCTAAAGTTTTTACGAAAACTAGACTAAGTTATAATTTTATCACTAAGGTAGGTAAAGCTGCTAAAATAAAAAATGTAGAATATATTGAGCCAGAAACTGACAAGGTTTATTGTATTGAGGTAGAGGGTGATAACTCATTTATCTGTGACGGTTATGGTGTTCATAACTGCGTCTCTCACGCCACATCTTTGGCACTCGACACTTTATCTGTTACTGAAATTGTAAATGGCGATAGAGAAGTTTGGGTTGCAAGATCCGCTAGCGAATACGTTTATCATGTTTCTAGGATGGTAATCGGTAAAGGTAGATTTGGCTCCGGCGGAGGGTCCGTGAATGCTTATGCCGCTAAGGGTCTTCAGGAATATGGTAGTTTACGACGAACCCAATATAACTCTGTAGATTTAACTAAATACTCTGAGAAAAGAGCGTATTCTTGGGGTCGTGGTTCTATTCCTAAAGATCTTTATGACATAGCTAAGGCCCAGAATATTGGTAAATTTGCAGCTATTAAAAATTTTAGTGATGCGTGCGACAGTCTTTATAATGGATATCCAATTGTTGTTGCGTCAAGCCAAGGGTTTTCTTCTACGAGAGATAAGGATGGTTTTTGTAGACCTCAGGGTAGCTGGATGCATTCCATGAGTGTACTTGGATATAAAGACGGTAGTCGTCCCGGTGTTGCAATTTGTAATTCTTGGCCCAGCTTTTTACCCGGAGAAAATGAGTTTGGGTTACCACCATCGTGTTTCTTCTGCGATGCTTCTGTCTTTGATAATATGTGTAAAATGGGTGACACTTTTTCATTAGCCGGATTTAACGGTTTTAAACCACGTGCCGACGCTCGTGTAATTTAAGGATAAATCTTCATGAAGTATAGAATTGTAATCTTGTTAGTTCTTTTTTTTGTTTGGCAAAATATGGGTGGCCTTGGACCTCTAAGTCCCCCATTTATTGCTGATCTATCCGCCCAAGAATTAGAAGCTAAAGTTATAGCTGCTCTTTTGGTTTTATCTGATGATGGGCCTACGCCCATCCCCGTAGTTATACCAGAAGTTAAAATTATTACACCTCTGGAAGAGCCTAGAGAGGTAGTCGAGATCGAAGATCTCGCCACTATTCCCGGTCGCAGGCCAAGGGTAATTTTACTTACAGACACTAAGCGTTGTTCTCCATGTGTGCTTATGGATAGAACAATAGTTAATGTCCTTAAGCAAGATAACTTTAAATCCGCTGGGTGGACAGTTGGCAGGGATAATATTAACACTTTAGAAGTAGTAGACATAAATAAAGACAAAGAAAAGTTTTGGGAGTATTCTACCCTACTCTCTAATAGTAATTTGAACTATAACTCTACTATTCCAGTTTTTGTTAGAGTAAATAAAAAGGGAGTTATAGATAAGATTAGCGGACCCATGACACTAGAACAATTTATCACCTTTAGTACAAAGTTTGAAGAGTAACATGGAATTTGGAATAAATTCAATCACCGAACTAATAATAAAAAAAGAACTTATAATTGAAGACGGTGTCAAAATTATTTGTGGCGATAAGGTGCGGCCAATATTCTTTTCAGATGGGGAGAATATAGTTATTGATTTTGAGGCCCCTTTTGTCTACTTGATTATCAGCAAGTTGGGCCCAGTTACTATATTTGAAATTAAAAGAAAAATTAATAAGATTATAATCGGGCCCAAAACCTACACGATAGATATCGCAGACTTCCCTAATATAACTAGGAATATAAAAACATGATGGGCGAACTATTATATTCTGAATATACTCAAGAAAACCCGACTATTGTTGGTGCTAAGGGTGAAATTAAAAGAAGATTGCGACCCGGTCTAAGGCGTGAAAAATTCATAAGTATCGGCAACACCGCCTATGGCGAAGGGCTACCCATTTCTAAGGGTAGAGATGCTTGTGAGCGAGAGATGCTTAATCGCGTTAGTGGGTCTCTTGGGTTCATTGAGTATTTCTTACTAAAGGCAATAATCATGTGGATTATTCGTAAGATACTTGACTGGAAGTTTCCAACGTAAACATAATTGCTTCGTCATTTTCATCTAAATCGGCCATCTCTAGATGGCTTTTTTTCGTATATGACACATTGTCAATGATCTGAAACTCAAAAGAACGCTTAGCTTTAATAGCAAAAATTTTTCTACTAAAATTAGAGTATATAGATTTATAAAGATATGAATTGAAATTCCCTCGATCTTTATCAAAATTCTTATTGCACACTAATGCCGTGTAGCAAATATCAGACAAGATCTCATCTTCTTCAATATTCAGGCCCTTTAGGGCTTGCACTTGTTTAGAGAATCTTTTCATCAGTGATTCGGTCTCTATTTTACCAATCTTCATTTTACAACTCCATTTTCTATAACAATAGAATCTTTAATCTTGCTTTGAATATCAGCCATTTCTATAATTTTTTCAGCATAGTCGGGGTCTGTGGGTAGTGTTATTGCTGTTTTCCCATTGGGGAATATTATAGCAACATAATTATTGATATTTTTTTCATTAACCTCTTGTATAAATTTCTCTACCGCGACATTTACAGTGGGGGATTTTTCGACTTCTTCCTGAATAAGTAATTTATCGTCTATATTTTTTGCTACTTCTTCCCAAGTATATAATCTAGCCTTACCTACAATAAAGCAATATGGATCGAGAGCCTTCCATAGAGCAACGCCCTCTACACCATCCATTACATCAACAAATTTTGGTATTGTAAATGAAGAGAATCCCCGGAAGTGGGCAATCTTAAGACTGTAAAAATTAAATGGGGCAAATTTATTATCTATTTGGAACTGACCCCAAGGGGTAGATACTAATTCTCCGGTAAACATAGTTTGGGGCATACCGATAATCATTTTACCCATTCTAATCGTATCTATCTCTTGCATTTCATCTTCGTCAAAATCCTCAAAGTCATCTTCTTCTATTTCATTATTTACCTCTGACTTTTCATAATCTTTATCAACATAATTAGCCTTATAATCCTCCCAAAGAATTGATCTATTCATTAGAGTAAACCTCACTAGCTTTTATTAAGCGATTAACTTTATTATTGTCTTTTAACGTTATTATACCTTTGACTACCTCTTCATATCCGTCTTCAATTAGAATTTCGTTTAGTATATCAAAGAGTTGATCATCTGTAGACATTAGGCTTATTGTGGCGATATATTGAACATCGGAGTATATTATTTCATCAGAACTAATAAGGATATAATCGTAAAGAGGATTGAATCTCTTGTACAATTTCAAAAGGAAGGTCGCTAGTTTGATTAATATACTTGATAGTATTTTCATTTATAAATCCTAAAGGGACAAAAGAAGAATAAAATATCGCAAGTTCCCCATCAATTATAGTAGTAGATACATGGCGGATATCAAGCCATTGATATACTAAATTATAATAGTCTTTTAAATAATTTGTTGTCTGTGTTATCAATGAAGAAGTGGAGTGTGCCAAAAAGTTTGGTAAAGTATTTTCTACATCATTATGACATATCATTTTAATTGATTTATTCGTCATTACTTTTAACACTAAGTAAATTCGCACATTCATTTTTAAAGTACCCCTCTTTAAAAGAGTCTAAAAAATTACCCAATAATTCTAGTGGTTTTTTTCTAAATTGTTTGGGGGTTCTTGATATATTTGTTGCGTGCCATAAGTATTTACACACTGGTAAGTTAATATATTTAAAATTTCCATAATCAGCAAAAGAAGAATATAATTCCCAGTCACATGCATTAATGGAAAAGTTTGGTTTTACATGATCGTACACTTCTGCTTTATATAAAAATTGCCCATTATCTATACCAACACTCTTTTTATGAGACTCATACTGAGGGCAGCTTACTGTTCGGTAATAATGAAAATCTCCATTTGTATCTGCTGAATATTCTTCACGATCCCCATAAACTAATATGGTGCTGGCCTCTTTTAGCTCCTCTGAAATAATGAACTTCCTTTTCTTTGGCAAGCAGTCGTCGTCTGTATGGGATAGTATTGCCCCATTGGCGTAGGATATTCCTATATTCCTTGGTATCGTTACTGTGCCCGAATTAATGTTTAACCTAACATACTGTATATTTGCCCAGTTTTTAGACAAAGAATTAAGTAAAGATACATTACTTGAGCTTGTAAATTCGTCTGAACCATCTTCTACAACTATAATTTCTAGTTTTTTACCCAACTCACACTTAGCAAGTGAGTGCAGTGCTGCAGATAAAAAATTATGTCTATTATAAGTTGGAATTATCACGGTGATAATATCCCTATCCAGTGATTCTATCCAAGTTTTTATTTCCATTTATTAATTGCTCTCCCTAATTCTTTTTTCGTATTTTTCTTTTAGTATAACGCACATTAAAATTACTGAGTGTCTCAAAAGACTATCTATTAACACTGGTGCGTCTGGTTCACCTAAAACTTGTACAGGGGTCAAATTACTTGATGACATCAAAAGCTCCTCCAAGTTTTCAATACTCATTTCATTAATTTTATTAAACAATTTACTTGAACACAACTCTTGTTTTATGTTGTCATAATTAATTATATTATGCATATTCATCTATCCTTAGAAAGGTAAGAGTGTTACCCTCAACAAAGTTGCAAATTTTATCAAATTGATCGTAAATACTATTACCACAACTTAAGGAAGGGATCTGGGATGTGTGGCCATGCGACACTAGCGTGTCACTCTGAAGGGGATTTTCTAAGACGCCATAGGTATCCTTTAGGTTCCAATTGTAGTATACTACCGTAATCTTATCTTTGTAAACCTCATTAAGTTTTTTAAAGTTAGTGTGTGAATAAATATGGGTGTAGCCCAAGTCACAAAGTGCGTCCATATTATGTTGGTTAATGGTCCACTGAGGGGCCCTAAAAACCCTAACAAAAGGGAGCTTGGCAGCTCTAAAAATATTCTCAGAAAGTTTAATTTTATCAACGCTTTGTGTATAGTTGTAATATTTGTACTCTTCAGAAGAGTGATATGTGCCGTGTACACCTAAGCATACGTTTCCTGCGGAAATTAATGATCGTAACTTATCACACCAAGTTTTATTAGCATAAAGAGGAACGTTGTTGTAGCACGGTGGAACAAAGAAATTAATGATTAAGTTTGGGAAAGTTTTAATTAATTCTTCAGCTACTGGTAGACAGTCTACATCTGGGTTGTGGTGTAGGTCATCAAACTCTAGTATTACCTTCAAGTGTTTTCTCCGTGTGCATATAAGTTTGAAAATTGCCCGCAAGGAGAAAAGATTTCAAAAAGTGTAACTTTGTTACACTTCCACCCTTTAGTTTCCTTGAGCAATGCTTCTTTGGATCGCTGATTATCTTTTGTGTCCAATGGAATAGTGTTAAATGACCAAGGAAATTTAGCAAATGATGTGAATAACTAACAGCACTTTGTGCCAGAATCTAAAAATTTAAATTTTTCATATGTTATAACTTTGTCTTTTCTTAATTAAATCTTTATAAAAGGGTCTTCACCTTTTGGTAAGAGGTAGGAACCTAGTGGTATTGCATAAAACTTCTTCTTAACATATTCAAATCCTTCTATTGTCCATTGTAAATAAGCTTCGTGATCATCACTGTAGTGTCCACAAGCGTAGGGATCATGACTCTCCACTAGAGCTATTACTCCAGTGTCCAATCTACCGAAGTCTACAGCTCCGCAGAAATCTTCTGGCCACGCAATATCCAGCTCTGGAGCTGGCTCCTCCTCGTCATCCCCATCATACCACCCAGTAGTTAAAACCTTACCATTGGAAACGTAATATCTCCATTCTTGGGTAAAGCTTACAGGGTCTACATAATAATTTATACCGTTTGGGCGTTTTTCACCCACTTTATAAATCCTAGAAACATTATGCTTGTAAGAGGTTGAATCTTTGATAAATACGTCGGTTGATATTGGTTTATCTTTTAACTCTGAAAAACCCTTACGATTTAAGTCAATAATGTAAAAATGTCTAAACATTAGATGGCATAAAAATTCTGGGTAAAAATCTGGCACTGGCTTACTTATTCCCAGCCCGAGCAGGGCTGCTTCACAGTATTCCACATCACCTATTGGTATACAGTTTTCTGTAAAGTCTTTCGGGTGCTTAACGCGCCACTCAAGATTCAAGGTTCTACAGGCTTGGGCGGCTTTAATTACCTCTCGGCCATTGTAACCGGGCTGAAAACAAACAACGTAGTCGTTCACTTAAATTCCTTATAAAGTGCAGATACGGTAGCAAAGCCACCGCTCCAATCCCAAACATCTCTTACAAAACATTGAAACTCAGCGTGGGTTAGCTCTATAGTATCTCTTATATCCCAACTCATCATGTCGATTGCCGCATCATAATCATCTGAAAAATTATGAGGTACTTCAAGTTTAATACCAATTTGATCTACTAAGACTATATAACCACTAGTATTTTCTGGGGCGGCAGGATCAAAGGTTTCAATCTTTTTCATTGCTGCTTCGGCTCTCTCATCTAATCTAATGCTAGCTTTTTCATAAGCGTCCTTTAATCTTCCTTGAGCTACAACTTTATACCCCGTAAGGGCTTCTTCATATTCTGCAATATGCTTTACTTTATTAGCCTTAAGTTTTTCTAATAAGTCTTCTCGTTTTACTTCTACTACTCTTTTCTTTTGGTCATTCATTGCTTGTTGGGCCAAGTGTGTGCTCCTTTTGCGGACTATTGTGTGGAATTAGTAAAATGTTTTTCTTCAGCCAATGCTAATAAATACGCTGCTTGAGCTACATCTTTTGCAGCTTTAGCATAATGAGCAGAATTTTCTGCGGTAGATGCATTTCTAGACAAAGTAATTAATTTGTTTATTGCTTCATTGTATTCTTGGTTCATTTATTTTCTCTATTATCTTTAAGTGATTCATACATTAAGAATTCTTCATATTCTTTTAATTCTCTTATGGTTTTCTTAAATTCTTTATACGATATTATTCCATCTGCCATGAGACTATTAATACGAAGTGCCATAAACTCAGGATATTTAATCTTATTTTCATTGAGTATTGATAATTCTGCTAGTGATATTTTCTGGTTTTCAACTATTGTTGGTAATTCAACAGTTGAATAATATAGTACGTAAATACTAAAAGAGGCAAGTAAAATACATGAAATTTTTTCTATAGTTTTCAAGTTATTTTCTCCAATATATTAAAGTCACTTACGTTAAAATAAGTGGGGTCATAAAACCAATTTGCTTCTATAGTTTCTAGGCGGAAGTTGTTATACTTAAAAACTATTCTATATTTTCCTGCGGCCTTTTTACGTAATATTTCATCTGGAATATTGTCAGCGGCAGATATGTAAACACCTACTATATCCCCCTCAAAAAGAGGTTCACCATTTCTATCTTTGCAATACGTATCTCTGTTCATTAAAGTCTTCTAAAGATACCATCTCAAAGAAACAGCCCTTAACGCTGCCCATCCTATCAAAATCATTCATAATAAAACCAGTTAATACAAGTGGGAACTTAAGTGGTTTAATTAAATCTGCAAATTTAATATCGCTCTTAATTATATCTCTATCTTCATCTTCCCATTTCTCAAGCTCTTCTTCTAATTCTAGGCCCATCCCTTCAAATATATCATGGATATTATTACCATAAAGAGCATCTCTTAATTCGATATATTTATCTGCATAATTTTTCCTACATTCCTGATAAAAATCAAATGAAACCTTTACTTCTTCTGGCCATGTATCATATCTATTTATATTTTTAGACCATTGAAACCACGGCTCTAATTGGGCCCTATCCTCTTCTTTCTTCTAAAACTAAAGGTTAAAGTCGCATTTCATGCGAGTAATTCATTCAATCTTCTTCTTCGCTCAATCTTTTTAGTTGAGTTCATACACCACATCCTCTGGGCCAAAATAGGTACGTTTATATCCTATTTCTTCCAATTTGCTAACCACTGCCGCAAATTCTTCAGGGCTTATATGGATGTGCTCAAATTGTATCTTCTTTATTGTTAGTCCAGTAAAATCACACCCCAATAAAACCTTAGCGTCATAACCTTCAGTGTCAATTTGTAATATGTCCACTACTGACTCGTGGAAAAACTCATGGAGCGGATAACAAGTGACTCGGCGAGTCGATATTACTTGATCAGAATGACCGAGCTTATGTAGGTGGGACCTGTTCATAGATGCGTGTTGAGATCCTTCGTTTCCGGGAACGTCATTATCAATGAAAAGATCTAACTCTTCATGCGTGTCAGATATGCCGCAACAAAAAACAACAACATTAGTGAATCCAGCAACTCTGTAATTTTCTCTACAGATTTCTACAGCTTTTGGATTTGGTTCAATTAGATCAATTTTCCAATCTAAAGAGGCAGGCATGTTTTCTTGACATAGTTTCCAAACGGGATCATTGTCTGTATTACCTTTATTTGCACCAACTTGTATAATATGCACTGCGTGGCTCCCTTAATTTTTTGTAAATTTTTTACTAATCCATTCTATCGTATCGTATAAAATTAGACCATACCTAATATTGTATCCATAATATATTAACATCCATAGTAAAAGTCCCGGCCAAAACCAAGGTAAAATTAATGTTGTACTTGCATCATTGATGTCAAAAAATATTAACACAAGAAACACAATAATAGCCATGTAAATTAGTACGTATATCATTATATATTTTCTAAACTAAAAAATCACCAAGTAATTTGCCGGGTATTAAAAATTTGGTGTGGGACTCTTTGTTTTTATCATTTAGATAAGACAAATGATCTATGCCAGTTCCATAATGCATGGCAAAAAAGTCCCTTTTCTTTACTGCTGGGTAAAAATATTCCATTTCTTGCCACTCGGTGTCTTTCCTAGATAATGGGCGTGGCCAATCATCTAATACTAATTCTTTTCTTATGCAAAAGTAAGAAGATTTTATAACAAAGGTATACTTCTTACCAAAGCCAATGTGCGGGCAAATTAATCCAATGGACTTATTCCCCTGAAACATATCGTTATATTCTTTTAGCCAGCCACCTCTTTTAGAAACCGCCATTTCTGCTATGAAAAAATAATATTGATAATCACTCTTTAATACTTCTAAGTAACCTGCTCTATATGCTCCAATATCTTCACCGACATTTTGTCTTTCAAAGTATTTTATATTACTATATCTTTTGTCTAGGGCAATTCCCATTTTAGAAATGGTGTCAATTTCTTCCCGACTTCTTGATCTTCTATTTTGTATGTTTGTTTCAAACTTATTGTGAATTATAAATATGTCGTGATCAAAACCTAAGTCAAAACTAAGTAAAGATTTAAGACATCGAGATACTCTATTGTAGTGAAAAGCTGGAACTATTAAACAAAATTTATTCAAGGTGATCTCATTTTTTTCTTAGTAAGCAGGAAGTATTTGCGTCTGTAGAAATGATTTTAACAATTTCGAAATCGAATCCAAATAAGTAAGTGAAAGCATCCTTACTTAATCTCCAGTAGTCTCCAAAGCTTCCTGCTTCCCCATGATAATCTGGTGCCTTGGGACCCCAAGGTGAATCGACTATAACATATCCACCCCTATTTAATAAAGCATCAAAAGCTTCTGATAGCTCAGTAATGTGTGGTATATGTTCTATTACTTGAGTGATGTGGATTAGGTCGTAAGTAATTCCATTAGACCAGTCGGTTGGTTCTACAATATTCCCAACAATATCTGGCTCCCATTTTTTATCAAAATCTAAAGTGGTTAGTGTATACCTACTAAATAGACGGGGATTGTCTAAGCCCGGCTTACCTTTATGGGTTCGCGGATTACCAGCGGTCCCTACCATTAACATGGTAGGATTTAATAAAGTTACATTGTTTAGATTGATAATAGCGGCAAAATCCGCTTCAGCGGCTTCGCAGTCTTGTCTCGTTTGGCTTTTACTCATTTATATATTTTTCCCCAGATTTCTGAACAATGTCTATATTTTTCTATTAGGCAATATTTATATCCAATGTTATCTAGTATTTTAATCAATTGTTCTTTATCTTTTATTGGTGATGTGTGGGAAGGGTTATATTTTTCAACCTCTTCTTTTGTTTCACCAATTGGCACAATAAAGAATAAGACTTTACGAACAACATTAATAAGAGTTTTCAGGGCCACTTCTAGGTCTAGGGCGTGTTCTAAAGTATGAGAACAAAATATATAATCAATGGATCCTTCTTCAAATTCACACAGTGTATGAAAATCTGAATTCAAAACTATGTGTCCACGCTCCTTAGCCTTGGCCAACTTTTCATCTGATAAATCTACACCAATTATATTGATAAATCCCATATCTTTGAGAGCATCTAAACCTCTACCTTCACCACATCCCACGTCTAATACGTGGGCTTCACGATCTATATCTTTGAAGGTTTCTCGTATTGCGGCTTCTATTGAGTCTCCCCAAGGTGATCCATATGACCAAGCAGATCCAGACACTTGGATATCTATGTATTCTTTATCTAACAAGGTGATTCCTTATTCCATTGAGGGTATTAAAATTAACAAGGAAAATAGAAAATTTAAGAGAAAAGGTATGACTTGGGAAAACCGTGGAAAGGGCGGCTGGCATATTGATCATGTTCTTCCGTATGCAAGTTTCGATCTTTCAGACCCTGAACAACAGAAGATTTGTTTCCATTACACAAACCTACAACCATTATGGGCTACTACCGCGATTGCAATGAGCTACGGGGAAGGGTCAGAATATGTTGGAAACATTGAAAATCTGATAAACCCTATCCTCTTAATTTAAAATAATCTTTATACCTTAAAGTTTGCGAAAGCGTGCCCTCGTTATGCTCAACGTAAATAGCTGTATCTAAATAATACATAGGGATGCTATTATGTTGAGCGTACGTAGACAAATCCCCATCCTCTGTGCCAGAAATTCTACCACTTTTATCTAGATCGTTTGGAAATGTAAACCCTTCATAAATTTCTCTACGGGCAAATCTACATATTCCACCGACATGATGTACCCTGCGTAACTGGTAATATGAATCATTTTCTTCGTCATGTATAGAGGAGTGAGCATACCCCTTAACACCACAAAGATTATTCTGTAAGCCCCCAACCATTGGTGCCCAAATACTTTTACCCAACACGCTATCAAGAAACATACAATGACTAAAGAAATCCTTGCTAATAATCTTGCAGTCATCGTCAAACTTAAGGGTTAATTTTCCGGACAAATGCGGGACAATATAATTTATTCCCGCCCCTATGCCAATATTTTGTGGTAATTCGTGGGCAATTACGTCAAAGTTCTTAAGCCCTAGGTCATATAGATTATTTTTGCAACCTTGGAAAATGACGTGATGTTCAATTGTAATGGGGTTTTCAGTGTGGATTGACAACATTTCTGCTTCATAGGTGGCTTGCCCAACCGAAGACACGCAGTCTCGTAAGTACTTATCCCGCCCGCCCAAAGTCATTGTAAAGATAGATATATCCAAATTACCTTTTCCTTTTTCCAAGTTTCTCGTATGGGATTGTATGATGACATTCTCTACTATGTTGATAACAGTGGTCTCCACAAGAATCATTCCAGTACCTTATACTAGAAGATCCGCAGTATAAACAAAGTCTACCAACAACCTTATATAGATTTGCAAATATAATTTCATCTAACTCTTGTTGGGTAAATAAAGAGTATGATTTTGCCCGCACATCTGATGCCGTTATCATCTCAAAAACCGCAGAAGTCATGTCGTCAGATTTGGGTGAATTTGGATATAAATATTTACTATTCAAGTCTTTATCCCTTATCCAAAACCTTATCACACGCAACACAAAACTCTACCCAATCACCATTTATCCCAAAAATCAACTCTTTATCTTTTTCTATATACTGGTAGGATGCCAGCCTAATGATTTGTTTTATTTGAGCACACCTTCTAGCTATGCTCACTTCGTGATTCAAGATTGTATCCTTTTTGTTGATTTATCAACAGCTTCAAAACAATCTGCCTCGTGGAGTTCTCCAGTAATACTAACTAACCATCGATTAGTTAAAGCTGACCATACTATGTTATCTATCGTATAATTATGACCAGCGATACACTTACAATTCCCATTTTCTATTCCATTTATGCATACTTCTATCGCATCCTTTATACAAAATATCTTTTCACCTATACCAAAGGGCTGAGATTGCATTAAAACACCACCCCTAATTTTTCTAATTCTTCCTTATTCTCTTTGACTTTTTCGTTATTTATTCTTCTTTTCTGGTTGATTATGGTAACTATTGTTGGGCACCCAATTTGTATTAGAGCGGGACAAATAAAGGATATGGACGAAACCTGAAGAAATGATTTACTGATAATACATGAAATAAAGAAAAAACAAATTTGTAAAAGGGTTATATTAAACCACGCTTCATATAAATCTATTTCTAATTTAGGCTTTGGCAAGCTGTAAGAATAGCATTTTAATGGAAGTGGATGGTAAGGATTATGCATACAATATGATCTCTATAAAACACACTGGAACATTTTTAGAAAAAGGTGTAGCTGAAGCCACATAGATCACTTCTATCGAAGAATCTTGTTCACAAGTATCAGTAGAAATGTATACAAAATATTTATTCTCTTGTAGCCAAACCCCATAAATTGACACGGTCAGCATCAAATTTCGTGCAAGTGCGGGGTTCATACCCCGCTCCAATCAACAAAAGGAGATAGGAAGGGCTCATGGCAATGTGTTGAGGCACCCAACATGGGAGTAAAAAGCACTACGTGATTCTTACGAAGAAAACGAAACAATTCCCTATCTTGTAGCCCAAAAGACTTCGCTAACTTATACACCTTATCTAGATACAACCCTTGGGAAATTGCCCACGTACAAGTGGTGCTTTCGGCAGTTCTCCAATATTTAAGATTTCCAAGTCTAATTAAAGTTTGGTGAAAATCTATGTCGTCGGTTCTTAGTAGTCTATCTAAATGATCATAAAGACTTATAACATTATCTTTATTTATGGCGTCAGCCACCTCAAATCCCTCTTTAAGTACTGCAAATGCGTCGTCAGTATGTAGGTAATCATCTTCAACAAAATAAATAACATCTGTTTGTGGCAATTTTGCGGCAAAGTCTAAGCAATACTGAAGAGATCCGGCGTTAGAATTCAAATTTATTTTTTCAATATTAATGTCACAAAAATCTAGATGGGTATGCAGTTGTCCTTTTTCACCGTCGTGAACAGCAGTAAGAATAATTTCATCTTCTTTTGTAATTCCTTGTGGGTCATATTTAAAAACACCCAGTAAATTATCTAAACACTTTAGCTTAGAGAACCACCTTGGTCTAGCGTCCAGCTTTGTATCTAGTTCGCAACACCTGTAAATTACGTGTAGTTTCATATAAATGTTTTACTTTTTTCCTGTGTTAAGTTCATTAATAAACAAAATTAAGATAAAACCGAAAATAAATAAATTTAAAAATGGTATTAAACACCAAATTGATCCCCAGAAAGCGTTTGATACTGACGGATAATCTTTTATAAATGAATTATATATTTCGCCCAAAGACAATGCTGCGAACGAGATAAGTAATGATACAAATTTCTATACTCATATTGGTAGCCCTACAGTTATTTTTTTAAATCATTCAAGCCATTCCTTAAACTTTGGTATGTAGTGGGCGGGTACATTGATATTGTAGGTGATCTACTACGTTCATTTTAATTCCAACTTAATCTTTACTTTTGCCTTAATCTTTTTAACAAAAATGTGATTATTAAAAGATTCTAGGTCATTTCCGCTCTCAACTGACATTCTATATGTAGAATTCTCTTCATCATACCACAAAGATACAGGAAACTCATTACAGCCACACCCAATAAAGTACGTAGGATTCGGGTCGTCTTCTCTTTGTGTATTAACCATTTGGAAAATAGTTCCCTGTTTTGCCCCATACATTTGCATTGGGCGAAGCAACTTTATCTTTTTATCACTATCTTCTTTTTTTACTATTTTAATTTTCAAAATTATTTCTCCTAAGGTGTGTAAGCTCTTGCCCACTTAATAAGTTCTCGTCCAGAAACTTCTTTCTCTTTCATGTGTGAAAAAGTGGGGTAGGTTATTACAAATTTCTTTCTACTCAACTTTTCTACTTTACAACCTCTATCCTGTAGTATCTTCATAGCTTTCTTGGTTTTCAAAGTCTGCACTCCCTACGTAGTGGGCACCAACAATTTCCGTTAAAGCTTCTATGCTGTAATTTATACTGGCGTTTGCACAAAGTAACACCTCCATATCTTTATTAAAATCTCTAAACACAGCGATATCTAGCCTAGACTTATTAAGGCTATCTTGTATTTGTTGGATTTCTTTGTTTGAATAATCGGCAGTGTCTACAATGATTGAACGCCTCATGAAAATAGCTCCTTGTGCTTTTCGTCTATATATGCCATTGCTGAAAAATTAAAACTACCGTGGAACATAAAAGATTTATAAGTACTTAGATCCCCATATTCATGAGGATCTTCTTTAATTGGACGCTCCACACTAAATCTACGGGCTAATTCAATACTAGGAAATTTAATACCCTTATTATTTTCTAAAAACTTTCTTGCTGTGACAGAAATAAACCAGTCTTCATTACTTATTATAAATCCACTCTGAGGTATTAAATCAGCCATTTGGGATGAGGCTTCTAGTAGCTTTTTTGATCGCAGACAAGCACCACCGTTAAAACCCGTGTGTTCATTATCCCAACAGGCCCCAATGTAATCATACAACAAGAACTCCTCAATCCAAAGATCTGGATTTATTATACAAGAATCCCATTGTTGAACTAGGCAAAAATCCGTATCAATAAAGTTAACAAGGTGTTTTAAAATCCAATAAGAATAGGTCCCGTCGGCTTTGTATTCTGCCCATTTAATTACGGGATGGGTAAACTCTTGCGGACATATGATGAGGGCTTTTTCAAAAGAAAAGGACGCGAGCGACACCTCCATAGCCTTTATGGTTTGCTCTAAAAAATCTTGCGTATGGATTATTGATACTAGTGTTATTAATTTAGAAGGCATTCTACTCCTCCTCCTCGTCGTTGTCCTCTTCCTCTTCTTCGGTCTCAAAATTATCTAGATCGCATACAAAATTGAGATTTGTCATACGAACAAACTCCTGCAATAAATCATACATCTTATTGTGCTTATCGCTAGTGTAAAAATTAAGGCGTCCATTATAATTTGTTAAGGATTGCTGACTTAGACCTCTTTCACCATTAATAAGTTCTTGGAAAATAAAAGGTGAGTTACTTATATCATTTATTATTTCAATAGCTATTTGAAATGCTTCTAGTAGTGACTCCTTAGTATTCATGGTCACTAATTCGGCAAATCTTTTTGATAAATCTACAGTTTCTTTGTTTGCTATGATCAAGAGAGTAATTCCTTAAAAATGCGTGCTGTATTTTCCCAAGAGAACATCTTTGAAATTTGTATTCCTGTAATATTAACCTTATAGCCATTCTTATAGGAGGCTCTAAGGGCTTCAACAAGGTGATTTATGTCGAAGACGCCCCAATTTCCTTGTCCGAAAAACCACTTGTCATCAAATGCAGGTGTAAGACTAGTAACAGGAATAAGCGTCGAGTTATGTCCATTACAAAATTCTGTGTGCCCAGCATAGTCAGTAACAATTACTTCCTTGCCACACGCCATCATTTCTAAGGTTTCTAATCCCCACCCCTCAGCTTTAGAAGGGAAAACGCCGCAACTAACAGTGTTCATTATTCGGGCTAAATCTTGCTGGGTTTTAAATGGGCCAACAAACTTTATCTTTTTAGCCTTACCCATTGGGGTATTCATGTATTTGTATCTAATACGGCCCATGAATTCTGTATCATGGAAAATGTTATTCATAGACATCCATAGCTCAACATTGTCCGTAGGTTTAAACGCAAGATTAAAAGCTTCTACTATTTCATCCTGAGATTTTCTTATTTCCCACTTACCAGCAGAAAAGAAGATGTGTACATTTGGTGTGTGTTCTACCTCGTGAAATATATCGCGATCAACACCAAGTGGAACCACTTTAACAGGAGTAGTAATACCGTTGTTTTTTACAACCCCTTTTGCCCACTCAGTACACACCCATATCTCATCAACACTAGATAGGTGGGCTTTTTCAATATTGTTAAACGTATCTAATTCAAAAATGGTATAACCTATACGTTTATTTTTGCCCACCATCATAAGGTCAAACTGATGGAATAATCTAACTGTTGGTAAAGATAGATCGTAAGGTTTGCTTCCTATGAATTTGTTAGTAATAGATTGCGGCAATCCGAAGGATGGTTGCCCTATTGGTATAATATTACAATCTAAATGTTTTGCAATATTTAGGGCAACCAATCCATATGAAGTTATATTACTTATAGGAGCGTTAAAATTAAACAAGGTCTAAACTTGCTAGACGACTTTGCAGGTCGTTAATTTTTCTTGCTCTAGCTGGCAACATAGCATTAATAACCTCTCTTATTTTTATTGCCTCTGGAGATTTACCGCCTTCTTGTGACCAAATTTCTTTTGTTCTAGCATCGGTTGTGCTAAATTTTTGTTTGGTAAGGTGATTCCTTAATGGATGAAGTACGTCGTTTCTAAATTTTTGTGACGCAACAAGATCCTTCTTTTCATCTTCATCGGTGTATCCTAAATACTTCCTGCAGTCTAATAGAGTACCCGCTGAACTCTTTGCCACTTCTCTTACAAACTTAATCTTTCGAAGATCTGCGTCTGTAACAGATACACAAACAGTTTCAAAAATTTCTTTCAATTTGTCATTCATCTTTTAATTTTCCTTTATAAACAAAAGAGTTTTTATTGTATGACCAGACACAATTTTCTGGATCATATAAATAATCTGCTTCAAGATAATACCCATTTTTATCTACTATTGGGCAACAACAACCGTTTTCTAATTTGTAGTTTGGGGTCATTTTTTTACACAACACACAAGGCTTAAGATCAGTTTCTTCATCTTCTGGGTGCCAATATCCACTATCACTATACTCAGATATTACACTATGCAGTATTTGGGGAAAGATGGGAAGTGTTTTACTGTTGTGTAATGTACTGTATAAACCCCCTGTGCAAAATTTATTGTAGCACTCACCACTAAATCTAACTGAACAACCAATATCAACATTGGGGTGGTGATAATTAAAGTAAAGACGTAACTCGTGTGAAGGTTCTACTAACATTCTTGGTTTTTCAAAACTGAAAAAACGATCACAACTTGACTCACCATCTTCATCTTCATCTTTTGTGGCTACACAGGTTATTGGTTTAAATTCATATAGAGTGTAATTATTATTACTCTGCTTAATCTTCCTAGGTTTTTTTAACAATACATCCAACATAAAATTCCCCAAAAGGTATATTAACACCGTAGTAATTTTGTAATATATGTGTGTCCCTTGCAGTACAAGTCTTTAAGAAATCTAGTAGATCTTTGTCCGCACACACATTTATATTACTTCTGTTCGTTGTTATTGTTACAGTTACCAAAGTACTCATCTGGGTTCTCCGGAGATAAAACAGAATTAATAGAACAAAAACTCAACATCCTGTGAACGGGCCAACCTTTTCCACCCATCAAATTGGCGAATTGATTAACGCTGGTCCCAGCTGCAATGTTGGCTATATAGTTACTCATTGGTTGAACGCACCCAAAACTTGCTGATTCACTTGATGGGAAAATGGTTTTGAGATACCAATCATTAGTAGTCTCCATGTCTTTTACAGTAAGAATTTGAGCAACAGAAGCCCCGATTCTAACATCAAAGAAATATTTGCACTTATCCCTGTAGTAGTTATACAGGAGTTTCCTTATATCAATGTTGTCTACGGTACTCCATACTGCGTCATAGGTGGTGTTTTTCCCCACTATTCTAGGGGCCCATTTATTAGGGTAAGCACTTACTTTAATGGCTTCGCCCATTTGGGAAACAATTTCTTCAGCTAGAACTTCTACCTTTGTCTTGCCACAATCACCCTGTGACCAATTCTGAGGAATTATATTGTGCGCTTCTACAATGTCATTATCAACTAAATCAATAGACTTGACTCCAAGTCTAGCTACACAACTCGCTACGTTTCTACCTATAGCCCCACATCCGACAATTAAGACCCGTACTTCTTCTAGGTTTTTAGCAGGGCAGAAGTACTCTTGGCGAGAATAGAAAGCCGCGCTCATTTGAAATCTCCTGTATTAATTTTACTTGCTGTATCTTTAAATTGTGGATACTTTAATCCCGCTGTATTAATGGCTTTTACTCTGTCAAGTTTATTATTACTTTTATAGGCTATCTGGAAATCTTTTTCTAACAAATCCCCGTGTATAGCTCCGAGAATAACAGATATTCCATCCATTGGATTATAAGGGTTGTCAAACTCAAATATTCTTTCCATGCTCTGCAAGGATGTAATATCCTCTATGTCTGCGAATGCAGCTTTCATTCTTTGTAGCTCGTTGTCAGTCATCACCCTAAATGATTCTCGGTGCTCTCCTAACTCGAGTAGCATTTCTGGGATTATTTCCGGGGACGCACTTTTTTTAAAACTATTTTTAGCGGGTTGGTAATGACTATGGTTTCCACCATATCCTTGATACCCGCTTCTTATTACTGTGTAAGTATCTGGGCTAACTAATTTGTCATATTCAGTAATCAGTTCGTTAAATTCTGGGAAAATTTCAATTAGTGAAACATGTGGGAGGAGTGACTTCTTAGCTTTTTCCATACCCAATTTATCTACAGCCCTTTCCCCAAAAATATTTTTTAAACCTGTTAAAATTTTAGCATCGTATCCTTCATCTTTAATAATTTCAACAGGTATCTCTTTTTCTACTTCATACGGATGATCTAGCCCGTTTACTGATGTGCTAAGATTACCTCTAACTCTCAGTTTACAGGTAATTTGTCCTGTCTTTGACAGGATCATCATTACCATAAAATTTTTCATAGCGTTATCTTGGTCGTTCCAAGTGCTCATATCTTTACCAGAGGGATTAGCTGAACTATCTCCAGTCATTGGGTGAGTATGACACCAAACTCTTTCACAGTTAATAGGTGGTATTCCCGCCATAGCGTTAGTTTCTATATATTCCGCCATATACTCGGGGCAACAATCGGAACTAGTTGAATTTACTTTTTGTTTTACGATCCTGAAATCATAAACATGAAGTGGGTTTTCTTTGTGGGTGATTCCAAACATTGTAATTTCTGAGTCTTTGTGGTCTCTCATAAATACAAACTTATCAAATGCATACGCATCAATTTTAAGTGTAAGTTCTTTTTTGGGTGTAGTTGTGTTCATACTTTAATCTCTTCCTTTTCTTGACAAACTTCACAGATTGCCTTGTTGTTTATGGTAAAGTAATACGGGGTGGTTTTTTCACAAACTGAACACTTTTTAATGCAATTTAGGGAATAAAATTTCCCATCAATTTCTTCAGAACAATCCTTGTGTATAATTGCTTTTGTTTTTTCACAACTAATTTGTTCTCCGTCAAATTGGTAGCAAACAGAGCACTTTTGTCCTACCCAATTATCTATGTACGCCCCGCTCCAATTAAGTGAGTTAGCATTATACCTACATAGTAATCCACAGACATTGTACAAAATTGACATTATATCAAATTTTTGGGTATCTGCTCCCGATAGACGCGGATTTAGATATCCTCCTAGGCACAGCCCTCCATTTGGTCCTATGTGTGGGTGAAAACAACTTTTACCCCCAATGTTTCGCGGGTTATTTTCTCCACTTGGAGTACTTACTGCAGATAGACCTACTGAACGTGGAGAACTACTAACGTAATCGTCGAAATATAATCTTGTTTTAAATAGTCCTAGGTCTACTGTTAGGTTAGTATTTGTTTGGTGGTTTTTTTCTGATATTACGGCTCTAGATTCAAACATAATTGTTGATACATACTCATCCATTTCTAGCATTGTAAAATCGTGCTTTTTAACTAATCCATCATAAAGGCTATCGAAGCCTTCTCTACTTACAGCCTTTAAGGGTTCGCGATAGTATGTATCGCCATAGTTGGCCAATGTATTTACCGCAGAAGAAAGTTCTCGGATTGTTCTACTTCTAGCTTTTTCTAGTGTTTTGTAGCTTGTGTCTATTACTGGAAGATGTTCATTCTCCCATTTTTTTCTTCTCGAACACCCAATAGTGTATTGTCCATAGAATTTTTCTTTAGTTAACATCACACGCTCCACATATTACTACATCAGATTTAATAATCCAATCCACTTTATCTTTTTTGCACACATAGCATTCTTTAACCATTGCTGGATTGTAAATAGTCCCATTTATTACCTTACCACAGTTTGCGTGTAGGATCATGCCGGTTTTAGGGCAGGTAATCATGTTCTTCTTGGAGTATTCCTCGCATACGCAACATTTTCTACCAATAAAATTTTCCATTGAACTAGCAATGTATGACGAATTAAACACCGATAACTGTTTTATAATGTTATCAATTATATCATAAAAGAACTTGTTTGTATCAAATGCTTTTGTAAAAATGGCATAATGTATGAACTCTCCGTATATATCAAAATATGGATGTTTTATTTTTCCATCAGTTTTTAATTTAATTATTCTTGGATGTAAAATATTTTCTTTACTAGTAAAAGTAACATGAATTGGGAAATTTTCAAATTGTAGGGTCCAAAACTCACCTGTCTTTATATTTTTATTATGTAAATTTAAATCAACACTAAAATATAAACTTTGGTTACCGGAATGTTTTATAAATTTTATGCTTGGGTACTTTTCTTCTAGTTCTTTTATTTGAGAATCTAGTGTGGCAGGGTTGAATTCTTCAAAAGAATTTAAGTAATCCAAATCTATGTCTGAATATTTCGACATATTATCTCGTATCTCTGGATACTTTCTTTTTTCAATATATTCGTCAATTTTGTTTTTTTCTTTATGTAATCTGATTATCTTTGAAAGTAGGAGGTCGTATACATGTTGTAAGGCATGGTTTTCTTTAAGCGTATTTATTTGCTCAAGAAAAGCCTCTGTGTATACACTCTTATCTAGTGCGGGTTTTTTTGTTGGCATTGCTGTTACCAAGAGATTACTCCGTAAGAAAATTTTTAAATAATTAAAGTAGGTGGAGCGTTTCCACGAAGATGGTTATTGTTCCGAGTATAAAGTTTGCGCAAGTATTACAAACAAAGTAAAAGGGGTGGAATTAAATTCCACCCCTTTATCCTTAAGCGGTCAGACTATTTTAGCCTGCATCGACCTTGCCCAAGCTCACAGTCAAAATATCGCCGTCACCAAGAGGCGTTTCTGTGTTTGCCTGCATTCCGTTCACGCGATATACAGATCCGCTTGGAGCCCCAACTCGTGAGCCAGCAGCCCCCGCAGTAGAGCCGTGAGACAGGGTTACTGATACCTGATTGCCGTCTGAAAAAGCCTTGATAACGTTTACTGTAATGTTCAAGTGATTACTCCAACTAAAAAACCAAAAAGATGTGGGTGGCCAACATTAACCACCCACTGAAAACTAATCTCGGACTTTCGTCCTTCAAATACTACTCAGCTTTTGGAGCTGGCACTGACCAAATCAGGTCGTCGTTTGTTGGAACAAGCAATCCCGCACACTGTGCGAACTGAATAGCAGACTGCTTAGCTCCAACCGCAGCAGCCAAGCAGAATATGTTCTGCGTTGACTGAGCGTGCGCAGCGGCCACATTGATTCTGTCAATTTCTTTATGCACACTTGCCAACTCATCCTCAAGGTTCTTCTTGGCCCGAGCCAACGCTGTGGAACGGTTTTGAGCTGATGTAAGAACACCAACAGTAAACCCTTCCAATTTTTCAAGAGCAGCAGCCTGCTTCTTTGCCAAAGCCTTACCAATTACGTCTGAACCAAACGTAGATGGGGCAATAACATCCGCAACAGTCAAAGTTGACAACGGATTCACAACACTCGTACTTTCACTCATAAAACTTCCCTTTGCAAAGGAAACTATAAAATGGGAGCAACTACATATTACCCCCGGTAAACTACACACTAATCACCAAAGCCATCATTAAGTAAAAATGGCCTTTGTGGACTCGAATCAGAAATTGTCCAACTAATTTCTGGACTTCTTAATTGATTTTTGTTTTTAACTACACCTATAATCTTCCTGTCGAAATTAGGTAAAAGCATTTCTATCTTATTGTTATTATTTATCGACAATTCAAAATCTTGGAAAGCGAAACTTTTTGAGTCTTTATCATACGGTATGTTTTTCGTATAATATAGAAATGAAAAGTTTGTTTTGTCTTCGGTTTCTTTTAACCCTGTAATCACGCAGGAGAATATATGGTCGCACGCCAATGAAATCGCATATGGAAAACCATCTATCGTACGTTGGAATTTAGTGTGCCCAGTAAATCTTACTGAAGATCCATCGTAAATATTAATTACCTCGGCGTATCCTTCTGGGGTAATTTGTACGTATACCCTTCTACCATCTGGATTTTTCTTATTCGTAAAGAAATGTAGATCATTGCTATATGTTTTTCCAACATATGTATGGTCAAACATTCTTCCCCATTTATGAAGTAGTGGGTGACTTTTATACTGTAATTGCGTCATAAAAACTTTCTAAGAAAAGGGTGTTATGTTTGAAGAGACAATCTCTTCTTTATTTCACTAAAAGTAGAAGAGTTGCAGGATGCTCCGTTAAGAAAGATGGAGGTCAACTCTCCCTCTTTTTCCTGCTCCGGTGAACAATCATTAAGTAACACAAGGACTCCATTGTCTCTTTTGATTACTGAAAGTAATCCTTTTGCGGACTTCTTCATGCCATCGCCAGTTTTTGGATCTTTAAAGATGCTCTTGGCTACGCCAGAGATTTGGACCCAAGTAGCCTTGCAGGCAATAGAATATGTATCACGGGTAACATATTGGTATGTGTAAGACCCAATACCAAACACTACATTAGTGGAAGCAAAACCCTTGTCGGCTAGTAATTTGCAAATTTGTTCACACCTATAGATGATTGGTGTGAATAAATAAGCATTCAGGGATACCAGAAGCATCCATTTCTACATCATCTAATATTAAGATCTTACCACTAACTGGGTTGCTTGCGATCCAGCTCTTGATCTCATCTATTCTCCAACTACCCTCTATATCTGTACAGGGCAATATTGGCGTATGATCAAAGATAGTAAGCCCCGCCCACAATAACTCACTTCTTACGCGGGTTATTGAGGCTGGGTGTCTACGCTAATCAGAAGAAAGAACTATCTTAGAACTGGTGCTCTCTACGAGAAATTTCAACAGTAGCAACTTGTCATTCTCAAAAGGTGTTTCGCTTATTGAGCGATTAAGAACACCATCCACGTCTAAGAAAATAATGTTCACGCCGTTTTCCCACCAATTCCAAATTTTCTAACATCTTCTCTTGGGTTTACTACCCTAATCTTTTCGACTAGAATATTATCAATACTATCTATCAATTCTTCCGTTAGTTTTCCCAAATTTTTCCTTTCGGCAACGCTTGGGATTCCCTCAACGGTAATTGAAAAATCTGTATTTTGATAACTACCAGAAGATATTTTAACTGATCTTGTTACAGTTACACTTTTGATTATCATGAAAATGCCCAATGTTTAGTTTGGATTTCGTTTACAAACACATCAGCTTTTATGTGTTTCTCTGGAGCTGGATTTGATTTAATCCATTCTTCATAAATTACTTCTGTGTCTTTGTTATTAACTTCATCCCAAGCTTCATCCCAAGCTTTATATGCAGGATTTACCATAGTAACCATGAAGGTTTTTTCACCAGTTATACTAATTAAACATATAACATGGTTGCCGCCCTTATCATAAATCCAAGATCCGGGTGGTGAAAACCTTGTAAATGGTTCACATAGTTCAAGTTTTTCATGATATATTGTACCATCTTTTGCATCTACTATTTGGTAGTTATATGAATATTTTTTGCCAACGCTTCTATTGCAGTTTAAAATACTAATAAATGCAGATGGCTTTTCATCATATAAATTTGATTCATCTATTATTTCTATCACCGAATCTATAGAAATAGTATCCATTTTTGAAATTACTTCAATTGTGTCATCAGTAAATGCCACATTTTTAAGTCTATCTTGTACGATCTCTGTGATGGTGTCCTTGGTTAGATCTCCGTATTCTTTAACATATCTAATTCTACTTAGTCTATTAAGCAGATTTTCATTAACAAACATGTGATTTGTTGTCAGAAGATACAAACACTTTTGCTTAGGAACTTGTACTCCATCCATACAGGATAGCAACACACCCCTAGTGTCCTGAGTGAAAACCTTTTCATATTCATCAACAAGAATTACACAATCGAAATCTATCGTGTTAATGAATTCTGGTATTCCGGGTAGATTTTCACTAATCATAATTACGGGCAATTTTAGCTCATTACATATAATTTTTGCCGTAAATGTTTTACCAGAACCCTTCATTCCATTTAGTAAAACGCCCAAATTTCTTTTTGATTGATTAAAGCTTTTTACAATCCTATCAATTAAGGTTTTGTCCACATCGTAGATCTTTTCTGGAAGCTTAAAAGACTCTCCTACGTGACTTAAATATAAGCCAATGCGTGGACTAAGACATAGTTGATACATTCCAGCTTCAATTTTTACTGGAACGTGTGGATCTGTAGAGTAAATACACCCGCTACTATTAACCCAAATTTTAGACAAGGTTTTCTCCGTAAGTAAAAGATGAAAAGCTAGACTCTGAAGAAGGCTTCAGCTTCTGAAAGTGAAAGAGGGATAATTGACCCTTTGGGGCTGGTCAGAGTAACACTCTTAGTGCTAATATTTATTACGGTATAACCGTCTTTAGTGGTGCCAATTCCAATAGTAGGTGTTTGTTGTGTTTCGCTCAAGAGTCTTCTCCTAAAAGGTTTTTAACTTTTTCAAGTATTTCCGAAGTGGTTTCGCCGCCATCTATGTGACTTGCTTCATCTGTGATACTATGATAAAGGTCGTTTAGAGTACCACATAGATCATCAATTAAACATTTTTCCAAATCTTAATTCTATTTTTAGGACTCCACACATCGTCATCCTCATAATCTACATCTGGCTCAACCCCTTTAATACCAAGAGGGACACAGCATTCCATTGTGATTAAATGTCTTACAGGTGCCTTTATGTAGGGCAGAGTATTTTCTATTCTAGCGTGAGAGTGTACGCACACAATAACACAAGGTTTATTAAAGCTAAGCCAACAGTCTTCTATTTTGAATCTGTGTGTTGTAAGCCTTTCAATATTCCACTCCTTGTCCCTCATTTTGGGATCTACTGAGTGACACTCCCATTTTGACATAAAGGCAAACGAGGCGGCTGTTCTTGGAGCGTGTCCATCGCCCACACAAACCACAGTAATATCCTCATTCCATTCTACTGGTAGGTGTCTGCAGGCTTCTACGGCTGCAAAACTTTCAGTGATTTCCTTAGCGTTTGGAAATAGGCCGCGTATGAGTAGGTCAGAGGCGGCCTTCATACCCATGAAGCGGTTAATATAACGGCCAGCATACCTTTTGTTATTGCCTTTTAGTTTGGAGTTTTTGAATTCAGTTGTCAATATTCTGCTCCTCTTCGCAATCTGAATAATTTTCATCCTCTTTAGCGATTCCGGCCAAAATTTTGTACAACCAGCTCTTGTTTTTAAAGCATCGCCACCTGCTTCCGTTAATTCTTAAGCAGGTGCCTTCCATAGGGTGGCGTTTATCTATTGGGTCCGGACCATCGAAGGAGTCTACTCTCTTAAGTAAAGCATCGTAATCTCCATCAAATACGAATCTATCTAATTCCAAGACATGTGGTATAGAGTGTAATATGCACCAATCTTTGACTTCATCCCAAGTTAGGTCTAACTCCTTACCGGAGGGTAATACATAAGAAATTCTGTAAACATATACTCCGAAATCCCCGTCGGCATGCCCATAAGAATAAGTGATAGTTTCGGGGTATAGTTTCTTATATTCCTTTTCTTTTACTTTTGCGAGAGACTGTCTGGGCATAATGGGCTGATTTGGCCCCTCAAAACCCACTACCTCAAAGTAGACGTGCATATGATCGTCAAGATAAGGGAAAATCTTAGCAATAGCTTTATCTCGCAAATCCTGAGGATGGTAAGATTTATCGTTTTTCTTATTGTTCAGAACCACCCTACGTGTCCCATTTAAGATTACCAACTCCCTATTGTCTACTTTTACCCATTTACTTACAATCTTCTCCCACCACTTAAGCGGGCGGAATTGGTAATTTTTGGCAACTCTTTGACTTGTTCCCTCCATCTTATTTGTAATAATAATCTCATCACCAGCCTTGAAGCTTTTCAAATTGTACTTAAATTGTTCGGTATCTTTATGTTCAGGAAACAGGTAGACGAATTTCTCGGACTTACGTAAAGCTTTTTTGCTTGAAGTTTTAGGCGGATTGCGAGCAGAAAAATACTTGTTACAAATTGAAATATTATTCCATATATCCAGAGTATCACCCTCTTTAAGCGTGGATACATCCCCACCCAACTTCTCTAGCGAAGCTACACTTATCCAAAATCCGTGAGATTTAACACCCCTAAAGGTTTGAAGTCTAACCCTGCGATTTATATCAAACATTCCTCCGGCAGGTTTACCCGACGCATCCTTGCGTCTAATTAAATCATTTGCCTCAGCAAATTCTTTTGATAACTGCAATTCACAAGGAAAGTATAAGCCGAGTGTACCACTCTGGATATTGATGCCGCAGATTACCGTTTCATTACATACGGTGCCCACAGCAAGGGAGTGTACTTCCTTGTCAGGGTGTGGGGTTACAATTATACGAGACACTATTGCTTTGTGTATAGACACGGGAAATCCTTTGTTAAAATATTCTCACCACTTGGTGAGTATTACCTGAGTCAATTGTCCGCCATTCAATAACTTTACCAAACCCATCTTTTTCTTCTATAACTGATTGAAGTTCACATGCAGCTGATTCAAATACGTCAATATCAAGAGTTTGTACAACTACTGGAGTTGCCCCACCTAGAGTAGCTACACCCTTGAGTTCATTTAGTCTAGCAATAAGTTCGTCTATTGTAAACGTATACAAGCCTATTCCTCTACCTCTGGTGTATTATTTATTCTTTTCTCTCTTTTGTCTTTATGGAATCCTGAGCCCAAACCCCTAGGTTTTTTGGGCTTTCTGAGTTTAGCTCCCTCAATTACTATTTTAGTTTTGCCCTTCTTTTTCCGCCCCAAAGTCAATCTCCTGTGATTATTTTCTTTGACAATTTGGATAGAGATGCACTCATCTTCTTTTTAAACGACCTAGACAGAATTCGAATCTGTATTTCCCCGCTAAGGGCGTTCTACCAATTGAACCACTAGGCCACCATTGCTCACTTACCAAAAGTTGGCATTTTCCCACCATTCATCATCATCATCATAACAAGTGGATTCATGGTTCCGCCCTGCTGCGTCATCAGCATAAACGGCAGCATCTTCTCCATATCTACACCGCCTTCTTTACCGCCGCCCATCATCATAAGCATCATTGGGTCCATTGGTGCCCCACCATTTTGACCCTGCATCATCATAAGCGGCAGTAACATATTGTTATCTGCTCCTTCTCCGCTCATCATCATCATAGCCAATAATGCATTATTACCACCATTTTGGCCCTGACTCATCAACATCAAAGGCAATAGCATGTTCTTCATGTTCTTCTTATCTCCCAAAAAGTTTTTAACCGAAAGTACTGAGTTTCCGCCCAACAATAGGCTATCTTGCACAGACAGAGCAACCTTTTTTCCACTATCTGTTTCAATTCCTGTAATTTCAACATTTTCTGTACTACCATCCTTATCCACTGATAAGAAGTATAGCCAATTTTCATCAGAGTTTGCGTCTTTGATGATAACAACATCGCCTTGTTTCAGGTCTGTTATTTCTGTACGTACAGCATACGCGGGAACCTTATGACCAAATTGGGCAATTTCACACAAGGAAATACTTGGTTTGCTTTTTGCTGTTTTGGGCGGTTCAAATACTGAAAACTTGTCATTGTTTGAGTTTTTAACACCCAACAACCCCTTTGATAGATCATATATACAACGATCTACTTGTCGAATAAAATCTTCTGGGTTAATAAGTGAATCTGAAGCAACTGTATTTTGTACCATACCTTTTCCTTCTTTCTGTTCTTCTAAAACAAGACAAGAACAGTCGAGAAATAGTGTAAATTCCTCCTGATTTTCGTTTAAAACATAATAAGTACCACCTTCTACAGAACAGGATCTGCCGCTATGTATAAAGACTTCCCCATCTTCTACCTCAGATATCTTTTTACTTTGTAATCTGATAACTTTTTCATATCTCAGCTTTCTATCCGGTCCAAAGTGATTTTCGTAAGAGTCTGTGTCCCCAGATGAATTAGTGTAAGATCCATCACTGTTTCTATAGTATATAGAATGTTCGTACATAAATGCTGTACCACATGGAATTGTGCAAATTTTCATATTGTAATAACCTCCAACATTTTTTCAAAAGAAGAAAAAACCTTTTCTATTTCAAAAGTAGAATCAAAAACCCTACATTCCCAATGATCTTCGCATAGTTGACGTAAAGCTGAAGCCTTGGTGTTAAAAGTGGTAATACTTCCGCAGTGCTTTAACCTTTTGGGACTTGGGTTACCTAAGGTTAATAATTTGGCAGAAATTTCTCCCAACTTTCTATCATTTAGAAAACAAAGGTAAGAAAAGCTTGGCCCACTGAAATGGAAGTGCAGACCTGAGGTTTGTGTTATTACACAAGGCACAGCCTTCAGCTGTGCAAGAAGGGAAGAGAGAATAAGTTGCGGAAATACGTCGAACTTGGGCGACCTTAACTCCATCCCAATAAATTTAGCGTCAGAGGCACTGAAGTCCTCGCTGATATTCCAACTATCCTGCGGGAAATAAATACTATCCGCACCTAATTCTACCTCTAATTGTTCACACAGAAATAGGTCGGGTTTCTTTGAACCAAACTCAAGCTCAATACCAAAGTGGTCTAACAAGAAGATCTCCTTAGTCAACCTCTTCAAAAGAAGGTTTGTTGTTTCTCCTACCTTTTTGTGGCAACTTTATCCTTTTTTCAAGATCTCGATCAGGCCGCTTACGGGCAAACTTTTCTTTACGTTTACCCTTACGGTCTATCTCTGGCTTCTCTTCTTCTCTGTCTTCTCTAAACACTTGATCCAAATCCTTCCAAAATACATGTACCATCAAGAGCTGCTTTTATAGCAAAATAAATGCCTCTGGATTTAAAAAAGTTCTCATTTTTTCCAAAGTTATACTTACCTTTGTAAGTATCTCCCGTTGCTGTAGTAAGTACTACTCTTGTAAATCCCGCATGTGCTAGGACAAATTCTCCGTAGCAAGAATCTTCTGTTAACCCCTCAGAGTAAATTATATCAATTTCGTGCTTAAGAACTTTTGTAAATTCTTTTCTTGAAAGTACGCTATCTTCTTCACCAGTATCTGGATCAATAACAACTAACCCGCCAACAGGTCTGCCGTGTGTTATATCCAGAGTTATTCCTCTAGAATTTAAGTATTCTTGCACCCCTTTTGCTACAGCACGTAGTGGGTGTGGATTTCTTCGAGTTTTTCGTTCTTCAACAAGACTCATGACTACTTCCTTTGGTTAAGTTATAAGGGTTTATTCCACAAGCCCGCATAAGCGGGATTAATTCATTACGAATTTTACTTCGTCTATTGCTAGATGTTAAATTGGTAGGATCATCAAGCCATATCAATCTGTGTCTTTGGGCGTACTCAACAATTTCTGACTTCTTAGCGTTAATAAAAGGGCGTAGGATATTACCATTTATTAGGGCAATTTGGCTTCCTCTCATTAAATAAGATTCTAAAGAATCATCTTCGTGGTGGGCGGTTAATACCAGTGTACCTTGAGTCTGCATTATGTTGTTACGCCACTCTGCCCAAGCATACTCCGTGTGCTCACTACCATTATAAGTATAGGTCTTAAACACAATTCCCGCCCGCAAACAGCACACTTCAACTAAGTTGCGTGCCCGTTTACCATATGGGGTTCCGTGATCAAAATGAATAACCTTAACCTTCTTTTTCCCACAGCGGGCAAAGTTTAGTAGGCTCATAGAGTCTACACCACCAGATACTGCTACAATGCAATTATTCGGGATTTTGCAGACTAACATTCATCTCTTCTGTCAAAAGAAAAGTGGAAAAAGCATTTCTATCCTTAGTGGCTTGATGGTAACCCTCAACATACTTTAGGTTGTGGGCATTGTCATACCCATCTTTCAAGCCTTATTCGTAAGTCTTGTTGCTCATTTTCTCGGACAATTGGTTGGCATAATCTGCCAACTGGTCCTCTAAAATTTCTGCACGGATAGACAATATCCTATTTTCGTTGTGGTCCAAAACAATTACGTGGGCAATAACAGTAAAAGCCGCAACACATAACGCTACAACAAGATTCTTCATACAAGTACCTCAAAATAGGTTTCAGAAAGATACATCATTAGGTCTGCAAAATTATCAAAAGACGCTACAGCGTCATACACCTCTTTAAATTGCGTCAGCAACACTTCTTTTGCCCAAACAAAAGGCGTGGCATCAAATGGTCCACCATAATATATTAAATGAACAAAGTTAACATACTCTTCGTGCGTCAAGGTATTCTCCTAAACTTTCTGTACATAAACAAGGGTTACGTCTTCCAAAACTCTATATTTCCCGTCCGTGCCCCACCTCATTTCATTAATTTTGTGGTAATACGGTGTAGTAAGTGTTAAAACTTGTCCTTGAAACTTTCCAATTATATATAACACTCTATACTTACGCAAGGACCTTCTCCTTAACCATTCTCAGAAATAAATGCGGGATATATTTTCTTGCGAACATACTCCACTCTTTTTCCTACGGTTTGTCTAATTTCCCCTAACTGTTTGGCAATGTCCGTTTCACCCATCCCTTTAAATTTGAGCTCAAACACTTTTCTTTACACGGGTGAGAGCATTGATAATAATTTATCCCTAAGCTCTAATATTTCAAGAGTGTGTGAAGGATTAACTTCTTCACCAACATCTCTATATTCATGTGAGGTTATCCTAATCCTTTTCTTTTCACTTAGCCTGCCCATCGCCCATTGACAATTTCTACCTATGTAGGTAGTGATTGATAAATTTAAGACTTTGTTGCTTTTCAAAATTAGCAGGGCAACTTCTTGTACGAAGTCTTCAGCCTCAATGAATTTACTATAACCAAACTTACTATGGAAATAGCAGACTAGTCGCTCAAAATCTTCGTGAGCTAAGACTTCTCGTGGTGTTACATTCATGTGATCTTAGGTCCATAAACTATTGTAGTATTTTGCGAACAACCTTCTGCCTTCGTCTATCCTTGCTTGATAAGCCTTAACACCTTCTTCATCTCTCTTGTATGTGTGAAGTGGGCCGATTTCAAGGGTTGAATAATTCGTTCCCTCTTGCTTTTTAAACTCCATGTCAAAATTGCCAGAGCAAAAGTTCTTCTCCCAATCAATAGTGTCTGATGTAAAAGCAAATATCATCTCATTAAGAATGTAGTCCCATTTTGGACCTAAATCTTCATAAAGATTTTCGTGCTTTTCTACTTCTGGCGTTCTAAGCTCAATCGGAAGGTCTTCGTTGTATACATGTGGCCGCCCACTTTTATCTTCTTTCAATACAAGAAGCATCTTTAGGATAATGGGAGATAGGGTATTATCCATATTCCAAATATCCCACCCATCAATTTTAATGTAGTTTATGTTTGGGTGGATGAAATCCAGAACCTTTTGGAGGCCAGTTGAAAAGGGCTTTAGTAGATTATGCAACCTTTCGATCTTGGGTTCATCGTAATCTATTTCTCGCCAAAAGAAGGCTGCTTCCAGTAGTGTATATGGTGAAAAATAGTGATTACGCGGCTTGTTGATGTAAATCTTCAAGGGTTACCTCCGGTAAACTTTTTTATCTTTTCTTTTGCTTTTTCGGCCATTTTCTCTCTTAGCTCTTCTATTGAGTCTCGCTTAAAATCAATAAAGGTAAAAGATGAACCGTCTTGCAACTCCCCATCATCCGTATACAAGCCAGCTCCGCTGTAAGCAAAAGCCAATAAGGCTCTTAAATTATAGTTTTCCTTAGCTATATCTGCCACTTCATCACCATCTGACTTTGCACATGGACGATCACCTATATCGTATCTTTGCAAAAGTGTGCTCCTTTTAGCAGCGTAGCTGCTACTCTTTCTCGGACAAAAGTACTAAGATTAAATAGCCGCTACAGGGAATGATCCTGTCCTTACTTTTTAGAAGAAAGTCGTGCTCATCCTATACACTAAGCGGCCAATGATTACTACCTTTTCAAGGCTTCACAGAAGCTAATGTTATAGAGGTACATCTCTACAATAGAGGAAAGTGTAACACCAATTAAAAACCACAGAGGTGTTGATGTGCCAATTTAATACCGTAGAGAAGATTCGAACTTCCAGAAGGGTTTCCCCACAAACCGTCTTAAGCGGTTTCGCTCAGCCATTGGCGTACTACGGCAATTTACTACAGAAAGAAAAAGATGTTTAGAAAAGAATACACTAACGAAGATATAATTAAATATGCGAAAGACTCATTAAGCTGTGCTCAACTATTAGAAAAATTAGGATTGCGACCAGCTGGCGGCAATTATGCTACAATGAAACGAAAATTAGCAAAATTAAATATTGATTGTTCACATTGGAGTGGTCAAGCTTGGAATAGGGGTAAAAAGTTAAAAGGATGGGAAAATTACACAACCACGGGATCAATTAAAAAACATTTAATTAAACACCTAGGTCACAAATGTGAAGATTGCAAATTAACTCAGTGGAAAAACCAACCCATTTCTCTTGAAATACACCACGTTAATGGTGATCGCAAGAAGAACATCCCGGTCGGCCATTGAGCTACTTCCCGGAACCTAACCTCTTAACTCTGCTTCCTTTGAAACTGATAAAGAGATAAGTGTCATATATTTTCGTTTTTCTTCAAGCTCTAATGTATTCCAAAAAGAATCTGGGTCATCATCAAATTCTTCTATTTTTTGGTGTAACCAAATCAGTTCATTATCGCTGGTTAATGCTAGAGGTCTATCACACACCATAACAATTGGATCTGGGTAACCTAATTCTACAGCTTTATTTTGCTGTTCTTGTGTAAATTCTATCATTGTATTTTCTCACTTATTCGTAAATGACTTTTAAGATGGGTTATTGGAAAATAATCATCAGCATTTCTTGGATTAAGACATTCTGTGAAATCGGTCACAGACAAATTTAGGTATACAAAGAGACTAACCTGAAATAGTGTTACCACTATTATCACCACTCTATATTTCGTATTGGCCAATATAGCTAAAATGCCCACCACAAGTATCGTTGTACAGGCTTTTAAAACTATAAAGCTATCCACGCCATAGGTGTGCATGATAAAACCCGATAATGGATTTTCTTCACGCTCTAGGATTTGGTCACTGTATACAAGGGTCATATATACATCAAAAGTGCTGACTAATCCTGTGATTAGTATACAGAGAAGGTGTGCTCCCTTTAGTCGCATGATAATAACCATCCTATAAATAAAACACTGGGCCAAAACCAAACAAAAGTTTTTCCTAACTTAAATGTGGCCTCCATTTTTTCATCCTCAGTTGCTCCCACTTGGACTGACAAGCCCTTAAAGCACCTAAAGACTAGTATTAGGGCAAATGCTTTTAGGTATGAAATTTCAATTATACCAATAGTTGCTACATGCCAATTCCACAGTTTCATTAGCACAAAAGGTTGGAAAAAGATTCCGAACAAAATGAGTGGTAAGCACAATAGATACACAAGTCCTCGTGCTTGATCATCTGTTAATTCAACTTTGTTACTCAAAGTAAACTCCTGAAATGATTACAAGATTCACAATGAATCCTAGTTCTGTAGATTGTACATAATCCTAATCAAGATTAGGACTTTCTCGGACAAGTGTTGACCCTAATTCCACACCATCTAACCCGGTTGAAAACATTCTTGAGTATTTATTCTTGCCAAAGAGAGCCTTCCTTACACACAAACTAATTAGTATTGCGATGTATTTGTCTACATCACTAATTTCAGTGGGCAGTTTTGATGAAAGAGATAGAACAACATTTTGTGCCACCTCTTCAATTTCTACATTTGAAGAAATCGGACTATATCTTTTAGAAGATGTTATTCTCCTAAATACTAATGAATAAATCTCTCTGTTTAAAGAGACGGAAATTGGATTTATAAATCCATTTTTTACCCATCTTGCTTTACAGTTTTGACGACTACCGTCACCTTCAGTTTTTAGACATTCATCACGAAATTTAATTGCGGCCTGAAGCGATTTATCATATGATCCGTACGTGGAATCTGGAAAACTTTTTTGATATTTAGGCTTTTTATTCACATAGCAAACACGCACCAACCAATCCGTTTTCCTTCTATTGATTCCACTAATCTTCAAGTTTATCTCCTTAATTTAAGTTCTCTTGCGATTGTCATGATCACCACACTAAATAGGGTGACTTGATCAAGAGGGTGAAGAGAGTTAAAAACTTCTACTGGAAAGTGAGCTCCAATTTTACATTTTCTACCCATGTCTTCAAGTTCTGATTGCGGGAACATGATTAATGGCCGGTCTTGCACCATTGCCGCTTGGTCTGTAAAGCCAAGTTCTTCGGCTTTTATTGCTGCTCTTTCGAATATGTTCAAGATGTGCTCCTTTTAGTCGCACAGCGACTACTTTTTGGACCTCTGGTATTTTTGTAATCTCCGCCGACATAACTTCCATCACACTTTGGGTTCAATAGGAATGGCTGGGATCGAACCAGCAAGCCTTTCGGCACCAATTTATGAGATTGGCGAGTTTAACCAATTCCTCCACATTCCCAGTCGTAACTTTGTTACGTTAAAACACAAACTCTTGCACCATCTGGATAAACAAGAGAATACCCACATCTGTGAAAATTACGGGTCTTGTCATAGGATTAAGCCAGATACTTGTGGTTGGCCAAAAGTTATGAATATGTATTGAATAACCCTTTTACCAAAACCATTATCCTCACTTGTTAACCAATAAATGGTTGGAAGATCAGAAAATGTGTCATTCATGTGTCTTTCCCCATCTGTTCAATGGTGTCTGTTAGATCCAAAGATTTGGTTTTTAGTCGAAGTCTATCGGCTTCAAGTACACGCAACAGATTCTCAATAACTCTTGGAATTTCTTCCATACAAATCTGCACATTGAAATTGGTATCGGTTCCTTTCATTGAAATATGACACATCCCATCATCTATACCTTGAGCAAGAGCCCAAGATCCACGTTGTGCATTAGATTTAACCAAGGGTTTCACCTACATAAAAGATTTAGAGTTGAATATCTCGCCAGATCCCTGTTGTTTAGCTGCGTCAACCTTCTCGGACAAGTGCAATCTACGATTGCAAAGTCGTAGCCCTATCTGTCAAACTTGTTATAGGCCCACCGGTAAGCGATGTAAATTGAAAAACTATGTCGTTTAAGTCGCCCAAGTGGTTTTCCTAAAGTCTTGGCGTACGCACCCATGATAGTTTTGCAAGCTAAGACTTTTTGGGGATCACCAAAGAAGACCCTCCCATTTAGGCCATTTGCCTTTATGTATTCGTAGGCAGCTTTAATAGTCATACCCTGAGGCTTCTTCGTCGCCTCAGTTTTGGGTAATACGTGTGATGTATGCTTTAGGCATTTGGGGCAGGTGTAGCCCTTTGAACATTCGCAGACCTTATGGTCTGCAACTCTTTGTCCTTGCACAGGAGTAGACCTCTTGTCTTTCATGTAGCATTCATAACACTTATACCCCGAATGACACAGGCAATTATTTTTTTGTTCCATTGTTTCACCATTGTAGGTAAAAATCCCCCACCCATAAAAGCATGAGTGGGGGATCGGTTGTCACAGGCGTTTTCGGATGGATAAACCACTCCTATTGCCCCACCATAAAGGATTGGGCTTTACCTACCCCATAAAGGACGCAGGCGTACCATTTTGCCAAGAGGGTACTTTAGTTTCTCATATTATAGGCTAATATGAAAGCCACATAGATATAAAGCGTCGCAAGTGGTAGAGTAAACTCTATTTTTATTCGAAGCTTACCAAACTACTACTTCCACTTGATCCCGGCTGCTAAAGCTACCGCAAGGTAGCTACTACGGGATTGGACCTAGCTTCGGATACCGTTGGTATCCTTCAATACTACAAGTAATCACTTTGTAGCGTTAGAGGCAAGTCGTCACAGGCCCAACCTTACTCTTCGTAATCTCCACGCAGAGTTGGAACACCAATCTCGTAACGAATCTGGAGACTAGAAAGAATATCGGTGAAACCTTTTGGCGATTCAGCCGCCTCAAGCTTCTTAAACTCAGCCGCAAACTCATCCGCCGCCTTACGGAGAGCTTTCAGACGACGTTTACCGGCTTCAACCGTCTTCTGGCACGCAGCATAATCATCTGCGAATACAAGGGCTCTGGCCTCTTCTTCGCCAGCTTTACGCTTTTCAACAGCGGCCTTGATTGCTTCAGCAGACACTGGTGCTTTGTCGAAATTAAACAAGGTGATTCTCCAAATTAAACAATACAGCATAAAAAGAGGTTAGAACTTACCAACCTCACCGTTTCAATTCTCGGACAAATGAACAGTCCGAGATTACTTTTTGTGCTTTACTCCACACACAGTACAATAGTAGGTTTTGGAATCTTTCGACCCACCCACATTCATGACTCTTTTACCATGTCCATGTACAGCATTCTGATAAGAACTGTTACAAGTACAGGTTTTTACCTGAATCCTCTTGTTTCAATGTTCTCCGTAGATGTGAAAATCTCAAAGAACTCTGGGTCCATGTGGATGGTAATGAATTCGCCCGAGCAGACCGTAAAGTCCTCAGAGTTAGACAATGGGAAACTTGAAAACTCGACCACATCCCCAACTTTGATCACAGTTTTGTCATCTGCATTGAATTCATAGGACTGATAGTCAACTACGAACTCTTTAATACATCTTCCGTATGTTCTGCCAATCTTGAGTTGTTCGGTTATAATTAACCGCTCTATTTTGCTGTGCAATCTGGCAATTTCGGTACTTGCTTGCCCCAATTCAGCCCTGATCAACAAAAGATCTTCGATGATGTCTTTTGACATTTCAACGCTTCCCTGTCTGGCGGCCAACTTTGAAGAATCCGAACACAAAAGCACTAACAATAACAAGGGCCACGAACACGATCTTGCTATCCATTTTGGTTTCTCCCTCCCGTAGATATGTTTAAAATTCGATTGTAGAATTAAGCTCCACCATCATTGTCATCAAAATTGATGGTCGAATTATCATCTTACTCACCTTTAAAGCATTAAGTTGCGAACCTTGCACTCACTTTCTCGGACAAACGCTGGACGCAGTCCAGCTTTAGTCGGCAAACATCGGCCTTGCCCAATGCAAAGGGATATTCTTATCGATATACTCCAAAGCGGTACCCCGTACCGAATTCCACACTGCATTATGTACTGCTAGTGGATATGCGTGCTGTTGCAAAGGAAGAATTCCCGGTATATTCGGGTTTATCTTTTCTCCATTGGTTGCTAATTCCAATGTGGCGTCTGCTTGATGTTCAGATAGCCCATGTGAAATTAGTAATTCTCTTACGTGATGACCTACTGAACCGGGTGAGTATTTCAAAAGTATCTCCTTGTGTGCAAAAGTCCGAAAAGCCCGCAGAAGAGGTGCTTACTCATTTGGGCCAAATAAGACCCTTGTTTCATAGGACCAATAACGCTTTCCATTAGAGGAATGTATTTTGTCCCATTCTTCTCTTTTTAAATCCACGTATTCTTCAGCTGCCGCATCAGAATCAAATGGGCCAATGATCTTATCTGGTCTTTCTCCAAGGCCTAAAACAAAATTAATAATGAACATGTGATTCCTTTACGTTTGTCCGAATTCCCCGCAGAGAACCAGTCTCATTAAAAATGGGCCTGCGTGTTCTCAGTCTATTCTGTGTAGAGAACAGGAATCCACCTAAAAGGTGGCTTGAAAAGGGCTTCAGAGCAATCATCCATAAGAGAAAGCCTATTTAGGCACTCACTAATAGAAAAATGGTCTTATAAACCATAAACAAAAATACCAACAAACACATAGAAAGAAGCTTACAGACTATAAAGAAGATAGAAAAGAAAGGGTGGTTTTTTGCTTTTCTCCAGCCTTATACAAAAAAACCAGTGTTTTTCGCACATATTACCCAAAAACACAGCAAAAAACCCTCTTAAAGATCTTCTTTTTGGCCACGAAAAAGTTCTGCGAGAGGCATATTTGCCCTACCTTGTATATTTCATAGGGTAAAAAAGTGATGCGTGGCTACGCTTGTCCGCAATTTAACCACTCTTTGATTAAAAATGTGGCCACAAGTCTACTTTTGTCCGCAATTCTGGTGTAAAACACCAATGTTTTTGCAAAAAGGCATGTTTTGCCCCCACGAAAGTATCCACTTCTACGAAGCGACCTGTGGCCATAGGGTTCCTACCATGTATCCGTTAGCCAAATGGATCATCATGCATTGATGTTTACCCATACTCCTAGGGTAAAAAAGGTACTACGTAGTTTTAGTCAAACTGTTGATGATCTTCTCTACGTCTTTTTCAAGCTTTACCAGCAAGCCAAAGGTATGATTGTCGTAAGACTTTACAACAATGGCCATTAGATAGTGCATATCACAAACATCTGAAGGACCCCAACACGGAATCGAACCGTGTATTACCCTGATAACCTCAGGTTTCCTAACCTTTAGAAGATGGGGTCTCACTCTCGGGGCACTTTAGCTTTGGCCGAAAATCAGGCCACTGATTTCAAAAGGTCGGTCCAGAGATTTCTTGTCACGAAACGTGAAAGACCCGTCTTTGTGGGTTACTTTTTCCTGCGTAAAACGACGCAACTCAGTAAACAACTGGTCACGAATCTCTGTGGTGTGATGTTCCCATATTCTCCATGCGGCAGCCCGCAAGTTAGAAACAGAGGTAAAGCTCTGAATTACACGCCGTGGGTTTGTGATTGTAAATTTCAAGGTTTTCTCCGAAAAAGAGTAAGTGTCACCTAGCACATAGGCTAGATTCAATGCAGGCCATTATCAAGTGGTTTGTTCTGGATGGCTTAATCTGCACTGAATCAAGACTACGTCTTGCAAAACCCCATCGTAAATGGCGTCTGTGATTTTGGCACAAAGTGCTTTCTTTAACATATATCATGTGCGTAATATATGCACTATGTGCAAAAGAAAAGACGGGGAATAAATTCCCCGTCTCTCGTTCCCGTTTACAATTTTCCGACGAAGTTGGCTAATTTCCGGTCGTAAGACCGGCCAACGCTGGTGGCAATGGTCGCTCAATTGGTCCAGCAGAACGATCCTTAGTACGGAATGTCCGTCCGTAGACTTCTTTCATACGGGCCTTTTCCTTCGGAACGTCAATATCGATGTCAGCCTCCATGAAGATATCTGAGAGCGTACTGGTAAACGGTGCCCCCTTCATTGCAGAGAACTTCACTTCATCTGATCCACTGAAGAATGCAGCGACCACAGCTTTCTTCAGTTTGTCTGTAACATCGACGGCATGTTCCGTAATACCATCACTATCAATTACAGGAATTACAACCCCTTCAAAGAGTTCAGTAAATTCTGCCGCAATCTCACTCTTTAACTGATTACGAGAATCAGTAAGTAGCGACATAAACTTGGGATCGTCAGAACGATAGCCCAAGAGTCCCGCGATCTGCTTTGGCTGGTATCCAGCTTGAGCCAAAGCACAAACAGTCTTTTCAGGACTAACCGCCCAAGCTTTGGCAATCAGTACTTTGTCGTCCGGCGGATTTTCAACCCCTTCCAACTCATTTGCTTCGCGAACAAATGGCTGTGAAGAGATTCCACGTGCGGCAATAGGATTTGCCACCGTAGAAACTTTACGGGTTGAAACGGCCCGCGTAATTGGACCGAATCGAATTGTCAAGAATAGTCTCCTAAACAAAATTTTGAAACACACGAACTGAAGAAACAGAGAGAACTAGAACAATCCACTTCTCACTCAATAGGCTTCCGGGAGCGGGTTTGTCTCAAAAGCCCGCAAGAATTTTCCAAAATACTTTGGTACAGAATTTGCAAGTAGGCTCCGCCTATGAACATGTGTACACCCTGTTCACCCTCGCGGACATACGTATCCGCTCAACCGGACTCTTTCTAAGTCCGAAAAAGAGGGGCGTCTTTCGACACCCCTCGGAAACACAGTCTACACAACAATCATCCTTCCGTCTTCATTTTCCTTATACTCGCCATGATGGCGAGCAAGCTTCCGGTCGCAGGCATTGCGTAGAGCTCGACAGAGAATATGCTCTGCTTCATTCATAGCCCTGCTGGGATTTGTTGCCCAGTTTCTCCAGTACAAAAGGTTTTGAAGAGTTCCATTTTGGATCTCTTTAGTTGCTTGAATAATGCGAAGTTTAACTTCGGAAATGATCATTAGAAAGTTCCTTTAAGGAGTTTCGCAAAGCGAAGTAAAAGAGGGACCGCACAACGCGGCCCCTAGAAAGGTGATGTTAGTAAAGTGCCGCACCCCCAGCGGCATATTGGGCGGTTTGCAAGAACATACACCTTGGCCGGTAGTTATCCGGCGAAGGAATATAATCTTAGAACCGATGCAGATCGGCTAGTAACCAGCTTTCTCAAGTTTGTCGGCAGACTTCATGAAGGTTGCAAGGATCTTATCCGTGTATCCCTGCTTGATTTCCCCGTGGACGAAGAACTTGTCAGCTTTCTCGGGTTCGATACCGAAGAAAACGAAAAGTCTTTCGTACATACCATAGCTGGCGTGGTCGATTGCATCCTCGAACAAGCGAATATCACTTGGTTCAAATTTGCACAACTCGGCCCACTTCCGAGAACGGTACTCTTTCTGAGTCTCGCCGATTAGACCCAGTCTCGGCGGCATATCATCCAGAACAAAATTCCGTGACATAAGCTGTTGGATTGCGGCAGTTGATACACAGCCACAACATTCACCATCGATATTTTCACCGGCGGTAAATGTCTCGAATTTAAGAATACCGAGATTTTCCAACCCCTTCACCATCATACGGATGGCGTTTGAAGGTTTGAGAACAATAGATCGAATTGTCATGAGCATTTCTCCAAAACTTTCTAAGAAAAACGGAAGGGGCAGAACAGTCCACCCCTTCCCACGACCGCAGGTCGTCTAATCTTCGCCAATATTTTTGGCCATTTCAATAACCGGTGTCCAATGTCGCCAGAATGTTGCACGACTAATCGGATTCACGCTTTCCTTGCAAAGCGTTTCCCACACTTCATCCGGAGTTTCCACCCATTCACGAAGCGAAATTTCTACCATTCGCTTCTGTAGCGGGCTACACTTTACTGCCACCTCATCCTCCCACATGATCGGCACCATAAGGTTTGGATCATCTGCCGAATCTACGTGTGTTTTCCTTCCATTGACGTAAGTGTGGGAAATTTCCGTCATACCCTTCGGCAATTCAGTATTATGGCCGAATTCCAGTTGCATGAACCGGAAAGCAGCAGCACCGAAAGCACCGATGACACAATTATCCAGACCGGAACTCAGGGAGGACTTTACACGACGAATCGTGATAATGTTCTCATCCTGAAACAGATCACACACATGGTCTGCTGTTCGTGCCGGGAACAGGCAGAATTGCCATTCATTCGGCGAACAGGTTCCTTCGGTTCCTTGATTGTGGGAAACCACCTCCTCAAGTAAGTCGCTCTCAGTTTGATCCATGTATGAAGCGAACCGTAGTTCCTCCCCAGACATTGAATCATAGGCTGAGAAACTACGCCAAACCCTTTCAGCCTTAAGGCTTCGAGAATCCAGCCTAATTTCCTCACCAATTCCCCACGGAACCATTAACCGAAGGTTGTCGGTCGCCCCATGAAGAATTGCAAGGGCGGTTTCCTGAATTACTTCAGCTTCCGCCCACATACGTTGTGACGTATTGGTTTGCCACTTGGTACGAACGTGATCACCCTCCCTGAACTCTTTCTTGCGACGTTTCTTAGCTTTTCCCAAAGCTGAGATCATCATTCCAGAGAGAATCTGCCCGAATGTTCCGCAGAGAATCAGGCCCAGCAAATCCGGAGCCACTCGAAAGCGGAGCAGTTGCTCCGCAATAGAGAGTACAGTACCGCCGTGCAAGTTATCCCCGATTCTCGGATCTGAGAAATCCGCACTACGTGCGGGAGACCGTCCCAAATCCGCATTTGCATTGTCCAACAATTTCTGCGGAATGTGATCGTGAGAACAGAGCATTCTCACCGTATGCTGATCCAAAGTATTCGTCATTGACGAACCCTTTCCCAAAAGTGGGATTCCTTCCATTCCAAACCGTAAGGAATGGAACTTATCCCGACAAACATACTCTAGCACAAACCCCGCACATTGCAAGGTTTCTTTCCTTACTGTTTCACTCTTTTCTTTTCCTTCCCATAGTGTAAACCCGCGAAGTCTGAATTCGTCTCAAAATTTCAGTCTAAAAATAATAAAAACGCCAAAACAAATAGGTGTCTATATGTTCAGTGTACATATGTTCACAGGTGCGGACTTACGTATCCTCACCAAAGAGCGCTTTAACGCCGCAAAAAGCGGGGAATGTCTTGCGATATCCCCCGTTCCACATTAGATACAAAATCTATCGTGATGAATCACTTTAGTGACCCTGTCTGCAACACGACAGACGCGGGCAACACGGTTCCGTCGTCAAACGTGAACTCGTGTGGCGAACTAAAATTCGCAATCATGGTATCGTTACTGAGACGTACAATGGGACTAGACAAATTATCTCTCCGAGATAAGTAACCGTAAAGAAAGGAGGGTGACCACACTGGCCACCCTCGAAAGTCGCACGACGCAGTCGCTAGCGGTTGTGCTGCTCATCATGCCGAATGACGTAGAGCTCATTCAGGCAGGTGTGATAGAAGAGGTCAGTCTGCACATTCCGCTCATGGGTGAGTGACCACGTGGTCAACTTGCCAACAATTTCAGAGAACTCCCACCCTGCGGCCATCATGTGTTGGATCTCTTCGTCAATGAATTCCAGCATCCATTTTGGTTCATCGACACTATTGTTAAATCTTTCGAACATCGCATCAATGCGTTGCTCAACTGTTGTAGAGGGGTTCAAGCTAATTCTCCGAATTAGATAATAGAAAAGAAAGCGGAGACCACCACATTGGTGACCTCCGGAAGTCGCAACACAGTGCTAAGAGAGTAGAATTTTCACCATCTCGACGACATACGCCAAGATAAGTATATACATCGCACACACGATGTACGGGAAACACTTGGGACCTGTAATAAACTCCAAGCTAATTCTCCCTGACCTATGGTCAGCATAAACACGGGAAAGGCGGAGGCGGCCACAATGGCCACCTCCGGAAGTCGCACCACACAGTGGCTAGAATGACAAACAATGCTCGAAGTTTTCCACTGGAGGGAAGGCTTTGCGAGCAGTACACTCCAACCAAATGACTTCACGCAGGGCTGCGGTAAGTGCCCTGTAGTGGGCAGTTGATCCGCCGGTCTTAATTTCCGCCATAATCTCGTAATGCAGGTAAGCATGAACCCTGCCCAAAATCACCGCACCCTCAAGGGTGAATGATTCCTCAGGTTGACAAGGTTCATCCAAAAACAGGTCTTCGCACATACAATTCCTTTCTTAAAGGGTTCTTTTCTTAGCAGGAGGTTTTCCTCCTGACACACTGTAAACCCGCGAAGCGGCAAATCGTCTCACGAATTCAGTATAAACAGAGAAGAAAGTCGGAAGTAATTCTGCGCCTGTGTACGTTAGTACACCTTGTTCACGCTCGCGGACATACGTATCCACGAGGCAGGGATTTTTCATCCCTACAATAGGCCGGAGCTGCCAAATTGGCAGACCCGAGCCACGCTGCACTAGTTGTGCCTTATCTGCCGCACGCAAAAACACGGTCACAGCATTTGTAACCTGATTCCACAAGTATCGCTCTGTCTGAGTCTTTGGGCCAAAGGACAGGATGGATTTGCATCCAGAAAGAAACGCAGGGCATTTTCAAGAATGTACTCATTCACGGGAAACCTCCTGACCTGTGGTCAGCATAAGAACGGGAAAAGCGGAGGCCACCACAATGGTGACCTCCGGAAGTCGCAACACGGAGAAACACTTAGTGTGGCAAATTCGCTGGAATGGTATACGCAAATCCTTTGATTGTTCTAGGGTTATTACACACTTCCAATGGCATAGTTGGTCCTGTCCATTCCCAACGGACCAGATACTCGCCATAATTCCAACCACCGAACCTATTGATACTGAACGCAACGCAATAGACCATAACAACACTCCTAAACTTGAGACAGGGAAGGAGGGGTGGCAACACGCCACCCCTCGGGAACTCTACGTAGTACTTTACCCTACCAACCAACAGCCATCTTCCATTGCTACGATGTAGCGGTTGGAGTTCCGGTTGTAGGCTACGTCACCAAAATTCAGCACTACGTACTGGCCATTCTTCCACCAAACTGTGGTCTTGCCAGTAATCTCACAGAACGTGATATCCATGCCAGCAAAAGCGGTAATACCGGGATGAGTATTCTCAACGAACATGCGGGCAGAGTCAGAACAGAATAGCTCAGTGTAGACCTCCATCAGGAGACGCAGCCATCGTGTAAATCTCTGACTACGTCCATCAAACCAGATAGCATACATGTCCTCAATGCAGAAGTCTTCTGCTACGTTGGTTAGTAAAGCTTTCCATTGTCCCATGATATAACTCCCATAAGGGGTAAAGACTGCCGATAGGGAGGGGTGACCACAGCGGCCACCCCTCGTAATTCTCATTTACTCAGAAGCCTATTGTCAAGTAATCTTCCACAGCAACGCTGAACCATTTGCGTCGTGCATCGTACTCAACTTCAATACTCAACTCACCACTCATCGCTCCCGTATGGTAGTCCATTGCTGGACCACAGTAGTGTTCAGTAGTCTTTCCTTGGGAATGTGAACTGATGTGTAGTGTTCCATCATTATGAAGGAATATGTATACAGACACCATAGGGTGGACGTCGAACGCAAGGCTGAGTGGATACACATACAGCATAGCGTTCAGTAGTTCAGTGTGATTGGCATACAGTAATAGGCGACTGACATAGACTACTTGGCGACTCATGGTATAACTCCAATAAGGGGTAAAGACTGCCGATAGGGAGGGGTGACCACACTGGCCACCCCCTCGGAACACACTACGCAGTAGCTTCAGCGATATCCGTAATAACCTCGACCTCACGGTAGTAGGTTGCACGGCTGATGCCGAGGCGTTCTGTCAACTCGTCACGTCGAAGTCCGACGATCAAACCGCTGACAAGATTGGTCTGACGAGCATTAAGCTGTCCCATAACCTGTTCCATGTGCTCCTGCTCTTCCTGTAGGTCGTACTCCGCGATAGTCTGCTCGACTACGTCCAGTTCGATAGCTGCTGAAGCCTGAGATTCAAACTTGGCGTTATCACGGTGCATGTTCTTCAGCATGTTACCAACGGCAATGATGCCGATGGCAGTGTATTCGCTGACTGACAGGTCGGCCATCTGTGGCAGTAGTCGTAATACTACTGTGCTAACAATGTCCTCAGATACCGCATAGTTGCGGCACTTGCTGAATGCTACTGTGAGTAGCTTGACGTGGACACTAGGAAACTCGTGGTCTAACATGGTACTAAACTCCAAACTAAGGGGTTGTAGGCTGCCACACTGGCAGCCCACTGTAAGTACTACTCTGCCACAATGGCATGTAGGTACTCGTACTGGAACATGCCACCAGTAGTGGCTTCAAAGTCATTGCCAGACACTAACTCTACAGCAATGCACCGCATACCGTTGGCGTTGGTACGGTAACCAGTGAACATGAGGCCGTTGGGGCAACGGTTTGCCTTACCGACCTTGAGCCACCACCTACGGTTGATGCGTCGATTGTCTGGTGGTGCATTGCCATACTTACCATTACGGAAGTAGAACACTCGTATGGTGCCCTGCCACCAGTAACGGAAGCCCACTACGGCAGAGTGTCTACCGTCCTTCGTAGCGGGTAACTCTCTCAGCGTGACTACTGTGGCCATTGCACAGCTCCTAGCACTAGGGTACACTACCGGGTCAACACTGCCCGGTTCAGGTTCGCCGCGTTTGGCGAGATTGCATTATACACATTCTTCGGCAGACTCGCCAGAAATCTTTAAGAATTCTTTTTACCGCATGAAATGCGGGGTTTTTCGATTGGCGTAGGGGTGCCGTGCGGAACACCTTAGGGGCGGGGGGCGTGCATCCGAGAAACTAGTAGATAAAAGATACAATACGCAACGGACTTTTGTATTTGTAGTGTTATCCTAATATACTTGTATAGGTATTCTTATTAACACTTATAATAATACATAATCCTGTAACTTTCGTAGAACCTGCCATTTTGGCAGCTTGTATTCCTCTATGGGGAACGCGGACAAGTGCATCTTTGATGTAAGCTGCCATTTTGGCAGGAGCTGCTAGCGCAGTAGTAGGCGTTAGCCTACATGGATCGTGCGCGCGTGTGTATAAGAGGTGCAAAGTTCTAAAATAGAGTTTGAATTTGGCGAAGGCCTCTAATTTACGTTTTAAGAGCCTCGGAGGTCTGGACGATCAAGTACTCGTCTTTTTAGTTTAAAGAGATCCTAGGGCCATCCTGTGAGATTCTAGCCGCATATATGCGTTGAGTTACCAACACAACTTGTGAGTGGGCCAACATTTGTCCGAAAAGCCACCAACTTTTGTGTTCATCTTTTTCATTTTGCAAAAACACTGGGGTTTATCTTTCTTTTCTTTCTCTTTTATTTCTTTTCTTTTACCCCCTTTAGGGGGTTTTCTTTTCTTTGTATTTCTCTTTCTTTTCTTTCTTGTGATTTTCAATTACTACGTAATTAAAAATCGTCGCAGTAAAATTTGATTTCTCTACACGTCTGCCAAAATGGCAGGAAACGAAAAAGGCCCCTAAAGTTAGGAGCCTTTGAATCGCAGTACGGCCTGCGGCCTCTGATATGAAAAAAGCAAATGGGCAGAATATGTAGAGTGGATTCTCAATATTGAGAAAGCCCTAGAATGGTTTTAGATTAACAGTTTCTGACCATCCACCATTACTAAAGACAACTGAAACAGTATCGGGATCTACGTAAATGGTTTGTCCACTTTTCCACTCATCTTTTTTATAAGTTTCACAACGTGAGAACCCCTGTTTACCAATATTAATTAAAACCTTTAATTTTCCTTTAGGTGAGGACTTAGGAATATTTATTGCTATCAAGAGTTGCTCCTTTTTGTTTCATTTAAAATAATATCTTTCTTCTCAACATTTCCAATATACTCGGGGCTTTCACCATAAGATATTGCGACATCACTTGTTGACCATAATGGCTGGAGGTTTGTATAGTGAAAACACTTCTTTTGTTGAATGGGATCAGAAAGATCGAAAGAGTTACACGGAATTATGTGATCTATATGCCAACCATACAAACTGTGATTTTCCCAACTCATACCATTAGTAAATTTATTTTCTATATAAGATTTGAAAAATTCTATAGAGCATCCTAAAAGTTCCATACTTTTATAAGCTTTTTTAGAACCCTGTTTTTTAATAGCGCATAATATTCTTCTACGTAGAATTTGTGAAATTCTTGTATTTAGTGGTAGAACATATGTTTTTCTGTATCTCCTTCTTCTCTGATTTATTTTATCTTTATTCTTTTTTAAATACACTCTGACTTTATCTTTATTCTTAATATACCTAATTTTACTCGATTCAGCAATTTTATTTCTATTGTTTTCATAGTATTCTTTCCTTAATTTTTTAATACTCTCTTTATTAATTATATTATATTCTTTTAAATATTCCTTCATCTTCTCTTTTGTTTTTGATCTATATATTTTGTCAGTAATTCTTTTCTGTTCTTTATTTCTTTCCCTGTATTCTTTTCGAGCTATTATATATTTATCTTTACCTTTATTATTTTCATAAAATTCTTTTTGTTTTAATTTTATTACATCCTTATTCTTTTCGCGATATCTTTTGTCATCCGCAGATTTCTTTTCTTTATCTACATTGTTTCTTTTGTAAATATTCCTGCAGACTCTACAGGTTCCAGACCTCCCATCTTTATTATTTTTACTTTTAGTAAAGTCTTCAATTTCTTTTATTTCTTTACATTTTTTGCAAGTTTTATTCACTTAATAATCCCTTCTTTTTAATTTCATCCGTTATTTCCTTATATTCCTCTGGAACATTCATATTCTGCCAGTGGGCGTTATACCACTCATTTTTACTGATTATCTTTTCACACTGTGACTTTGAAATTTGGTATCGTTTTTGTATTTCCGAATGTTCAACCCCCATATCACTTTTACGACGTACCTCTTGGGCCAAAAGGAACATCTTTACTCTATATGCTGTTTTTTCTTTCCTTGCTTTTATCCTTAGATTTGTGTCACCAGACTTAGCTTCTCCGCATACTGGTTTTGTAAGAGCCAGCTCCGGTATCTCATGTCTTTTCAGTCTCTTAACCACACTGTCACGCGTAACTGACGGGTGTACCCTAAAATCATCTAGGAACTCTAAAAGTTCCTTAGTGTCACCCCATGCCGTAATCATCATAACATTTCACCTTTCTCTAAAATTCGCCACCTTTTATAGGAAATATGCCCAAAAAGGAGTAGTATATAATAGGGGAATACATTTGTCCCCATAAGTTAATACTCTATAAATGATAAAAAAATTTAAAAAGGGGCATTTGCCTTGACAAAAATCCGCAAAGTAGACCTAAAAGTGGTCGCTTCTAAACAAATTCAAACTAAAGCTCTTAAGGAGCTAGATACAGAGGATCCAGAAAATGCAAGAGAAATTATTGAGTTATGTGGAAAGAATATCCGCGATACTCGCGAAGCGCTTGAAGTTCGGGGTATATGATGAAGATGATATTCATCAGGAGATCTTCTTATTGGTCCTAAGGGGCGAATCCTCTTATGATCCTTCTAAGGGTGATGAGTTTCTATTCTATTTAAACTTTGTTAAAAATCGTCTCATCACACTTAAGAGAGACACTTTTGTTAATATGACTATAAAAAACCCTAACCTTAAAATGGCTTTAAATAATGCTTCAAGTATTGTTGAGTCTGATAAACTTTACAATAATGAAGATGTAGAAACTATAGATGGGCTGGATTTATTAACTGCTGTTGTTGATAATAAAATTCCTGCCAACATGCGTATAAATTACCTTAAGTTACTTGACGGTACCCATATAGATTGGCACGACAGACTTAAGCTTTCTAAACTTATAAAAAATATAATAGAGGTTTATGATGAAAAAGAAGAGTAAAGCAGTAGGTCCCCCACTGAAGAAGGGGTGTCTATCAGATCAGGAAAAGAGAGACATTGAGACGATGGTTGATACTTATAACTATGCGGAAATTGCTAGAAAATTAAATAGGGGCCCAGCAACCGTTAGAAAGTACTGTCAACGGAAAGGATTGAGTAATGATCTAGTCTCTAAAAGAAAGTATACAGAGAATCGGGCAAAAAACAACCACCACCTTTTAGAAATGAAAAATCAACTCTCAATAGGAGAGTATGACTTTGCCGTACAAGTGTATAAAGGTATGATGGAGCAATTTGGCAATGATATTATTTACTCTGAAGAAGTTCAGATTATAGAATATTGTATGGTTACCTGTCTTTTGAATCGGGTTTTTAAAAGGGAAATGGAAATTGCCACAGAGGTGGATATCCAAAAGAGATATAGGGCAGAATTTGAAAAAAAGAAAGACGAGCTTAGTAAAAAAGAACCCGACCCAGATGCAGACGAGGAAGATGAGGCAGATAAATATGACATGGAAGATTACTATACTGATAAAATAGACGTAGTAAACATAGCCATAGCAGATCTACAGACTGAGCACAACCAAATAAAGAAAGAGCAGATCAGCTTCCTAGATAAGAAAGAAAGTATTACAAAAGCTCTTAATGTTTCTAGAAACCAAAGGGCAGACCAGATTAGTAAGGTTAATCAAAACTTTGGTGATTTACTTTTAGAACTTCGAAAGCGTGAAGAGTTTCGTAAGCAGGTTGGCTTAGAGATTGAGCGTATGCGTATAGGAATAAAAGAAGAGTATATTAGACTAACAGATATCCATCTATTTCAAGATAATATAGAGGATTATCCAATCCTAAATACAGAAGTATCAGGGAGAAAGGAAAATAAACCTTGACAACATATTTATTTACTGGAGCAACGGGGCAATTAGGACAAGCATTTATTAGGGCGATTCTCAAAGATGAGAAAAACCACATCATAGGATTACACTCTACAGATACTGAAGTATCAGTAAGGCTATCTAGGACTTATGCTAACCTAAGTCTTGTTAAGGTCGAAGAGATGCAGGAGAGCTCTTTTAGAGCTCTACTGGATCTCTATAGACCTGACATAGTAGGACATTTATCTGCCCAAACAAGTGTTTGGGAATCAAAAGAAGAAGGATTAAAAACATTTAATAAGAATGTAAAAGAAACATATGAAATATTAAGATCTCTTATAAGGTATAAGCCTGTCACTTTTTTCAATATGAGCTCTAGTGAAATCTTTGGATCCTGCGGCGAAATTAATGAATCTTCTAAAATCGCCCCCAGTAATCCTTATGGTGTTTCAAAGGCATGTGCTCATCTTTATGTTGATTCATTTAGACATGAATATGGAGTAAGTGCCTCCAATATAATTAGTGGTAATTTTATTAGTGAATTTCAATCTAGTAAATTTGTTATTGGAAAAACCTTAGAATACATTAAAAACGGGCCAGATAAGAATAATAAATTGAAATTAGGTAACTTAGACTCAGTTAGAGACTGGATGTACGTAGACGATTTAGTTCATGGAATATTAAGAGCCTTAGAATTTCCAGCAAATAATTGGTGTGTTGCTGCTAATAATGTAAAATCCGTTGGCCAAGTCGTTAAATTAATATTTGATTATTCTGGTTTTAATTATAGAGACTATGTAGAAATAGAAGAATCATTGTTCAGAAAGAATGACACTGTATATGGGCATATAGACTCTTCTAGACTTAGATCACTTGGCTGGGAACCAAAGTATGCAACCCTAGATATTATAAGGAAGCTTTTAAATGGCTAAGAAACCTGTAAGGCGTAGGGTTAAAAAAGTACTTAAATCTTCTACTAAAGCTAGCATTAAAAAGAATAGGAATAAGCGCAGATATACAAAGAAGTATCTACTCATGAGAAACCAAGTAATGTTAAGAGATAGATACGAGTGTCAAATGTGTAAAGCCAATGGCGTTAAGCTAGAATGCCACCATGTTATTAGATGGGCAAAAGCTTCATCTGTTAGGCAAAATAAAAGAAATCTTATCTCTTTGTGTAAGAAGTGCCACGCTTCTATAAAGAACAAGGAAGACAGATATATATCTGTATTTCGTGCTAAAATTGCGCGTAACACAGAAAGAGCCCGCAGAGAGAAGCTTACAATGGAGGATATTATAGCCAAGAAAAAGCTTCAACAAGAACTAACTGGTGATGATATATGTTATGTCGCCCCAGAAGCTGGTGATGTAGTTAAATCCAAGAAGACAGAAGATTACCTAAGGGTAACTTGGCGAGGAATAAAACGCAGGACCACAAACGACAAGTGTAAGAGTTATCCCAGATACGGAGGAAGAGGCATTAAGATGTTTCCTACTTGGCTAGAGTCTTTTAAACTCTTTAAGAAATATATACTAGCCAACTTAGGAGATCGCCCAGAGGGGCACTCTTTGGATAGAATAGATAACGACAAAGGTTATGAGCCCGGTAACCTAAGGTGGGCAACAGCAGAAATACAAAAACAGAATAATAGTCAAACTAGACTAGACGACACAATAGCTGAAGTTATATTTATATTATTTCATAAGTTTAAAAAGAAGCAGATTGAAATAATGCGGGCATTTAATATGAACAACCCTACGGCAGTAAGAAATATAGTAAGAGGAAAAGCATGGGTAAATATAACAAACAAATACAAATCTATAGTAAAACAAGAGGCTGTCCTTCTTAATATTAAGGACTGGGAAGATAAAAATGCTAAACATAATAGTTGATACCAGAGAAAAGAAGAATTTCTTTCTATTTAAATCTTATGAAGATGTAGAGACTACACGAAAACCACTTAAGACTGGAGACTACTCTTTAATTGGTTACGAAAACAAGATAACAATAGATAGAAAAGAAACTACTGGTGAATTACAATTATGTTTTGGCGGAAGCTGGAAGAGATTTAGGCGAGAAATAGAAAGGATGAGTGCTTTTGAGGAGGCATACATCCTTTGTTCTTTTCCATATGATTTTCTTACCATGTTTCCAGAGAATTCCCAAATTCCCAAGAGGAGATGGAAGTACCTAAGAACTAATGGGAGTTTTCTTAAATGGCGATATAAAAGCATTGAAGAAGAATTCCCGAATATTAAATTTATTTTTTCCGAATCAAATCAAGAAGCAGAAAATACTGCTTATAATATACTGAGAGAATTTTATGACAAAGCTAATACTTAATAAAAAAGCAAACGAAATCATAGGGGATACATTTTTATCAGGTTTATCTAAGGATGATTTTGATAAGAAAATCGCAGAAGCTTATCTAGGTGTACTTACTAACGATAGAACCCTATTTAATCCATTAGGGCAAATTACCCCATTGATTAATGATAATTTTCCTCAGTACGTACTACACTTAATGAGTCAACCTGAATACTTTTACTTTATAATTAAATATATTTTTCAGATGGACAGCTTCCCTCAGCAATGTATGATGCTTAGGGAACTTTATAATCATAAGTTTCCTTTACTAATTGGTTCGCGTGGTGTTGGGAAAGCGCATACCTTAGAAACCCCAATATTAACCGACAATGGTTGGTCTACTATGGGTGATATGAATATTGGAACAAAGATATACAGTAGAGACGGTAAGTTGTACAATGTTACCGCTATACACCCGCAAGGTAAAAAACAAGTTTGGAGAGTGTTTTTTGTAGACGGAAGAACCGTAGATTGTTGTGAAGATCATTTATGGACTGTAAAAAGACAAAAGAAAGAAGTGGTTTTATCAACTAAAAAGATGTACACGGACGGACTTATTTCACGTGGCCCAAGTGGAAAACATGCATATAAGTTTAAGGTTCCATTACCAGAGCCAATTGAGCTATCTAAAAACGAACTATCAATGGATCCATATATCCTTGGGTGTATGCTTGGAGATGGTTGTATGACTACCGCCACTCCGAAAATAGCATCAGATGATATATTTATTATAGATCAATTTAGGGAAAAATTAAAAGGATTTAAGATCGAAAAAGACCCTACTAATAATAATTATACAATAGTAGATATAGATAAGCAAGTAAATGAAAGATGTAGACTTGGTACAAAGCACTTTAGGAAAGATGGCAATAGATTTACAGATCTAATAAGAAGCTTATCCTTAAATGTTGGATGTTTGGGTAAATTTATTCCTAATGAATATAAAACTTCGTCCATTGAAGATAGAATGGAATTGGTTAGAGGGTTATTGGATACTGACGGGTCCATAAATAAGAATGGGTCTATAGAATTCACCAATACAAATGAAACCCTAATAAATGACTTGATGGATGTTTTAAGAAGTTTAGGTATAACATGTAGAAAATCTATAGACGATAGAACTGGACAACAGCATATATTGCCAAATGGTAAGATTGGTATTAGAGGTACTTATTTTAGAATTTTTATTAATACTTCTAAAAAAGTATTTAAGCTCCCTAGAAAACTAAGTAGATTAAAAATCAAGCGCACAGATAGAGAATCTTATAACCCTATTATTAAGATAGAGCCAATTACTGAATATAAAGAAATGCAATGCATATCAGTAGACTCTCCAGATCATACATATATTACCAAAGATTACGTAGTAACTCACAACAGTATTGGGCTTGCCATGTATATGATGATTAAGATGATTTTATTGCCCGGATCTAAGTGCATTATTACTTCAGCTGGCTTCAGACAGTCTAAAGTGGTTTTTGATTACATGGAGACAATTTGGAAGAAATCCTTAGTTCTTCAGAGCTGTTTTAAGGGTGGTAAAAATGGGCCAACTCACGGGACTGATGTTTGGACATTTAGACTTGGTGACAGCATTACATACGCTTTACCAGTAGGACCAGACGGGTCTAAGGTTAGGGGGTATAGAGCTAACTGTGTTCATTCAACTACGTTAATCCAGACAGATAAAGGTTTAATTAAAATCAAAGATTTTAAAACTAAATCTTGTGAATCTGTTATTAACATTAATAGAGAACTAGAAGAACCCAAAACTCATTACAATACTGAAGAGATAGATGTTTACGAACTCACAACTGAAAATGGTTATAAACTTAGATTTTCAGAAATTCACCAACTTAATGGGCCAACTGGATGGATAATCGGAACAGATCTAACTTATAAGGATGTCTATCTTGATAACAATGAGTATTTCCCGCAAGAATACTGTAAACACAGTAGTTTAAAACTCGATGAAGAATCTATATTTTTAAGCGGTCTTTTAAATTTATCAACACTTGGAGCAGATGAAATACCTTGGTATATATTACAGTCTCCAAGAAAAATAGTGTATAAATTTTTAAACATATTATTTGGTCAATATTGGATTAATAAGAAGTATAACGCCTCTAGTAGGTATAAACTAGAACAACTTCAAATTCTTCTTCTTAAGTTTAATTTTATAGCCAATATAAAAGAAGTAGGTACCAAGTTTGAACTTACTGTTCTAAAACAACATTTAGAACCAGAAACTCGCCCAGTAGAAAAGGTGATTTCTGTTGTTAAATTAGATAAGCAAGAAAGTTTATATGATTTTGAGCTAATGGAGACAAACAGCTTTTCTGGAGGAGGGTTCATTAATCACAATTGTCTGGTTACGGACGAATTTTCATGCACTAGGAAATCTTTAGTAGCAACAGATATTGGTTTATTAAAGATAGAAGATATAGTAGAAAATAAAATTAAATGTAATGTTTACAATATAAATGGTGAACTGGAGCCAATCATTGGTTGGGTAAAAACCCCTGTAACAGACGTTTATAATCTTACAACAAAGTATGGTTATGAAATAGAATTTTCTGATAAACACAAATTTATGTTATCAACTGGAGAATGGAAAAAGGGTATAGATCTAACTAAAGATGACTTTATCCTTTTTGACAATAATTACAAATTTCCTTTAAGTGAACTTAAATCTTATAAAAATATACCGAGTAATGACTTAGCTTATTTATACGGATTATTAATTTCTGAGGGGTATGTATGTAATAAAAATTTTGTTTCTATAATTAATACTGATAAAGAACTTATAGACGATCTACAAAATAGATTTTCTTTATTAAATCCTAAGGTATATATTAAAAAAGCATTAACTGATAAACGTGGATGGAACTGTAAGGAAAGTTATGAAATTAGATTTTACAGTGTTGAATTTAGAGAGTTCCTTTTTTCTCAGGGCATTGAGTATAAAACAGCCATAAATAAAGTTATTCCGTGGAGCATATTGCAATGCTCAAGAGAAAATGTTTTAAATTTTCTTAAGGGCGCATTCATTGGTGACGGATCAGCTTTTATATGGAAAGACAGAGGAAATAAAAAGATTGGCGTAGCCTATTATTCATCCTCTAAGTTATTAGTAGACCAAATGCAGATTTTGTTAAAATCTTTAGGTTATTTATCATACAAAAATAAAAGAGACAGCTCTATATCTAAAAACAAACAATGGTTTATAAGATTGAATGGAACATATGCTTCTGATTTTATCACAGATATACAATATCCCAATTTAAATAAATTAATTAGTGAAATAACTCCATTTGTTGATAGATTAAGAAATAAAACTGGAACAGTTTACTATAGAAAAAAATACAATAATTATAGTGTTCATAGTTATAAAAACTGTAAATCTATATATCTTGGTTTAGTTAAAACAAAAGATGAAGGTTATTTAAAAATTAAGAATTTTAACGATAAGACAAAACTGTGTGTTCAAGTAAAATCTGTTAAAAAAATAAATGAAAGAAGTCATTTATATGATATATCTTTACCAAATACGCATAGTTATTATGCAAATGGCTTAGTTAGTCATAACTCAATTAACAGACAGGTTTTTGAAGAAGTTATGTCTGGATTCTTATCAGTCGCCTCTTCTCCAGTCGAGCAAATTAAGTTTAACGCCAAGAAGAATACTATGAAAATGTTTAATATTCCAATACCTAAATCAGATCAGGGAGATGGTGATTTTATGCAAAACCAGCTTATTCTTTCTGGAACCGCATATTATCAAATGAATCATTTTTATGCATACTTTAATAAGTGGCACGATATAATAATGTCAAAGCAAAACCCAAAACTTTTAAAAGACATGTTTACAAAGGATGAAGACGCGAAACACATTAATCCAGATGATTACTCAATAATTAGAATTCCTATTGAGCTGACAACTAGTGGATATATGGATATGGCGCAAATAAGTAGAATAAAAGCTAGTACAACAAAAGACGTCTATCTTCGTGAATATTGTGCCGTTTTTACGAATGATTCAGATGGTTTTTTTAGAATTAGTCTAATTGACTCATGTACATGTCAAGAAGGTGATCCTGAGATATTCCCTCCAGCGTTATATGGAAATAGAAAAAAGAAATATGTCTTTGGTGTTGACCCGGCCTACGAAGGGGACAACTTTGCTGTTGTTGTAATAGAGCTTAATGGTAATCACCGTAGAGTGGTCCACGTTTGGACGACTCAAGCTAGTGATCACAAAGCAAGATTGTTAAGAAAAATAATAACTGAAAATGATTATTATCATTATTGCGTTAGAAAAATCAGAGATCTTATGAAAAGGTTTCCGTGTGAGTATATAGCTATTGACTCTCAGGGCGGTGGAAAAGCAGTAATGGAAGCTTTTACAGATATAACAAAGCTAAAGGAAGGAGAAAGCATTATACTTCCTACTATTGAGATTGAAGAAAAAATAAAAGAAACAGACGTTATGTCTGGTTTACATATTATTAAAATAGTTAATTTTACTTCTGAGTGGATAGCTACAGCTAATTACGCTCTTAAGAAAGACATGGAAGATAAAACAATCAGATTTCCTTTTAGTGATGATGTTTCTTACGCAATCGCTGAATATTATGACGAATCTCTTGGTAAAAATAAGGAGCTTTACGATACTTTGGATGACTGTATATTTGAAATAGAGGAACTTAAAAAAGAACTTACAACTATTACAGTTAGCGAGACTGCTACAGGAAGAGAAAAATTTGACACACCGTCTGTTAAGGTTGGTATAAACAAAAAAGGCAGATTAAAGAAAGATAGGTATTCTGCTTTGTTAATGGCTAACATAGTATCTAGAGAAATAGATAATGATGGAGATCGTCTTGAAAATCCCGATTTATTGGATCTTAGTAGCTTTTGTACAAGAGTAGATACGGGCGTTTTATTTAAGGGTAATAGTAAGATTGCAAGCCAGTTGAACAAACTTTACGGTGGTTTATAGAAAAAAAGAAGAAAAAAGAGTAGTATCTAGTATAAGGTATTACAATTACTATTAACGTTAGGTACAATAATGAGCGATATTAAGTTAGCCAAATTGCAAAAAAGTATAGCTGCATACTCCGAAGGATGCTCGGCTGTTAGCAGAACGTCTACCGGTATAGATAATACTTTTAGCGCTAAAGGTGGAATGCTTACTCGTGATGAATATAGTAAAAGTAATTACGACTCAGCTCGTCCTAATGAAAGAGTCCCCACTGACTTCCTTAATTCTTTAATATTTTGTAATGACTCTTATTACAATGTGGCAATTGTCCGCAACGTGATAGACATAATGTCGGACTTTTGCATTAAAGGGATTGACTGGTCCCACGCAAATAGGGCCACTCAAGCATTTTATAGAGAGTGGTTTAGAACAGTAGACGGAATTGATGTCTCTGAGAGATTTTGTAATTATCTTATTAGACTTGGGAATGTAGCAATCGCCCCAGAGAAATCAAAAATCCCAGAAGGAATAGCTAGCAACTGGAAAAAGACAAGGGGTGATACCTTTAAAGACATAAAAGTTAATAATCTAGAAATTCCATCTAGTTATAATTTTATAGATATTACCGCTTTACAACCTGTTATTGACCAAAATACAGTCGGTCTTAAAAATAGAACCTATAGAATAGCGTCTTCCGGTGGGCTAATATCTAGCTTTACTAACTATAATCTTAGCTTTAGAACACAAGATAGTAATACTTCTAATTTCTCAGGAACACTTTTTCAATCGCTTCCTTATAGTATTAAAAAGAAGGTGGTTGACAACTCTGGAAATGTAATTATTAAAGAAGGTAAAGATATACTTGTCTATCATTACCGAAAAGATCACTGGGATACTTGGGCCCGTCCAATTATTCTCTCAATAGCAGAACCATTAATAATGTTAAAGAAAATGCACCTTGCAGACATGTCTGCTTTAGATGGTGTTATTTCTAATGTCAGGCTCTGGAGAATTGGATACATAGATCAAACAAATGTACTAAACTCTATCATTCCATCTGCGGATATGTTAACACTGTTCTCTAATATGCTTAGAAACAATATAGCTGGGGGAGTTTTAGACATAGTCTGGGGCCCAGATCTAGACTTTAAAGAATCCAGCAGTAACGCTCACCAGTTTCTTTTCCCAGAAAAATACACGCAGCTTATGTCTGAGATATATGACGGATTGGGAATAAACCCCTCTCTTGCTGGCGGGGCTAATGGGGGAAATAGTGGGTTGACTAACAATGCTATATCCATGAAGGTACTTGTGGAAAGATTGGCTTACGTTAGAAATAAGCTTATCCATTTTTGGAATGGTCAGGCTGATATAGTTCAAAAAGCAATGGGATTTCCTTCTGCCGCCAGAGTAGAGTTTGATGACGCTATATTCTCTGATGAAATTGCTTACAAAAAACTTCTTGTCGATATTTATGACAGAAATATAATCAGTGCAGAATCTGTGAGAGAAGAATTTAATCTAGTGGATAGAATTGAGTCTAGTCGAGTTAATAGAGAAGTAAAGAAAAGAGAAAAGGGGACAGTCCCAGCTAAATCTGGACAATTTCACGATCCAATGATTAAAGATAAGCTCAAGAGTGATCTTATTAAAACTGGAAATCTAGATGGTGATCATATGGATGTGGACGTAAATAAAGACGAGGTTTACTCTAAGAATCCGGGAGGAAGGCCGACTGGAGCTAAAGACACTGGAAAGAGAGCTACGAAACAAGGTGTTACCAAAAAGGTAGTTGCCTCCTCTTTCATAGAAACTCATGTTTGGGCTAGAGAATCACTTGATAAGATTTCTAGTATAATTGGAGATTCGTACTTACAGGAAAAAGCTAAAGCAAACTTTAGACAGCTTAGTGATGATGAATCAAATGAGTTTGAAGATCTTAAGCTTTCTGTTCTCATGGGAATAGAGCCATTCAGTCCAGTTGAAATAAATACAGTTAGTGCCTCTATATCTAATATTAAATCCACACATCAAGAACGAGTAATAAGAGATACATTATTAATGGAATTATCAGGTAAAATAAAGAGAATTTTAACAATTGATGACAAGCGAATAGCCTCTGCAGCAGCGTACGCTATATCTAAAATATCTGAAAACAACGATGAAAATTAGAAAAATAAACTAATTTAGAGAAGTATATTATAGAATGTTAATAAAAGCTTATCAAACCGAAATACTCGACGGATTAGAAAACAAACTAGAGAACAACACAGTTGCTTTTACTAGTTGTATAACGAAATCTATCGAACCAACAACAGAGACAATTAAAATAGTTGCCTCATTTGATAACTCACGTAATTTTGACTTGTACTACATTCAATCTATTTTGGCTAGCATAGGCCCTAATAAGAATGATGATTGGTTTTTACCAGAAGAGATGTGGGGAGCTAGACTAACCCCAGTTCATAAACAGTTAAATTACATGCATGATGAGAAAAATATTATTGGTGTAATTACTGATAGTATTACTCTTGATGCAAATGGTTCTACAATACTTGAAGAGTCCGCAAACGGGCAAGTTAAAGATATAGCTACTCAGGCAGTTATTTGGACAAATTGGGATGACCAAGTTGTTTCTGATAATGTTCAAAAGATTATAGCATCTATAGAAAAAGACGAACTATATGTCTCTATGGAAGCTTTATTCAAAAACTTTGATTACATGTTAGTAAATGGCAATGAAACAAAAATTGTTGCCCGAAACGAACAGACGTCTTTTTTAACTAAGCACCTCAGGTGTTATGGATCTAAAACCGGAGAATTTGATGGTTATAGAGTTTATAGAGTTTTAAGAGATTTTACTTTTAGTGGAAAGGGCATAGTAGACGATCCAGCTAATCCACGATCAAAAATGATTAATAATATTTTCGAAGTTAATAAAATAATTTCTACCAAAGCGGAGAACATAATGGAAAGTGATAAAATTGAAAAAGAAATAGCTGAATTAAAATCAGCACTTGTGGAGGCAAATAAAACTATTGCGTCCATTAAATCTGAAGAAGCAGCTAAGGTTGTAGCAGAAGTTGAAAATCTTAAAGCCCAAGTTACAGCTCTTAAAACCTTGGCTGAAGAAACTCAGAACAAGATGGACGAGGTAAAGGCTGAAAAAGATCAAGAAATTGATAAAATGAAGACTGAATGTGCGGTTAAGGTTGAAGAAGCCGAAGCCGAACTAAATAAAGTAAAGAGTGAAAAGATTGTTGCCGAACGAGTTGCTAAGCTTGTAGCTGCTAATCTAACTGAAGAAAAAGCAAAAGATGTTGTTAAAACCTTCGCATCTGTTTCTGATGAGCTCTTTAAAGAAGTCTCTGACCTTTACACAAAGTCTAATGCTAGTGTAAAAACAGAAACGGTAATTACTACGACCGTAGCGGACGCTGTTGAAACTGCAACAGCATCCAATAATGTAGAAAACGTTGAAGCAGAAGTAAAAGTGGAACAAAACCTACTTGATCTTTCTAAGGCTATCGCAAACAAATTGAACATAACTAAAGATAAGGGAGATAAATAATATGGCTATTCGAGGTCACCAAGTAGTTGATCCATACTCATACGATCTGTCATGCACAATGAACAGCGTTGGTGAGTATGGCGGGTGTGTTGTTCTTACGACTGGCACTTTTACTGCTGGAATGGATAATTCTAGTAAAACTGTAGACTATGCTTTAACAGCATCTGGTCGTAAACCAATGGGTGTATTGATGCACACCGTTGAGAATTATGACGTTTCAAGAGTTCCTACGAACTACCAAAACGCCAACCTAGTTCCACTTAATAGTAAGGTTACTCTTGTTCGTAAGTTCAGGGGTAAAGTAAATAACCTGCATCCTGCAACAACTGGAGCAGTTACTCCGGGTGCTACGATGTACGTTGGACCAAGTGGTAATTATACCACACTTAGCACTAGTGGCTACCCATCTGTAGGCAGGTTTGAATCTGCTGTTGATACTGATGGATTCTGTGAAATATCTGTTAATATCGACTAATCTAACCTAAATACGGAGTATAAATTATATGAACCTTGACCTTTCCGATAAATCAACTGAGGTATTAAAAGCTACAGCTTCAGTTGACCCAGTAATTAGAGCAAAAGCTATAACTGATTTTTTCAGTGCTATTCAGCTACCAGTACGATCCGCTATCTTTGATGGCGATAATACCAGCAATATATTTAACGTAACGCAGCTGGCTCCCGGAGTTTCTCCTGAAATTCCAACAGACGTAATTGCTCCCGGCCAAGAAGGCGACTATCGAGCATTTACAAACCCCGGCAAGGGATATATTCCTGCTGTGATGAGCTCTGGTGATAAGTTCACACTTGCAACGATTGGTGATGCCAACGCTGTTGAGTGGGATCTTGAGCATGCTCGTAATGCACGATGGGATATCATCGGTCGTTATATGGAAGCTCTTATCGCTGGTTTCACCAAGAAGCAAAACGATAACTGCTGGCATACAATTCTGGCCGCCGTTGCTGATAGAGGCTTGACCATCTATGACGCAGCTGCTCCAGTTGGAATGTTTACGAAGAAATTGTTCTCTCTGGCTCGTTGTAATATGGCCCGAGGCGGTGGCGGTAATACAACGTCCATCAAGAAAAGCAAGATGACTGATGTTTATATGAGCTGTGAAGGTATCGAAGAAATCCTTAATTGGGATCTAACTCAAGTACCTGATTCAGTTCGTTCTCAGCTCTACAGTATGAGCGGCAAAGACAATACTACGCTTGATATCTTGGGGGTAAAACTTCATGAACTTCGTGAGCTTGGTGTTGGTCAGGAGTATCAGAACTATTACGTTAATACTCTTGGTGGCGCATTGGTTCCAATAATTGGCTCTACTCACGTAGCTGCTGACATTGAACTTGGTATTGCTTTGGATCTATCTACTCGTGATTCATTCATAATGCTTGAAACACAAGCCCTACAACTCTTTGAAGATGGTCGCGAAGGCTCTCCTCTTCATAGAAGTCAGAAGGGTGGAGTTTATGGATGGAGGCGTTATGGGGTGGGAGTACTTGATTCAAGACGCTGCGCCGCCTTATCATATTGATCCTTGTTGATAAGTATAAGCTATTTGATTGTACATCTTACGTAGTATTTTGATAAAAAGACTTGGGGCGTGTGGTAAGTGATTATTCCGCCCCTTTTCTTATTTTTGTAAAATTTTTGATACGTTTTCTAGAAAATTCACCTAAAAAAGAGAAGTACTCTATAGGTGGAGACGATATAGTATAAAATAGAAAACATATAAAAATCGCTTCGCTCTGATAACTGCATGGGCCCTTCGGACAAATGTACTTAAAAGAAAGAAGTGAAATGGATCAGAAAACTATGGAATTTGTAGCATCAGCTAAGTCAGTTCATGGTAATAGTTACAATTACTCAAAAGTTGTTTACAAAAACAGCAAAACTAAAGTAGAGATTTATTGCCCGAAACATGATTTAGTCTTTTATCAAACTCCGGGTAATCATATTAATAAGAAGTGTAGGTGTCCTAAGTGTGGTAGAGAGTCTGGAGCTAAATTACAAACAAAAGATGTAAACTCCTTTATAGAAGACGCTAAAGCACTACACTGCGATACGTATGATTATTCTAAAAGTGTTTACGTAAATAAGTACACAGATTTAATTATAACATGTCCAACACATGGGGATTTTACCCAAACACCATCTGCACATCTTAGAAATGGATCACCTTGCGGATGTCCTCAATGTGGTTTTGTTAAGATTGGAGATAGAAGTAGATCAACTACTGAAGATTTTATTAAAAAATCTAAAGAAATGTATGGTAATAAATTTAATTATTCTAAAACTGTCTACACGATAGATAAATCACCAGTAATAATACATTGTAATGATTGTAATGTGGATTTTAAAGTAATTGCTGCAAATCACCTACGTAGGGCTGGTGGGTGTAAATGTTGTATAAGCATTGGTGAGAAAAATATTAGATTATTTCTCGAAAAGAACAATATATCATTTGAACAACAAAAACCTTTTGATGGATGTAAACTCCAAAGATCTTTAAAGTTTGATTTTTACTTGCCGGACTTTAATACCTGTATAGAATTTCAAGGTAGTCACCATTACTATCCTGAAAATTTTTTTGGTGGAGAAGAAGGTTTTAAAATTACTCAAAACAGAGATAAAATCAAATCAGATTACTGTTCCATTAATAATATAAAACTAATTTACCTTACTAAAGATTCCGACATAAATAAAACTTTAGATTTCTTATGTTCAAAATAGCCCATATAGCAAAAGGTTTCGTAGATGGAACATGTTCATAAAGCTGTTGAAACAATAAGTAGATCTAACTTACAATACTGGATTAATGGAGGCGGTAGTTGGAGCGATAGAATAACTTATACTTCCAGTGATATGTTGCTCATGTTTTGTAGTACGTCTATTTGTTTGATAATGTTATGCATGTATGTATTTTATTCTTTTCAGGTTTACACATTTTCTAAGATTGTAAAAGAAAAACATTATATAAAGCACCATAAATATTTATGTGCTGCATTTTTAATATGTGGATTTATTCATTTTCTTAATACAGTTGTGGCTTGGTTTGTCCCACTCTATTGGTTTTCCATATCACTAATGTTAATTAACAGCATTGTGATGTATAAGTTAATATTGTCAAAGTCTCATTTATTATCTATGCAAAATTATATAAATGGGGAAATTGCTGTTGAAAAGATCAACCACACTTTAGATTTAATAAGAAGTAAAGATTCAGAAAATATTAATGATATACTGACTAGGATAGAGGGTATAATTAAAAGATGAGTTTAAATATAGACCCATTATTTTTTAAATTACTTTGTGAGGATGCAGACCTTCCTTTCGCCGCAGTAGACGATGAATCTAAGTTTGTTTGGTTGAATGGGGCTTTTGAGAGGTTAGTTGGATACTCGATATTAGAGCTAATAGGTAAGTCTTGGATGTCAATAACGGTAAACGAGGATGTTGGGGCGGATTTAGCAAGCGTTAAGTCAGTAATTGACGGGAAAATACAATCTTATAGGATGGAAAAGAATTATATTCATAAAAGGGGACATAGGGTTCCGGTTGAGTTAACAGTTAGAAGATTTCCAATTGCTATGCACGAACCATTAATACTTTTTAGAGTAGAGGCTTGCCCAGCTAGAGCTACTCGCCCAGAACTTGAAGCTGTTCATGATGAATTGCTTCAGGAAATAATAAACTTGAAAAAGAGAATAGAAACTAATGAAATTATAGACAAGGATAGAATTAAAATAATTAATGGGGATCAGTGGAGTAATGGCGATAAAAGCGGAAGAGATAAAATAACTAATAGTGATACGGCTATTCGATATTTAATTATCGCAGTTGTGATATTTTCAGTAGTAATTTCTTGGTTAATTTATGATTTATCTGTTGTAAAATCTGGGGCCACTCCTAAAAAGCCCGATATACAAATTCCAATTAAAGGCTTAATAGAATGAATACAAGTGGATTATATAATCCCAGTGGTCTAGATAGAGTGTCTTCAGTGACTAGTAAAGACCATGCTGTTTATGTTGTAAATAGGTATAGTCGGCCTTCAGCCGCTTTAACCAATCGCAATATTACTGGGCAGACTCTATATAAGACTATAGCATCCACTGGGGGACTTACTGCTCTGGTGAGTGGCGTGTCAGATGCCCAATTAGAGGTTTTAAGTTACAATGTCTCTTCTAGCGGGGTTAACGCTGTAAGCTTCCTTTCTGGAACCGGTACTCTTCTTGAGACCACTTACTTAGCTGTAAATTCTTCGGCTGATGGCGGGCCATTTAAAGCTGCTATCGCAGATTCACTTTATGTCTCTTCTTCTGGTCCAGTCGCTGGATCTATTGCGTATCGATTGGTTTAAAATGTCAGATCCAATATACGATACTTTAACTTTTGTAAGAGTATTAATAGATGATGTAGAGTCCCCGTATGAGTATTCTGATGACAGACTTATTACTCTTATAATGGTTGCTTCTAATTATGTAAACATGGACACTTCTTCTTCTTACACTATAAACTTGTGTGGGCAGACTATATCTCCTACACCAGATGCTAATTTTATAAACCTAACCGCCCTCAAGGCGGCCTGCATGCTACTTCGTAGTAATCATACTAGCTGGGCAAGAAATGATTTTAGAGTTAGTGATGGACCAACAACCGTAGATCTAAAGGGTATAGCAGATAAAACTAAGGTTGCGGCGGATTCAATTTGTAATTTGTATGAAAAAGCAAAATTAGATCAAATTATGGGCAGAAGTATTTCTGGCTATATTATATCAACCCCTAGTTCGCAAGACTATTAAAGTATAATCAAGGTATTAAATGAGACCGGAAAATGAGCGTGAACTGATTGAATTACACCGGACAGAGACGCCGTAAGGAAAATAGATGGACATTTTCGGAATAATCTGGAAGCGAATCAGAAACCTCACAGGTCCAACACTGCTCGGTAGACTCACGTCAGGCGTTGGACCGGCGGAGCAGTTGAGCGATTCAGACGTACGGTCGTTTTTGGACGTGTACGATACATTTACGCTCGATACTGCATTAAATGACAAAGCAGCGACAAGTCATACCCACACGGCTTCGGGGATTACTGATTTTGACACGGCAGTGGCTGCCACACACTACGGAAGGTACAACGTACGTGATTACGGCGCTGTTGGTGACGGCACAACCGATGACACCATATCGTTGCAGGCGACGATCAATGCCGCAAATGCTGCTGGTGGTGGCGTAGTATTTATTCCGAAAGGAACGTACCTAACGACTGGTATAATCGTTAGTAGTAATAACATCAAAATTGAGGGACAGGGTCGCACTAGCATAATCAAGCACTCGACGACGACTATCGCACTCATGATTACGACATGCTCTGGAATCACTCTTTCAGATTTTGCAGTTGTCTGCACTGGCGGAAGCGGGACACAATCAGCAATCTATTGCAATGTACTTACTAATTCGATCATCAACAGACTGTACATTGATTCGCCGGGCTACGATGGGATACAGCTTTTGTCGAACTGCGTCGGTGTAACAGTGACCGATAACGTAGTGATTGGCTGTGGAGATGATGGAATCAATATAGGTGCTCAGCCGAGTAACCCAACCCGCAATTGCACTGTCTCTAATAATACGATTGCGAATTGCGGTAGTGACGGCATCCATTTCTCGGAGGATTCCGAGGACAACGCAGCCGTAGGAAATACGATCCGAGATTGCAATGGAGGCATCAGCCTTTATAAATGCCGTCGTGTATTGATTGCCGGAAATGCAATCGACAATTGCACCACCTACGGAATTTTAACCCCAGGTAGTGGCAATACTAATTTCACAATCGCCGGGAACATGATAAACGGAGGAACTCGCGGAATAGATATTCGAAACGCCTCCGTGAATTACGCGATCACCGGTAATATCATAGTTGCACCTGCAAACTATGGGATTGTAATCAGCGAGTACGCTCAATTATCCGTCAATGGAATTATCGATAATAATATAATCTCCGGAGGCTGTAGCGTAGCAGGGATTCTTGTCAGTGGATCGTCGGACGTAAACGTAAACAATAATACGATCTCTGGAGTGTCGGCTCTAGGTGTGAGCGTAGCTGCCGGAGGTACGTTGTATTGCCTGCGAATTAAAATTGACGGAAATCGGATTGCTTCGGCTGGGCGATGCTTCGAGTTACTTGAGTCATCGGCTACTCAGCATATCAGCGTCACGAACAACGTTTTGAGTACGACATCGGCACGCGGAATTTTTTACTCTGGCGGAGCGTATTTTAGCATTTGCGGCAATCGCGTCATCGGTGCTAGCGACATTGGAATAGTAATCACAGCTAGTTCATCAAGATCAGGATTTGGAGTTGTCACCAATAACTTAATAATTGGCGGATGCACTACAGCAGGGCTGTACTTCAACAATCATGATGATGTTCAGTCCGCCAATAACACGATCACAGGGGTCTCAGGTGCGCCGACTCTAATAGTCTCGGGTGCGAGGGTCGGAAATGCGATTGGTACACCAATTAGTGGGGTGCTTACTAATTGCACCGGGCTTCCAGTTACCGGAATCGTCGCATCAACAAGTGCAGCAATTGGTGTTGGCTCAGTTGAGCTAGGGCACGCTAGTGACACAACTCTAACAAGAGTGTCGGCGGGCGTGGTAGCTGTTGAGGGTGTGAGGGTAGTTACCGCGTCCACTACAGTTGCTACCGCAACAACCAGTGGGTTAACACTAAAGACTTCCGACGATAATGTCGCCAATCCATTACTTAAAGTTCTATCAAGTGCGAATGCACTCATCGCAAGTATTGGAGCAACGGGAATAGGGGTACTCGCCAGCTTATCATTTCCAATAGTTGGTGGCGGTATCACGTATAAGTCCGGCACAGGTCAGCGGGCAGGCAACGCGACCTTAATTGCTGGCGCGGTCACGGTCACAAATACGTCAATTACCGCCAACAGCGTGATAACCATGACACGCAAAACAGCTGGCGGAACGCTCGGAAATCTAACCTATACGCTGTCCGCCGGAGCATCGTTCACAATAAATTCGGACAGTGTCCTGGACACGTCAACTGTGTCATATTTAATAGTTGAGGTAGTCTAATGAGTGAAGTCATAAAAGTACGAATGCCAGCCGAAAAAGACGACGCTGGAACCTACACAGCCTTCCTGCGGTCACGTACTGCCGGGTTGCTGCTGAATTCCGGAGGTGATGCTCTTGTTCGCGTAGAGAATCCGCCGGGCACATACACACAGCTGAGAGAGTTCACGCTGGCAGAGACTCGCAGCGGTGACTATGACGTGATGATCTATTCCGGAACGGATGAAGACGACGATTTCTTGCTGTATAGGATAACGCTGGTGGCAGGGCAGTCGGTTGCAGGAGATGTCGCATCACCAGCTACAGCGGTAGCATCAGGAACGGCGCAGAGCGGTAGTAGTATAGGCATCACGATAGGAGCCGATAGTTCAGCCGTGACGGGGTTTTACCGTCGAAGTCGAATCACGCTAATTTCTGGGACAGGGGCAGGGCAGTCAAGAATTATAAACGACTATGACGGGACGACGAAATTCGTGACAGTGTACCCGATGTGGCTGACATCGCCAGACGACACAACAGGTTACCAGATTGACGGGGACTATGCACCGGTCGTAAACACGGATGGCGAAATGGCGACGTATCGCATAAGCGAAAACGCAATATCAAGCGTATCGGTATCTGATGGCGCGGTCACAAAGATTCAGGTGGGGCTTGCAACATCAACAGCACTAGCAGCCGCTCAGGCAGATTTGGATATCATCACAGGTGCGGATGGAGTCAAGTTGCTGTCAGGCACTCAGGCGAGCATTGACGAGATTAAGACTAACACAAATGAATTACAAACCAATCAGGGCGATTGGGCAACAGCCACTGGTTTTAGCACATTTGATCCAACAGTAGATACAGTTAAGGTGGGCGAGGTAAACGCAGCAGCGGTAGAAGATATTTTTTCTACCTATACCCTTGTTGAGTCTTACGCTGCTGTTAATACAATTGGGACCCCAGCACAACTACTCTACTTTATACAGCAGGTGTTTTCTGAATTTACTATTAGTGGTACCACAATTTCTATTAAGGCCCTAAGTGGGTCAGATGAGATTGCCACCTTCACTATGGATGATGCCA